ATCACCTGTTGGACCTGTAAAACCCGTTGCACCAGTATCACCTGTTGGACCTGTAAAACCCGTTGCACCAGTATCACCTGTTGGACCTGTAAAACCCGTTGCACCAGTATCACCTGTTGGACCTGTAAAACCCGTTGCACCAGTATCACCTGTTGGACCTGTATAACCTGTTGGACCTGTAAAACCCGTTGCACCAGTATCACCTGTTGGACCTGTATAACCTGTTGGACCTGTAAAACCCGTTGCACCAGTATCACCTGTTGGACCTGTATAACCTGTTGCACCAGTATCACCTGTTGGACCTGTAAAACCCGTTGCACCCGTTGCACCAGTTGCACCCGTTGCACCAGTTGCACCAGTTGCACCAGTTGCACCAGTTGCACCAGTTGCACCTGTTGCACCAGTATCGCCTGTAGGGCCTGTTGGACCTGTGAAACCTGTTGCACCTGTATCGCCCGTTGGACCTGTGAAACCTGTTGCACCAGTATCGCCCGTTGGACCTGTGAAACCTGTTGCACCTGTATCGCCCGTTGGACCTGTGAAACCTGTTGCACCAGTATCGCCTGTTGCACCTGTATCGCCCGTTGGACCTGTGAAACCTGTTGCACCTGTATCGCCCGTTGGACCTGTGAAACCTGTTGCACCTGTATCGCCCGTTGGACCTGTGAAACCTGTTGCACCAGTATCGCCTGTTGCACCTGTATCGCCCGTTGGACCTGTGAAACCTGTTGCACCAGTATCGCCTGTTGGACCTGTGAAACCTGTTGCACCTGTATCGCCCGTTGGACCTGTGAAACCTGTTGCACCTGTATCACCTGTAGGACCTGTGAAACCTGTTGCACCTGTATCGCCAATACCTGTAGGACCCGTATCGCCTGTAGGACCTGTATAACCGGTATCACCTGTAGGACCAGTAGGACCGGTTGCGCCCGTATTGGTTGCAGTTCCTGGAATACCTTGTTGACCAACTGCACCGGTAGGACCTGTTGCTCCAGTAGAACCCGTGTGACCGGAAGCCCCAATAGGACCCACCATTCCTTGAAGACCGCGTGGTCCTTGCATACCAGTCGGTCCCAGTGGACCTGTAAGTCCAAGAGAACCTATTTCTCCATTCGGACTCCGAATCACTGCAAAATTGGTGCTAATATACATTCTATATCCCGCTTCATTTCCGTTGGATTTGAACTCTAAAAACGGCGACGCAAGCCCTGGATCTGTAAAAATCGCTCTGGCTTCAAACGTGAGCAAGCCAAGATTGCTACTCATCCGTATTCTATTCAATCTTAGCGAAATAAATCATCTGCGCGATTCATTTCCCGCGGAATCCAACGAATCCCTGTCCATAATGTCAATCGCGTTAATCGGTCAATTTTGTCCCGATAATAATACGCATAGGAATGCCGAAATTCACGTTGACCTGTGATTAGAGCGCCCACCACGCCCAAGTTGTCATTCTCTACACCAATACATGTTTCTCCTTTTTGAAGTGCAAATTCAATACCTCCTACAATCGCCGCCCATTCCACTTCCGTCGAACTTTCCGTCTGCGCAATCGCCACCATGCGTTTATATGTCGTCATCTCATCACTGGACGTCAAAATCGCCGCAATTCGTGAATCATGGGAGCGTCGACTTCCATCTGTTTGAAGTTGAGCAATGAATGGAGGCTTATAGGTTGCATGTCCTCCAATCCGAAAATACGGCTGAATTTGTCCAGTAAATGTTTGAAGCGCAACTTTTCCTATACGTCCTCCTTTCATTTGTGGGTCTTTAGGGTAAAACACGTAAAAAAATGTTTAGACTAGTGTCAAAATCCTAATTCAAGAACAATGGTACTCCATCTCACCGAAATTTAAGGTGCATCAAACCATCCATTGATTTCATTCGTAAATGGATCGCGCAGCGTTTTCAGATTTTCATAGACTACACGTCCATATTCTATCCCTCCTGCCTTTTCACGGATGTCCATAACCACAGACTCACCAAAATACGCATGCTCAATGACAGGTCCTTTGAACCCATGACCAAGAGTACAGCATTCAATACCACCCACAATCACAATATGGTCCTTATCCAGGACAAAGTTGTAAACAACGTCAATAAGGCGGCTAGTATAACTCGCCAATTGTGCAGGAAATTTCCACTCACCACCCACACGAATAGGATGCCAGGGTGTAATACTGAGTTCTCCGTATTGTGTCATAGGTTGACTCTTCGCACTACTGTGACATTCAACTACATAACGAATACATGCCGAGCCGTCAGGAGTCTTGACATGGTCACCCACATGAACATCCTTGATTTGTTTGAACGAACCATCAGCCATCTGGATGTGATTGATGCCATGAAAGCATCCGCTACTCGCATTGTGGAATATACTCATGCTTGCAGGTGTGCCATTTCCGAAAGAGATTGCACGACCTGAAGGTTTGGGCGGCGGTAACGTGCAAAAGATTGTATCCGCATCTGTTTGAATGGAGCGAAACACTGGTCCGCCATAAATCTGGAGACCAGGATCTTTGAAATTCATACATTGTTGGAGTTCTTGTGAGCGAAGATATGCCCGCATATAATGACCTCCCCAGCGCTCAAAATGCACACGCGATGACGCCATACCAATCTGGCCTTCACCTTCAGTGTCGGATTGTACATCACGAACAATTGATTTGATACCCTCATTAGTACTAGTATTGTAAGTATGTACAAATGCATCAAGAAGTGGTTTTGTGACGTCTTCACACCCCTTTGCCTCAATCAAATTACGAAGTAGACGTTTGTATTCAGTATAGCATTGAACAAACTCGGGTAATACCAGCACCGGTTGAGCAATATGATTCACACCATCATAATTTACTGAAACAGACTGTGGTTCACCGTCTACTTCAATAGGCAATAGAATATGACGTGTTTGTCCACTAATCACTGTACCGACTTGGACAGTAGTACTCTTGGTTGTTCCATCTACCAGGTTAACGGTGTATGTCAATTCAGCATTCGGTACAACGACTGACAACATGTGTGCAAGGAAGTTGATAAAGACAGTACCGACCATGCTACAATCAGGAATAAATCCAAATAGACCATTGCCCCACTTTGCAATCTTTTCCAAAAGTTGACTATCCAGATTGTATCCAAATCCAAACGTATGCAGCGTCCATGGATTCGTCATACGCATGGTTGCTAGACTCGGTAAAATTCCGCGGGGAGGGTCTATATTTGGATATCCATCGGTCATCATCATGGCAACAATGTGTTTCCCAGTCATTTCAGGAAGATTTGCAATACTAGCAGCCTTGCGAATGCCATCATAAATATTGGTATTTGCTTGCGGTTGCACGTTGTCAATTGCGGATTTTATGCGTGTCTTATTGGTATCTGTGACGTATGTTGGTTGAAGAACAATGTGTGCTTCTGTACTGAAAGTCACTAGTGCAAACATATCATGGGGTAACAACATCTCGAGAATCGTATGTGCTGCATGTTTCGTCAGATCCATGCGTGTAAATCCAAAGTTTCCTGTGCCTTCTGCCCTGGTTGCCAACTCTCCCATTGAACCCGAATTATCCAAAATCGCAAGGAAGCAAATGGGTTGACGTTCTGCAGTCTGTGGAGGAATCAAGTCCACATACAGTTCGCGATTGTTATATATAGACGCCTTGATTTCAAGCGGATGTTTTGTGAAACTCGGTACAACAGGCAGCGCAGGCGCAACTAAAGGTTGTCCAGTTCGCTCTGGATTTACACTCAGCCATGATGCAATCGTATGCTTCAGGGCTAAATTAGGAATCAGACTCCCTGAAGGCATGGGTTCACGAGTCATGGGACTCGTTGAGTTTGTCGTGAGCCAACGCTCAATGTTTCTGCGTTCGTAAGTTATACCATCCGGTCCAATCACAGGGTCCGTCATGAGTTCACGTCCAATCGGGCAAAACCATTCATCTGGAATAGAAATACTGGACATAATGTTTGAAAATACAGGAATCAAGAAATCACGGCACGTCTTACTTCTATACTCCTAAATTCATGTTGTGTCATTTTTTCGCACCACCTACTAGGACGGAGATGAAACCTGAACTTCCGCCTGAAATTGTGTCCCTTTTTCCGCACGACATTGTGGAAAAAATATACAGTTATGTGCCGCATTTTCCAAATCCCAAAAAAGCCGCAAAAATGTCCAGTCCGCATTTGTGTTCGTATAGTCCACAAATGGAGCGGGATTTGCGGGTTTTACAAAGCAAGCAACTAACTCCCCGATTGGGTGGAAAAAAGGATACATATTTGTATGATTTAGACACATTTGTGCTGGATTAGGACCGCATAGGTCAAAATTTCGCAAGACAAGATATACCACCATGTCTCACCGCCGCAACACTCGTCGTCGTGGTCGCTCCAACTCCAAGATGAATCGCACTCGTCGCAACCCTCGAGTTCGCGCCCGCATGGTAGGAGGCTGAGGCGGGTCCGTACGCATCAATTAAACTATTTCAAACTGGGCGACTACAATTCGGCACCGTCCGAATGAATGACATTGCATCACTTTATGCTTCCAACAATATTCCCCCCTCCCTTTCAATGGGTGGGTGAATGAAGACGGTGATACTTTGGAGAATCCATGTCGCTTTTCAACATAATTCACAGTTTTTATCCCTATTTAGAAATAATTAGCGGGTCTATGGTTAGAGACCATCCTATGAACTCTCACTATAGCGAACTCAAAGACCTTCCGCAATTGCGGGGGACTTTGAATTCTGTTGTGAGTATAAAAACCAATACAGGGATGAAACGTCCTCCATCGCTCTCGGAAAGTTACGCATGGGACCCGGACAATATTGAACGTCTGCATTATGTACAGCAGCAAGAAGCCGCGGCCGCGGAAGCAATCGAAACCGACACACTTGCCGCCATTGTGTTGGAACCGCCTGTATCTATATCAACACATCAACGACCTGATACTGAAACCCGATGTTTGAATTTTATGCTCCGTTTATTTTTTCACATTTCATTGATTAGTATTTTTGAATCCATCTTTTTCTTTTTCTATGTCAGCACGCTAGAAGATGATGGAATCTTGAATGTTATTGGTGGATTTATCAATTCGGCGGTCCAATCGTGCCTTGCCATTCCATCAGACGAACGCGCATTTGTTCAAGGAATTCTTCTTTATTTTGTCGACGCCCAGCAAGTGGATAGCAAAGGAAGCGCTGCATTTCAAACACGCAATACGTCAAACGCGCTGTTGATGAATCGGTCATGGTACTATGTCGGTGGATGTTGCGGAATGTTTGTATCTACCGCAGTGTATGCGAAATGCCGCCACAAAACGATATATTGGCGAAAAATAATTCTTGAAAACGCAGCCATGATTTTGTTGCTTGCATTGTATGAATATATGTTTTTTACTACAATTATCAAGCCCTATACACCCATTACTGGCGATGAAATTGCACAGCGTGCCGTGTATCAATTGAATTCGTCGTGCGGTTTGTTTTGATCCGCGGCCACCGGTGCCGCCGCCGCATGCGGCAAAATGGAAACGGCAGCCTGATAAATAAATCGCTGCGCCGCATTGGCTTGTCGCACGTCAAAATAGACGCGTACAATTACCTTCATTCCAGAGGTAGCAGGTTCAGTCTCGGCCTCGGCCAGGTCACGCGCAAGGACGCATGGAACCACGCGTTTCCATTCAGGAACATACGCGCGCCATCGTTCAACCCCGTCTTCATCAGAGGATTTGGACAACAGAAATCCACTGACGCCGCTACAAAGTCCATCGTGTGTGCCGCCAAGAACACGTTGTAGGAAATATATGTCGCGCTCAAGTTGACGAATACGTTTCGCACGGCTATTCATGAATTCCGCAAACATCGAGCCAGCAGCCGCAGCAGGTACAGGGCCACCAAAGCGCAGCGCATGAATCCAACGTTGATTGTATAAGTCAACATAGCGACGCAACGGCGATGATGCGTGTGTATAGCAGGCCAGACTCAGCCCGGCATGACCTGTATTGTCGGTGGGCCGAACATATCGCCCCGCAGCGGAACCGAGCCATTGGAGTTCAGGACATCCCGTTTCCACGGCAAGACGTGCATATTGTTCATGCGTCACACCTTCGTGCGCTCGTAGCAATCCAATACCCGCAAGTTGAAGTTCCTCACCCACAGTCCGGTTATACACAATCATGGCGCGTTCGACCCATTCATGCGAGTCCATTCCCAGGTGCGTTCCCCACACGGCGCTCACAAATGCACGCACCTCCGTAGCACGTTCCGCGTGGTCATGAATACTATCATAGGTATACGATTCCGTCACACGCAGCCTGTGAAGTTCAAAACGCCCAGGGGACGTCATTCGCCATACATCATCAACCCGTTCCAAATCAAACGTAAGGCATACAGCCGGTCGCATTTCTCCGTCACACCGAAGTGACGCACATGATTCCGATAACCATGTTGGAAACATAGGAACAATAGCGACTCCATCGTCATACAGGGTTGCCCCGCGCATACATGCTGTTGTATCAAGGTCCGTGCCTTCCGCCACCCACGACCCAACATCGGCGATTCCAATACTGAATGTAACATATTGGGGTCCTTTCCATTTCCAACACAGTACATCATCGACGTCTTTGCATCCCGGAGGGTCAATATGAAGAACAACGTCCCAGTCGGCCAAGGTATGCTTGGAAAAGTCCGGTCGCAGTCCGTCATCCAACGCCCCCGACGACCCAGACACCAGTGTTTGACGCATAGCCTCCAACTCGGAATCCAAATGTCCCACAGGACCCAACAGTTTTACCAGTCCGGCACGCGGCCAAATTCCATCCCAGTGTTCATAGGTCGCAATCGCCAACACATTGGTGTCCGGTTTTGTTTTCAGGGCCAGAAGGAAGGGCGGATATGAGACATCGAGCGGGTACATAATATACAAGGGGATTCCGCGGGAAGTGGTTCCGAATCGTGTGCGATTCAATATATCAATAATTCCAACAATCTGTTTTGCGGCGCGTTTGACCACGCGGCCGTCGATTGCGATAGAATCACCCGGCATCCATTTGAGGGTTTTCAAGTCGCTGGTTGCCGCTGGCAACGCGCCCATTGCAATGTCCACGGTAAATTTATTTTTCAACCAGTTGTGAATGACCACATTCATTCTTGTGTGTTCGATAAATATGTATCAGGGCTGCGTTTCATGCAACAATACACACAGGCCATCATTTTTTTTATTTCAATACCCCATATATAGAATCCAATGGCTCGCCGTGCATCTCGTCGTTTCACCTTGAACAGCCGTGGTAAGGTCCACAGCGCCAAGAATGGCCGTTTCACCCGTGTGAAGCGCAACAAGAAGGGTCAGTTCACTCGCAAGAACAGGAAATAAACAACACAACATCATTTAGGATTCAATCTGGAATTTTCTATAATACCGTTGGCAACAGAATTATAGAAAATTGAAGCGTTTTCATTTACAATTGCAATCATAACTAGACCTGAATTTCATACTTCCATTTCCTGATTCCAAGTCTGAACAGAAAATACCGTAATTGGAGAAATTTCACGCGCTTCCCCAGGAACAAAAAAGTCGTTGGGAGTGTCTCACTTGTTGTAACCCGGCACTTACTTATTCATATATGCCTGGTTCCTATTGTTCGAAGTTATGCGCCTATTATGGATATTTGTAAACCAGCCCATTTCTTTCTTCGGATAAAGTAAGACGCGTGTGTGTCTTACTTTCATCACATTCCATGTTTTTTCCATCACACATTTTGTCAGATATTCCAGACGACATTGTGGAACAAATTATTGACTGGACGCACGCATTTCATCGTGCCGATGCAACCGAACGGCTGCATCAATTTCGTTCCGCGTACAACTCGGTTATGGCGCATATATGTGAAGATATACGAATGAATACGCCCATTTACAGATTTGTGGTTCGAACACAATCTGGAATTCCAATTTATATCAATTTGTGTTTACCACAGTGTGACCCATACAACGTTAGGCCTCATCAAGTACCCGAATCGCGAATTGAAGAATATAGTCGAAGGAGTTTTGGAATTGGACCGTACCGTGTCTAATCATGTGTGCTGACATGCGTCGCTTCGGACGGTCGCCAGACGGGAGCATTTATAAATATGGCCTTCACCCCGCCCGCACGTAACCAGTCACGCGCAAACAACCACTCTGCGTGGTCCCGCGTTGTATGAAATTCGGGCAGGTCGCGGTAAAATGCACTGCGATTGATGGACGGCAACAGTTGATAAAGAGGCCATGTGACTGCCCATTTGTGTTTTACTTCCTCTGTCATTCCTTCCAGCGACCCGTCCCATCGATCATACCACTCCCGGTCTGGATGTGGCGCTACCAAACAATAGTCGTGGCGACACGTCAATCGTGCTGTGTCGACATCACTCCATTCGGTTCGTCCGTGTTTATAGACAAATGTCAGTTGCGTTATATCTGTCCGCCGATTCATTATATGTATCGCACGGTCCAAAAACGGCGCACGTACAACCCATGTTTCTTCCCAATGAATCCATAATCGACTGTTTGGAACATAGGTTTTGAGTAAATAATTGACGGAATTGGAAATACCGCCATATCCAGGCGGTTTCTGGACAAATGTTATCCACGGATACTTTTCACGAACTAATTGTGCATAGTCGTGTTTTGGATGCGGGTCATACTCGTTGACCAAAACCCATTGTTGAATCCGAGCCAGAGTTGCAGGTGAATGATGGTATACAAGACTATCCATGGCTTGACAAAAGGCGTCCCATCGTTCACCTTCATTGTAATCAAAATAGGCCGTGCATGTCCACAATAGGTCATATTGGGGTTGCGGCGACCGATTCATAACCATTGTGAGAACTATAACTCCAACAAGGATACATAATAGAACTAGAAAAAAGGGTACCTTCATCGGGACGCAACTTCTATCTCTGCAAGCGAAATAAGTCTAAACACATATGCAATGTATAGATATAAGTTAACCAGCGTCCACACAATTGTCTGCACCCAATATGGTTTTTGGATTAACATTTCTACTGGCGCTTGCCGGATTTTGTGGTCTCGATACCTTTCTCACACTTCAGGGTCTAGACGGTGTATATTATGCAGTTCATAGTCTACACAATGCTCTCATAGTGTATTCAACATTTCATGAAGTTGTTTCCACATTGACTGCATTTCCAACCGCCATTCATGCGCCCACCAATATATTTGCCTTGGAAATTTGTGCTGCGCTCCACATCTATCATATATTGTATTATTTCAAAAAGTTGCGATTTGACGACTGGCTTCATCATGGGTTGATGATTGGTATCGCGTTACCCATTGGCGGCCTGGTTTCTTCGGGTACAATGCTCGGATTTAGTCTGTTTTTCACGACTGGGCTACCTGGTGGAATTGATTATGCAATGCTCTTTATGACCCGGAATTTCTGGCTTTTGCGTGAAACGGAAAAACAGGTCAATACATGGCTCAATGTATGGATACGAAGTCCAGGATGTGCAGCACAAGCGACACTAACCATTGTAGCCCTGTATATGAATGCAGCACATCGTTCATCAGTCGCGTGGTATGCGGGACTTGTAGCCGGTCTATTAAATTATTGGAATGGTCAATATTTCATGCAGCAAGTTGTTGTTGATTATGGAAAAGTCTTCGCTAAAATTCCTGTTCCTCGGACTTGACGTCCTATTCGGAAAATAATCCGCACGAATTTTCTTTTTCTATAAAAAATGGAGGAACTTGCACTCTATTTTCAAAAGCGTTCGTCGCCGTCTGAACCTCTTTATCCAATACGTGTATTGAAATACAACAATCTATGTATTGACGAATCCCAAAGTATATCCTCGCCACCCACGGACGTGTTGCCTGGGTCTACGTCTCCCGTTGACACGCGAAGTCTTGACGCGACCCAACAATCGGAACTCAATGCGCTCCTTGCGGCACATGCCGCCTTTATGGAAGCCAAACAAGTGTATGAATCGTGTGTTCAACGATTCTGGAACAGTCAAACGGGAGCATTATGTGCGTCTTTGCTTTCACCAGATCCACCCGCACAGGATCGCGATATTCTGTATACAAAAATCAAGGGATTGGAAGCACGATTGCAGAAAGATTGTCTAAGTGTCAAACGCCAAACAGTAGAAATTTCCGGATACAATCGCATAGTTGCAAAATATATTGTGACCATGTTTGAAACCCAGGACCCTCCGCGATTATATGACGAATTTGTATTATATACATGGAAATCACGAACAATTGAGGAAATTCCGAAATTGTGGACAAATAAAATGGCTCTTGAACGAAAAAAGGAAATGGAATTGGTGTATGTGTTTGGACAACTGTTGCCGCCATATCGTCTTCATGATATGAAGATAGCATGTTGACACGGACAAGGAGTGAAAAAGACTGGTGTAACGACTGGATTTATGGATTTCTAGATTTAGATTTGTGGATTTGTGGATTGTGGATTTGTGGATTTATACAAGCATGTTTCAGACGTTTTAGACATTTACAGACCTTCACGCAACTCAGCAAGCAATACGCCCAACAGGTTTTCGCCCTCACCATCGGCGCCAATTCCCCAATATGGATCGGACGGCGACTCCTCTTCCAGACGCGCAGTTCCTGTGTGACGAAGCAGGTCGGCAAGTTCGGCATGTTGACTGAATTTCGCACGCAGTGCCTTGCGCATTACATCTAAATGAACAGACTCCCAGTCGGCGCGACTGTCTACCTTCTTTGTGCGACCCATGTTTTTCACAAGGGCTGGATTGGCGGTGTTGCGAATCTTTTCTGCATATTCGGGTGCGGTTTTCAGGAACCTTGCACACTGATAATAATGTTCAACTGTTGGATAGACAACCCCATCCATACGAATCTCGGACTTGTGTGAATTGCTCAGGGCTTTGTAGTCGTTCTTCAAAGTCGAGTGGAAACGGATAACACCTTCCTCCGCCTCAGGACACACGGCTTTGGCTTTGGTTTCGCGCTTCTTGCGCGGCTTTTTCTCGTCTGCATGAGATGAAAGGACTGCTGTAAGTTGATGTTTCAGACCCTTGACCTGGTCCAAAAGATATGCGATTTTTTCGGAATCGCTCATTGCATGCAGTTCGACATCGGACGCATCAGGCAGTGCTTCGACGACCTTCTTGGTGCGTGGTTTGCGAGGCTTCTTCGCTTTAGCCTCGGTATCTGTTGTCTCAACGGCCTCAACGTCTGCAGGTGAACGTTGAATTGGTGCCGCTGAAACCGCCACCGCCGTAGTCGCCAGGGCGACGGTACTGCCTGGTAATGCAGGGACGGGTAATGGAGCATCATCTCCATCTTCTGCCGGCTTGGCAGTCTTGGGCTTGCGCGATTTCTTTTCCTTGGGCGGGTCGGCCGTCTCCACAGGTTCAGTCGGAACCACCTCGGCCTCGACCTTCGTCTTTGTTGCCTTTGATTTCTTGGCCTTCGCTTCGGCATCGGAAATGAGGACAACGTCATTTTGTACAGTTGCAGTTGTAGCGGCAGCGGCAACCGTCTTTGGCTTGCGTGATGGCTTCTTGGCCACTGCGCCGTCAACAGCATCGACAAGAGTGTTGGAAATGGAAGACATCTTGAAAGTTGCGGGAAAAGAAAAGAGTTGAAAGTTGAAATAATCGGAAATCTGGAAATTACTCGGCGCCCGCAGTTCCTTTGGTAAGGATTGGAAACTTTCAATTTTTTCATAAAGTGATTGGCCCAAATGGGAAAATGACAAAAAAAATGGGGTTGGTATTTGACAAAAATGCGTGCTTGACGACGACGAATATCCACGTTTCCATATTTGCACAAATGCTTCCATTTTGGAAACAATACCACGTTGTTTCATTTTCTTACACACATGCTTCCAATACCATTCAAACTGAAGTGCATCGCGTTTTGTAGGAAATCCAGACACAATCATCACGTGCTGCCACTTCCAACCGCGGGTTGCACGTGCGCCCCCTGAAATGTCCCCATTGTGTTGCTTTAATCGCCGCATAGGATCATTTGTCATTCCAATATAGGATTTATTACAATCAATGGCTTGTAATAAATACACATGAAACATTGTCTATTCTATTGTCTGCTTTATGATCGACGACGACGTTTTAGGGTACGACGATGGCGTCTTTTTCCTCCATGTTTGAGACTTGTCTTGTTGGCAACAGCGCCTAGTGCGCTCAACGAATTGGAAACGGCCTTGTTTGTCGCAGCACTTATAGTATCTGAAACATTGGAAACGGCTTTCGAAACAGCCTTGTTTGCCGCTGCACTTGCCGCGCCCAACGATTTGGAAACGGTCTTGTTGACCGCAACGCTCGCCACATCCTTCAAATCAGGAATCGAACCAGACAACAATGAGGTTGCGGTATTGACAACAATTGGTCCTAGATTCATAATGTTGGAAGCCAATGCACTTGCCTTTTCCACTTTTTCAGGTTGAATTGGAAGATGGGTTAGTGTGTATGTTTTTAGATTTTGTCCAATTTTATCGACCGTGTTTCTGGAAAAAATATTAGTAGGCGGTGCTGAATTTTTGATATCTACACTTGGTACGTAATAATCCGCAATCGAATACATCGTGGGACTAATGTCTTTCACTGCACCCAACATACGTTCACGACTTACCATCCCGCGTTCCATGGCCAATTCAAAATTCACTGCAGCCTCGGCAAGTATATCACCAAACATAGGAATGAGTTCGAGAGAAACTTTAAAGGCCGAACCAAAATGTTTTCGATTGATGTTCATAAATAACGCAAACAGTAGAAACAATGTACCGATTGCATATCCCAACACCTGACCAATTACTGCAGCATACGGAACTGGAAGCAATACAAAAATGGATTCAACAGTCGTGGATGCAAGATCGGACAATACAGGCAGCGAAAGTGTTACGGAATCCAGTGCAGCAGACACAAACGGTCCAATGAGTTCGACTTGCTCCAATGAATACAAAAAGTAAATGTAAAAATCCCAATTTTTGCACAAGTCGCTGAACGGCGTAGTTGGTAAATAGGTTCCAATGGTGTGCGTCATTTTCCGTATCCATTTATCCCAAAATTTGCTTCGCGTGGGGTCGGCATCCAAAACGGACGCGATATATTGTCCTCCGTGTTGAATACTGCCTGCAGCAATACGTTTGAAGTACGGGGTGTCTTTTTGTTTTCGTAGTTGATTCAAAATCTGTTTCAACTCTGCAACTTCAAACATGGGTCTTCCGCCTTCCGTGATGCGAGGTGCCAGTTGTTCCGCAGGCATATGTATATGGGACACTAAAAAACGATATAAATTAAATACTTTTCCAATATTTGCATCAATTCCGGGTACTTTTGGAATCAAAAAGCGAGTGACTTTCATAAAGTCACGTTCGCGTGTATTGTAGTCTAAATCTTCGGCTTTCCAGGTATTCATTCTATGACCTGTGACTGACCTTCTTATTCATAGTCGCGAAAACTAATTCCCACTGGGAAGCGGGGAACGCCGTCAGTCGTGAGTTCTTGATAACGCACAGTCAACAATTTTCCAATATATGCAGCTCCGTTTGTAAAGAGTTCCATACGGTCTGCTCGTGTCCCGCGTGGTCGCACCGCAAACTCCAAACCGGCGGGTGTGACGCACTGCCAAATCACGCAACCCTTTTCTTCACCGTCGCCTTGTTTGAATCCAGTGACAGGATATTCCGCGTCACAGAATTCCTTGTATTTTTGAAGGTCGGGACTGCGATAACCGGCTTTGTACAGACCCTCGGGCCGGCGCAGCATAATCCCTTCATATCCTTCGGCAACATATGTAGCGTGAAGTCGTTTCATATCGTCTTCCGACGTACATTCCGATGTTGGAAGTAATCGAAGCGTATCAAATGTGTTGGTCCGAAATAGGGTTTGGAGTTCCTCCAGACGACGTGTATAGGGCGCATCATGATTGTCTAGCAGGATACAATCGTACACGTATAAATAAATCTTTTTCATCATTTCAGTGTCGCCAGGACGCAATGTTTCCTTTTTCACAATTCCAACAATTTCCTGAAATGTGAGTTCATCTGAATACAATTCGCCGTCCAGTACAATAGGTTTATCCTTTAACCTGTCTATGTTTGCGCAAATGTGTTCCAGATGTGGAAATTGTTTGTTGTTTCTGGAAAACAATCCGCGACTTGGAAAAGCCAAACATCGGACCCCGTCCAGTTTGCGTTGGACAAAACAGGGGAAACGGATGGATTTTCCACGTTTGTTGTAATCATGGGCCAGCATTGGGGACAGTGCTTCAACAGGCACGCTAGGCGCAACACCTGAGGGCGGCGCACCACTTTCTGCACCTGCACCGCCCACGGGTGTTGCGGCGGCAACTGCGATTGCGTATCCTGCATCGAGTTTTTTGTTCCACAACGCCTTTGCTTCACACATTGCCTGTGTAAGCGGCGTGGTTGCATTCTTTTTTCCAATATTTTTGCCTTCGGTAATTACGCGTCGACTTTCAACCTTCTTACCATCCACGTACCCGTGAGTCGTAAGAATTTCGCCGTGGGTTTCACCATCGCCCCCTGGGACTGGTTTTACAGAAACGCTCCACATTTTCTGCTTGGAGTGCGATGACGCACCGTACAATGTTGGAAATTCAGGAATCGCCGACATGATGTGTTGTATACGTGCTGTCACACGGCGTTATACAGGATTCAATTTTGTCCAGTTTCGCCATTAGGATTAACGAGTCATCTTTTATCTGTTAAGCAGTTTGGTTCTTTATATCTGTATTATCCATTTCGTTGTCTTCACAAATGCCAACGATTGTATCAGAATCTGTACGTAACACCTCAATCACATTTGCATCCAACATGGATAAATCCAAAACACAATGCTCAATGGTGGGTGCAATGCGCGGCGATTTAGCAAGAATATGTTTCTTTTTGAAGGACTGGGTGACAATATCGCGTCCAATTAATCCATAATGGGCCTCGGCTTCCAACACGGTATATTTGGCTGGGATTTTTGGAAACATTACAAAATGTGAATCAATTGTTCCAAATTGGCTAAAATCCACAAGTACAAATATGGGTGAATGTGGATGCCGTAAAATAGTAAATCCTGCCGCAAAGTATCCACGAACATACATGTAATTTTTAAAATTGATTAATTCTTCAAACAAGTGTGGAAATTCTTTATATTTTTCAGGCGCAAGGGGGACAAAATGATAAATCATGTCCATAACATACGATTGGGACGATTCAACCCGTAAGGGCGTCGGGATATACAAACAGTGGCTGCGGAAATCATGGGCAAGGCTATGAATCTGGAATTGTTCTTTGATGGAGCGAACCACATATGTCACGTCAGTACGACGTTTTTTACGGACTTGATGGTACCCAATCGGTTCAATTGTATGCTGACTTCCAACAATTGATAGAAATTCCATTTGTTTCCTTTTTCGTGCGTATGAAGGCAAACCTATAGGGTTGGAGAAAATAATTTTGTCCAACGTATTCATTTATGTGACACACTATGTATGTCTTTAGGATTTTATTTTTGGATTTTATTTATGATTTTATTTTAATAATTCTAAAAATGGAAAGAATTATTGTATATATGTGTTGCCGCGCTTCCGAAAAAAATTGAAAGCCAACGTCTGCGTGTTTAGATTCACTGTCCCACAATTTCTATTTCGTTTAAAGGTTTCTTTCATTTCTACTTTCAGATAACTTTCCAAAATGTCTTCTTTCACAATTTCTCCCGCTGACGCAACCACACCTACTGTACCTGATGCCGTGACAGGTGGTGCCGGCTCAGCATCAGATACAGAGTCTGAAATGAAGAAGTTCGCCACGTTTGATGAGATGGGTCTTAGTGACGAACTTCTTCGTGGTATTTATTCCTATGGTTTTGAGCGTCCCAGTGAGATTCAAACAATGGCCATTGTTCCTATGCGCGAGCGTCGCGACATTCTTGCACAGGCCCAGTCGGGTACAGGAAAGACGGGTACATTTATTATTGGTGGCCTGAGCGTGATTGACCCGTCCCAGAATGAAGTTCAGATGGTTGTTCTTTGTCCAACACGCGAACTTGCGGATCAGACAACCACAGTTGCAAAGGGTATTGGCGAGTACATGGGTCTCCGTGTCCATACAATCACTGGCGGTACATCAGTCAGCGAAGACTTGGCCATTCTGAATCAGAGCCGTATGGGTCCTCCTCATGTTCCACATTTGCTGGTTGCCACACCGGGTCGGTTGTACGACCTCCTTCATCGCAAGGCTGTGAATCCCAAGACAATTCGTGTCTTGGTGCTTGACGAGGCCGACCAGATGTTGGAAGCCCGTTTCCGTGAACAGGTTCATTGCATTCTAGGCATGGGATGGAGCGAAAAGACCCAGGTGGCACTTCTGAGTGCGACCATGATTCCTGAACTCGCCGCGGTCGCTAAGTCGCTGTTGAACAATCCAGTGACAATTCTATTGAATCCCGATGACGTCACGCTGGACGGTATTAAACAGTGGTATGTCAAGGTCGAACGCGAAGAGTACAAACTTGACACATTGTGTGATATTTGGGAACATCTCAGCATTCAACAGGCAACCATCTTTGTCAATACACGCACACGCGCCGAATGGCTGGCTGAGCAGATGCGCAGCCGTGGATTCGACCTCGACTTTATTCACGGCGACATGCCCGTGGCGGAACGCAAGACGCGCATGCAGGATTTCCGCAGTGGTAAGTGCCGTGTCTTGATTAGCACGGATTTGATTGCACGCGGTATTGATGTTCAGCAGATTTCAGCCGTCATTAACTTTGAGTTGCCTGTGCAGCGTGAGAATTACATTCATCGTATTGGTCGTTCGGGTCGCTATGGCCGCAAGGGTGCAAGCATTAATCTTGTCACTGAGCGCGAGATGCGCGCCCAGACAGAGATTGAGAGTTTCTACGGCACAAAAATCAATGTCTTGCCACTGGATTTGAATATTTATTAAATCGCAATACTCTATGAACCAGTCCCAATCATTCAAACACTCCCAGTCAATCACAGTCCATCCAACCCAGTCAACCCAACTCAGTTAATCTCCCAGTCTAACCATTTTTCACTTGTTCACTTGGACTGTCTGGTTTCTTTTTCGGTTTCCAAATCCGTTTTAGAACTTGATGTACCGCTTGCAATTTTGTCATGTTCATGTTTTCGTCGGTCACATTCTTCCGCCAGTTTTGCGGAGACATATTTCAAGCCAGCATTTAGGCGCACTGTATGAAGTTTCCGTTCTTGTCTGAGTTCATTGATTTGCTTTTTAATATCACCGAGTGATGGTGTTTCGTCTGCCATTCAAAATTATATGATTATATATTGATGAATGGAATATTTTTATCGGCGGTTTGCGCGGCGGGTATTGCGACGATGGTTTGCGCGGCGGCGGGTGTTGCGACGACGAGACGCACGGCGTTTGCGTCCGCCCTTTTGATTATCGGTATTGAATAACGCAGCAGTCGGGTCAACACCACCGGGCCATGTTGTGTAGGCATTGTGTGCAGAAAGAGGTGCAGGACTTGCTGGAGCGGGGATGTAGCGGTTCATTGTATATCTATACAGTCAAACGAATTTATTGTGCGGATTGATTAGAAACAGAACAGATGGCCGTCGCCCCAATACACGCCGAGTCGCCACACAAAGTTGTTGCATCGGGTGGATTTGGTGTTGTTGTCAAACCCGCATTTCCAAATGAAGTGAATGGAATTGAACATGAATTCCCGGGAAATGTTACAAAGATTTTTTATGAAGAAGCAGGATTACGTAATGCGTTGGCGAAAGCCAATGAAATATCCCATATTATGAATGACCAATTGCCGGAAAAGCGGAATGAAGGACACAATGCATTTCCATATGTCAAACAATACCGATTCGCGAATATACCTGAAAATATACAGCCCAATATTGCGGAGGCCTTTGGACGAGATGTAGGAAGTAACGAACCGTTGCATCTTATGCGGATGCACAATCTTGGCGTGGATATATTTACTCTCAATGAAGATCCATCCATTATTGACAAATTGCGAAACGTGCCGTTTGTGGATATATTTTACCAGTTTTACAAACTGTTTAATCAAACGGATGCGTTAGGGAAGCATGAATATGTTCATTTTGACATTCGTGAAACCAATGTCATGATTCAGCCAGACACGGGCGTCATGACCATTATTGATTTTGACTTGATGAAACCCTTTCATGAACGCCATGAACTGTTTGTTTCCGGACAATCCAGTATTAAATACCAACACCCGCCCGAATGTTTCATGTACCACAACATGGAAAAGGTAGAAAATCCAGAAATATCTATGGATGTCGAACAATTCATGTATACGGATGCGGCGAGTGATGGTGAACGAAATCAAGCACGCATCCGGATGATGCTCAAGTATTGTCGAGATTCACTTATGTATTTCAACAAGGTCTTTGCAGAATTTGGAATTCATACATTGGATGAACTTTATCACGCGATTGGAACAGCAAATACACAGAATGTTGAATATATTCGCGAATTGGTCCAGGCAGTACAATCGGATATTTTTTACAATAAAGTTCTGAAATCGATTGACAATTACGGTCTTTCGTTGACCCTTCTTCAATTGCTTGGGCATTTGTATCCCAATGTTGTGCGATATGGAAAGGAAATAATAAGTATCAAAACGGACCCGTTTATGAATAAAGCCATCAAAGACCGTACGTTACTTGAATCCGTTGCACGAAGCAAAGAGGAGTTGAAAGCGCAATTGCCGAGTTTGATTCGTAATGCTGGAAAACCATACACACCCAATCAAATTGAACTGATTAGTAATGCATTACTTCATTTGTCGGCAGCACTGAACACCAATGCATCTTTTGGACTCAAACATAGACTGCCGGCATTTGCAATTATGAAGCATATTGGAAATCGGTTTATTCACTTGGCGGAGGAATTGAATAAAGAACCTGCGCTAGCGGGCGGGCGTCGTCGTCGCCGTACACAGAATCGTCGGCACAAAAGAAAATTCAACACACGAAATAAGAGACGATGAAGGCACAAACATGGATTGTATTTGGGCTGATTGCGGCAGTGGTGCTGTTATCCCTGGCCCGTCGAAAAACTCCGTTGCCGCTCCCAGAAGAGGGATTTGGTGACGGTCTTCGCGGCAAACCCACGCTATGGTGGTTTGTGGACACAGATTCGAATGCACGTCATTGGTTCGATTTCGGCGCACGCCGAAGCAGTCAACCCAACCGCGGGTATTTGGAAATCGCACTCAAGAAATTGTATGAAACAATGGGTGCGCAGTATACAATCCGTCCGATATATGGACGAAAGGAAACACTTGCATCGATTGACGGCGCGAATGCACGTGCAATCGCTCTGCCTCCCGACCTGTGGCGCAATTATGTGATTGCAAATCTATGCGCACAAAAGGGCGGATTAGTGGTGGATGGAAACTCAACATTGTTTCTAGCACCCATGTCGCCCAGTCAGATTGGTGCATCCGCCGCCATGTTCGGCACACATCCCGACGAACCGGTCGTTTCGCCGACAACGGCCGTCGCACCAGGTCCCGCGCCCTATGTCGGTTGGGCCGCTGAAAAAGCACATCCTGCATGGGTATATGCGGCGCAGCAATACAATGCTTTGGTGGACGCAGGTCAACAGGCCTGGGGCGCTGCCCAAGCACGTCGTGCGTTCCTGGCGATATGGGACACACAACGTCAACTGGGTACAGCCATTGCTCGAGGTATAGACGGCAGCAGGCGCATGGACGGTACAAAATTACAATTGAATGATGTCTTTGGAAAGACTCGTTTAGCACTGCCGAAGCAGACTGTATTTCTAACCTATGACGGCGATGATCTTGCACGACGCCATGAATTCAATTGGTTTTTGCGTCTTTCGCCGGCTCAAATTGCTGAATCCTCGTGTGCATGGTGTTTGTTGGCGTCCGGGCGCGAATAACATTGTGGACCGCCATGTAGATAGACGTTATGGATACATTCATATCCCATATTCCAAATATGATATTAATGACTTCAGGCGTCTTACAATTCAAACTATTGATTCTGAGTGTGTTGTGTTTGATTGGAGTGTATGTCTACTTTCAGTATTTACATCCAAATACTAGCGACGGCGAATCCGGTCATGACTCACTCCTGAAACTTCCCATCTTGTTTTTAGGAATATATGTGGCTCTGCTTGTGTTGCTATTTATATTGTAATTCTTTCCATTTTTTGTAACAATTATTTCCATATACAAGAAAAATGGAAAAAATTGACATAATTATTTGTACATATGTATATTAGTGCGGCAATGATAATTAGCGTGTAGCGAACCTCTTGCCCATCAAACTTTCCTGGATTTCAACTTTTCAAGACTTTTCTTTCTGGATTTCAACTTTCAAGACTTTTCTGGATTTCTTTCACGGTTTCTGGTTTCTGGATTTCGTGAATTCTTTGCTATCAACTCAAGATGGCAGCAACCGTTGCATCAGCAGCGGCTATCATGGGACCGTTAGCGGACCCTTATTTCCTGGCCATGGAGTCAGGAACTGTTGGTTGGGGCGACCTTGTTGATGAATCAGCAAAGGTGGCCGGCGCAGCCAACATATTGGATTCCTTTTCAACTGAGGAGCCTGAAGTCCAATGGTGGACGGATGAGTACAAGATGGCGGAGCGTCTGGAGAACTGGGAGGTACCTGATCTCCGATTGCGCAACAATATCTGTGAGGAATTCCCCGTGATTCTGGAAGCGTTGGAGCCGACGGCCGATGGCCGTGAGCGCTTCCGTGTTGTGTATGACTCGGACCGTATTGATACCTGGGCCGTCACACGTTCCGAGTCTCATGACGAGTGCGCAGAGTACGCCGAGTGGGTCAAGACCCGCTTGGTCTTTGCACTGAATCAATATTCGAGCAAGTACCGTGTGGAGTCCGTTGGTGAACTCGGTGCAGATTATGTTGTCATCTTTGTGATGACTCATCTCTCTGCACGTCGTGGTCGCGCGGCTATTCCCACACTCCGTGCATTCCCTGTATCCTGGGACCGTGACCCGGCGGACCACACTCGTCACTGGGTCAAGCCTCACATGAAGCGCCTTAGTGAGTCTGAGGCAGAACCCAGTGCAGTCATTACTGACCTGTTAGACAAACTGTTGGAGTGCGACGACTGTACAGTTGAACCCATGCCTTTGGATGCACCTCCCACATACATCATGACAGTCATTATTCCATCTGCCGAGCCGATGTCTGCCCCTGTTTCAGTCCCTGCTGCTCCTGCACCTGCTCCCGTCCCTGCTGCAGCGCCTGCGCCTGTTCCAGTCATTGTTTCCCGCCCTGCGCCTGCATCAGGTCCCCGCGCAATTGATGTCATGAAGGCCAATCGTCTTGCCTGGGACCGCGATGGACGTATTCACCGCATCAAGCACCGCAATGCGACTCAAGCTGCAACCATCATTGCTGAACTCAAACAGTGCGCAGATTGTACCGTTGATGCCACACTCAGTGATTCCGTGTATATGTGCGTCGTCACCATGCTCCGATAAAACCAAAAGAACAAACCAAACTGAAAAACAATAGCATCCATCAGTCAAACACCAGTTTTTCAGTTTTTCATTCTGTGTGTTATCTTTCAAGTGCAGATAATTGAATGAATAGATGCACGGAAGTGCTTAAACAATACACGAAACATGTATATAAAGCACGACAACGATGCCCCTTCTTTGTTCTCAATTGACCGCCGATGAATTGACACGACTCAATAAATATATACTCAGTCGTGTCCCATACAATAAACTCAACCCACATCCCCTATTTGACGACATTATGACCGGCCAAGTCCTGATTGACTCTACGGACGCAACAGTTCTTGTCTTTTTGAGCAAACGCGGTTTGTATTTTGAACGTCGTCTTGATGACGAATTGATTGAAACTACAATTCACAGAATGTTTGAAAGCCCAGTACAAGCCGGAATCGTCACTCCGTTTGTAGTCGATGCCGACGACCCCTCGGTTGTATCGAAACTTCTAACACGATTTGAAGAGTCCTATGGTCAAAAATTAGCACGTACCATTGACCACCACATTTATTTTTACGACACGAAGAAATTGATGCTTGTCAAGTTTTCGCCATCCGTGCTTCGGTTTACAATGGCACCTTCCGGTGGAACGCTGAAAACAACATACAAAGGTCCAGTCGAATCACTGAAACAGATTCCAACACTGCAGAAATTTGTATCCTCGGCGTCGATTACAGAAGAAGGTAAACCCGCGGTGTTTGCAACACAGTATAGCGATGGTAGTCTTCCGATTGTGCAACGCATCCATTATGACGTGCTACGTGAAGTATTGTCACGACCCAATCTTGGAATTTGTCTCGGTCCCATTGCATTATGGGATGCCTAACCCATCGTGGCCTAAAATCGTACATGATATGTGTTTCTAAGTGTATTACATATTATGAATCCATATTTAATCTCGAGCGCAATTATTGGCGCTGTCCTGGGCGTGGGTCATGGTTGGACATCGCGTGCGACAACAACACATTCTGTGGCCAAGGAAACCCTTTATTGTGTCCGAGACGGTATTGTGGGTGCTGGTGTGTATCCATTTATGCTTCCGATTGCACTTTATCAACTTGTTGCACAACAAACAGGTAACGATGGAAACGGGGGGAATGTATGTATCTTTCAGATTATACGGGACAAATTCAACGGACAAATAAAATCGAACAACACGTCAGAACACCTTCAATGACTTCCTATTGTCGCCGACCTGCGAATTTTGCAGCACACGAACGACCCACTGTTGGAGATACAAAATTTTCCTATACCGACATGAATCATTTGGGCTGGCTGAAGTGTGACGGTTCATTGTTGAGCAAGGCCGATTATGGACTGTTGTTCAATGTGATTGGCGGCACCTTTGGCGAGACCGCCACCCATTTCCGTCTTCCCGACCCACAAGGTCGCGTTTTGGGCGCTGTAGGCTCCGGCGCGGGATTGACGGCACGCACCAAAGGCGATCTTGTCGGCACGGAAACACACACACTCACGATTGCGGAAATGCCTGCACACAAACACGGTTCTGCGGATGTGTCTGGAAACACAAATGGAAATGGAAGCACAACATCCAATGGCGAACACAGTCACACCATTACTGATCCTGGGCATACACATGCATATACAAATACACCTAACGATCAATCAGTGAATCAGTTAGGTGTTGAATCTGCAGCCGATCAAGAGGATGTTGGCCAAACGACTAGTTCATCGTTCACTGGTATTACCATTAACTCCAACGGCGCACACACACATACCATGGGCAGCACGGGTGGTGGTGCAGCACACAATAACATTCAACCCACACTGTTTTACGGAAATATGTTCATTTATTGCGGAAAAGTCAACGAAGGTTCATTCCCCTACACAACCGGCACGGATTTGTATTAAAATAACCCGTGACGCTAAAAATTGATTTCATGTTTGTTTCTGCCAAGGTGTGTAAGAACCAAACATGAACTCCATTCGCCTGGAAGACACTATTGTTGGACGTGTAGAATACAGTGATGGAGATGTATTATGTGTAAAAGGCGCGATTGAAGAACCTGTGAATTGTTCCAGTCCAGTGTTTTACAAGGCCCTTTTCCAACCTCAATCGGACGGCGTGTCTGTCTGTATATATGGAGTCGCAGGATTGGATGCCGAGTATGAGTGTAGGCCATTCAGATGGATATGGAATCCCATTTTGGACGAACTCACAGTTGATGACTGGGAACATCAACAACGAATTCTGCACGACGATTTTGACAAATACAAGAATCATGTGTATTATATGTATGCCCAGGAACGCAACTATTCAAATCCAATTCTTGTCAAAGACGACCTTTGTGTAGTTCCCTATTATAGGTATCCACGCACAAAGGACGGTCCTTTGATTCCAGAACTTGTGACACATGTGTTAGGTCATCTTCCTTCCATCCATTTTGTTCTTCAACATAAAAAACACAATTAGACCCTTGAACATTAAAAATGGGCATACCAAAGGTATGCCCATTTCTAATGTACTACGGGTCGCCGGCCAACAAAAACCTTAAAAACACAATAAACGGGACCCGCTTTGCGGGTCCATATTGCCCGTTTTTAATGTTTGTTGGTCTAACGTCGTACCGAATCCGTTCCTGTGCGCGCTTTGGCCGCCTGATATCGCAAATAGTCGGCATGGGATGAAAATCGCACATTCCGTTCACTTTCAGTTTGTCGCAAGATCGCCACATCCCCGCGATGTAGACTTTGAATACTGTTGTCGAAATGGCGCACCGGTTTTTCAGGCACGCCTTTCACGCGTATTCCCGCGCCAAGCGGTACAATTGCATCTGTGGGAAATGCAGCGCCGTCCAATAAGGTACAACGAACCCAATACGTATGTGGATATTCCAAATTGAGTGCATCCACAGACCCCCGGCGTATTGTGTCGACATGAAACGACCATTCCGTTTCCGTCGCACGCAGCGCCTCATTGTATCGCGATGTTTCCAGTATCATAATATAGGCAGACCTGTCGTAATGGACATGGACACGCAGTCCGCCTTGAATGGAACGGGTATGAAGTACAGAAAATGACGTTGCACCGTTTGGTGGCGGTCCTTTTGTCCCTGCAGCCTCGTTTACATACGGTCCATATACATTGGACCATCGTATATCGCCCCGTGAATCGCCAACAAGTGTCGCAATTCGAAAATACCAGACGCCACCACCCATATCCAAACACACACCCGCCGCACCCGCACACGGAACAAACAAACAACGTCGCTCGGTTGTGAATTCGGGGTCGCGTGCAGCACTCACTATATATCCTTTTGCGTTCAAGGGTCCCAGCCATGAAAGCCGGAATTTCACTCCATCGATTCCAATCGCAATATTGTTGGGAATCATAGGTTGCTGTTTTACTTTATAGGAAATACAAAATCAATTGATGTTTGACGAAACGAATAAGGGTTTAGGAATTTTTAGCCGCCCGCCCGATGTGAATGACTGGAATTGTGAGTGGTGTAAAAAAAAATCTTTGCATGATGTATAAAAACTACATGGCATCACCATCCATCGCCTTGGAATGGGTCAGACAGCAGAGGGTTATGAATAGTGTAAGTAGTGATTATAATCCGTCAATAGCAAAAGATTCTTCTGGAAATATTTACGTATCTTATCAAACATCAGGAACCGTAAGTAGTGGAACAAGGGTAGGTAATGATGATATTGTTGTATTCAAAATGAATACAAATGGAAATGTATTATGGATAAAGCAACAGACAATCATGAACACTACATCTAGTGATACACGACCTTCAATTGCGGTAAATGCTTCTGGAAATGTATATGTGTCATATCAATCAACAGGAACTGTAAGTGGTGGTACTTTCTTAGGTCTAACTGATGTTGTAGTATTCAAGATGGATACAAATGGTAATATGATATGGATCAAACAACAAGCAATTATGAATTCTACTGGAGATATTAATAGAACATCAATAGATGTAGATGACTTTGGAAATGCCTTTGTATGTCATAATACAAGTGGAACTATTAGTGGCGGTACATTTTTAGGTATAAATGATATAGTTGTGTTCAAATTGAATACAGATGGAAATATGGTATGGATAAAACAAGAGCGTGTTATGAATACAACAGCAAATGACGCAGTTCCAAGAATAAAATTAGATTCTTCTGGAAATGTCTATATATCTTATAACACATTTGGTGGAACTGTCAGTAGTGGCACACAAAAAGGATCATCGGATATTGTTGTTTTCAAAATGGATACAAATGGAAATATGGTTTGGATAAAACAGCAACCATCCATGAATAGTTCAAGTTCAAACGCATTCTCATCAATAGGATTAGATTCATCTGGAAATATCTATTTATCATATTATACAGATGGAACAGTTAGTGGTGGGACATTTTTAGGTTCAAATGATATTGTTGTATCCAAAATGGACTCTAGTGGAAATGTGGTATGGACAAGACAACGACGAGTTATGAATACAGTATCCACTGATGAAAATCCGTCAATTGCTGTAGATTCTTCTGGAAATGTCTATGTAACCCATCATGCCAATGGAACAGTTAGCGGTGGAACATCTAAAGGAAGTTATGACATTGTTCTATTCAAAATGGATACAAATGGAAATTTAGTAACAATTATACAAGAACCACTTATAAATACATCTGTTGGCGATTATGACCCAAGAATTGCAATTGATTCTAACGGCAATATATTTTTAACCTATTACACAAGTGGAGGAACTGTAAGTGGCGGTATTTTATCTGGGAGCGATGATATAGTTGTAGCCAAATTTACCCAACCAGGTTTAGCCACACCTCCTGGCGCTCCCACCGCCGTCTCTGCCGTTGCCGGCAATGGCCAAGCCACAGTGTCATTCACAGCACCAACAAATACAGGTGGTGCAGACATTACTAGTTACACTGTGACTTCTTCTCCAGGTGCATTTACCGGTACAGGAGCATCCTCCCCCATTATTGTGACTGGATTGACCAACGGTACAGCCTATACGTTCACCGTGACAGCCACCAACTCAGCAGGCACAAGCGCGGCTTCATCTGCCTCAGTAGCCGTCACACCCTTTGGTGTCCCTGACGCGCCCACAGCCGTCACAGCCACAGCCGAATCCCTGTGTGCCTTAGTCTCTTGGACCAAACCAGCCAACAATGGAGGCTCTGTCATTACTTCCTACACAGTGACCTCTAGCCCAGGTTCATTCACAGCCACTGTCAATGGCGAAGACAATACATCATGCTATGTCTATGGCTTGACCAATGGCACCGCCTATACATTCACAGTGACAGCCACCAATGCAGCAGGTACAGGCGCGGCCTCATCCGCCTCAGGCTCAGTGACACCTACAGCCAATGCACCCACAACGGCCGTCACGGATGCAGTTTCTTCTGGAAACACAGCCAGTATTACAACTTACGTGTCCGAGGCACCCGCATCTACACCTACCGAACAAGCCACACTTAGCATTGATATGCGTACATCCCTCAACGCAGGTACTGTGGGAGCCACAACACAGCAAAAGGTTGACACCAAATTGGCCTACATTGATTCCATGCGCGCCAAGGTCGGTGCTGACAATTTCACAGTTCCTCAAGCCCAATTCACGGAATTCCTTCAGACATTCACTACTGTTGCTGCACAGACCCTCGCACCCAAGCCCATTGTGGCCTATGTACCCCAATATACAGCATCCACGGCAACAGTTGACGTCTCATCTGCATCATCCGCCAGTTACTTCATGGTGGAAGTTCCGATCGGCTACACGGCAGTTCTTCAAAACGGAGCCGCCTCTATTTCCTTGACATACAACGGCACCAATTATTCGGACGGTACAAATACCTACAATGCAGGAGCCGTCATTGTTCTTGGAAACAAGACCTTGACATTGATTGGTATTGGTTCCGGTGGCTTTGATGTCCAGGAAACAAGCCAGGTCATTTGCATTACCAAGGGTGCTATGATTCAAACACCCTCCGGTGAAGCACCCATTGAGACCCTCCGCACCAATGACCGAGTCCTAACGGGTGACGGACGTATTGTTCCCATTACAAATATGAAGCAGATTGTAGTCGTCGCCGCCACAAAGGTTAATGCACCCTACGTTATTGAACGCGGTGCATTCGGTCCAGGTCTGCCTCCAATGCAACTGGAAGTCAGTCCTCGCCACGCCCTCCAACTCCGTCCAGGACTGTGGGACATTCCTTTGGAAGCCGCCAAGGTCAATCATCGCGTCTACCAAAATACCGCTGTCCTCGGCAAGCAAGTCGTCTACTACCATCTTTCCCTCCCCAACTACGCAACTGACACCGTCGTTGCCAATGGTTTGGTCACTGAAGTCCTCAATGACGGAAAAGTCAAGGAATTATATGTGTGGAATGAACATGAACAGGCCTATGTTCGCAAGATTTCCCACATCCCTAACTACATGACAAAGGGGTCAAAGTAAATGTCATGATTCAATCCATAGTTATAATTCAAACGTAGGTATGTGTAGTATTCCGTCAACATTTAATTTAAGCACCACCTGGTCGGTGTGCTTAAATTAAAATTTATTACGGCAGTGCTTTCATAATCCTATAAAAGTATGTCCATAAGGAAATATTTAAAATAGAAAATAGGATTATGACGGTACTTACATTGCTTCGAAACTCGACCTTAGTAGTTGTAAGACCGACACACCGCAAGAATTAATTTCTAGTGAATAGTAGAGGACTTGACTATTTATATGAGTTTGTCCAATACTATATCAACAAAAAAAGAATACACCCAGGCTCTGTTTCTAGACAATGACACAACCCAAATTCGTCTTGTGCGCGAACGTTTACCACGTATAGAAACAATCCAAATTCCTGAGTCGGAATTATTGCTACCCAGCAGTCTAGAGAAGATTCAACGCGAACTTGAATCCATATCAGGACATACCTTTGCTTCCAACAAATATATTGAACGTGCGTTTCGTATACGAAAATATCCAAATCACCTCTATGACCCCGTGTCTGGAATCCAGGAATCGCACATTCATCAAGTGGACGCATGGATGGAACGCACCCGTCGCGACGCACATCGTGCATTACTTGTTGATTGGGACCGAACGATTAGTGTGTTTGAGGGATATATTGGAGACGACGAAGGTGAAATGATGGGTGACCGAATCCGATATTATGAGGATGTATTGGTCTTTTTATTGGGTGGCGCGCCCCGTTTGGCCGCGTTGCGTGCAATGTTTGCGCGTGCGCATGCTGAAGGTGTCCATCTTTATGTAGTGACCAACAATACTGGATGCAATGATATTCCCAGCGGATTTAATCATTTTGTGAAGCAATTGTTTCAAACAATTCCGTATGTGCTGATTTGCGGGAACGAATACGGGGGTCATAAAGGTCGCGCACTGGCTAGTTATCCAGAATTTGCACGATTACAAGTTCGTACTGGCGGCGGGATCCACCGATCACGTCGCCAGTATCGACGTCCTCGTCGACGACATACCATGCGTCTATCACGTCGCAAATGAAGAGGATGAAAGTCTGCTGCGTTATTTTTTGGATTTGTCAGATTGAGATTAATCCATAAACAACATATTGGCCAGCCCGTTTTGGAAACGCATCCAATTTATACCCACAAGAAACACGCTCACAGTCCATTCGCCGTCGGCAGTACCGCCCGGTGGCGCAACCGTCAAATTCAGCCGCATATCAACGCGGCTTGCATTCACCGACCCGCTGGGACTGAATTCATACGGCCGTGAGGCAAAATTATAGCCATAGATATAATTGCCTGACGCACGTATACCCCCAGGATTCGCCAACCCAAACTGGGAGCGCCACCAGGCCTCGTTTCCTTCGGCCCATACTGCCGTCCCAATCATGAGTTGGGCATGAACCAACATTGGCCGCACTGGATTCCAAACAGGGTCCACTTCATTGGGCAGAACCGCCGAGTAATTATTCCAATCATTGTATCCGTCAATCGCCGCTTTCCGACGCACAAAAAAGATGAGTTGTTTGATTGGACCGTTGGCCATTGTTAGCGGCAGGGCGATTTTAATCGTATCCGCCGCCGCAGTATTGACGACATATTTGAGCGGCTCATTAAATTGGGTTTCCACCACCGGTTCCAATAGCAATTCGTGGGGCGCGTCCACATAGGCTTTCCGCAGTTCCCCATCATCCAAATGCGCAATCCCGCATACTATATCGGCCGAAGCGAATCCTGGAGACGCAATTGCATTCTGGACGGTTGTAAATTTCCGAAATGGAAAGGAATAATCACGAATTTCAAACATCGTACCAATCGGCGATGCGTCGCAAGTCGGTCGCGGGGCAACGGTATATCGCACAACTTCACTGAGTTTTTTCAATGTGATGTGAATGCGCAACGTGTGTGGGCCGGAACAGGATACCATGGGAAACGCGGTATTGCTGTACTTGGAAAACGCAAACGGCATGTAGCAATACACATATCCATCATCGCTGGGCGTAAAATGCAAATACGACCCAGGATTGGAATGTTGGTTGTATAGGCTGTCGTCAAATGCCGCTGCGCGCGATGAATCATGGGCCGTTTTATTCCAGACATTGAGCCAGTCGCCGCTAAAGGATTCCACAATGACGCCATCAACTTCAAATTCGGCGCGCGCAATTGCAGCGGTTCCAAGACTCTGTGTCCAAATCCAAAATGTGTCGGGTTCCAATATATACCAATCACCCACGTCAGGTCCAATTCGCTGCTGGGCTTCGGGTGGCATCCATGATAGGGGTTGAAGTCGCAAGGCGACCCATTGTAAAAAGTCGCCCTGCCACGGCCAAGGCAAGTCAAATGTAATGCGCTGTCCCCAATCGGGACGACCGGAGAAGGGGAGCGTAATAATTTCATGTGTGAAGTTGTGGTAGGGTTTGGTCGCGGGTTGAAACACTGTTTTCTGTGCGTCTTTTGGATACATGTATTCATCAAACGCTCCACGGTCAACCAGGGAAACCATGGATTTCATCTCGCCTACGGGCGTCGCTCGCGGGGATGTCATCGTCCTGTGTGTGTTCCTTACACAAGTCTGTATATAATTGTCTGTTTGGCTCCGCATCTTTAGGACGTCCATTGCATGTTGCAATTCACACACACATATTGGAATTTCAGTTGCGCAGGATCCGTTTTGATATAAATGACATTTTTCGGTACATCACTGGTGTTGGAGGGGCATTCGGCCTTGGGACATTGAATCATATTCAGACGCGGAAGTGTGGGGTCACTGATGGTATACCGATTGACAGTGATGCCGGAACCCGCTGACGATCCACCGGAACGAAAGTTGGTTTCGCTGACGAGCGCTTCCTCCAAGGACGCCGGTTTGAATTCCCGCCGAATCCCACATGTTTTGCATACCTCAAAGCGACCTTCATGGTCAAATTTATTGCCGCACGAATCACAAAAGCGCATTTTGAAACAGATACCCTTTTGTGGTTCAAGAAATTTGTTGGTCATTTTTTTCCACACATAGGTACCCAGGACCACACACAGGACGTTAGAACGGTGTATCGGCCATAAAGTTAATATTGCCGATGGCCGTAATGGATTTCTGAGGCTTGGATGAATCACTTGCGGGCGCGTCACTCATTGTCTTGAGCAGGAGTTGAGTCGAGGGACGTACATCAAGAGGTGCAGTAGGAGGTACAAAGTTGTTGGTGTACAAGGCTTCACCTTTTGTCCATCGGAAATTAGTTAGACATCCATTGTAATAATATTGATTATTCAGCGGCATTTGACCGCCAATGGTCAGATAAGGTTGTCCAGATAGCGGGAAATTGTAATCATTAAATGTGTTTCCAAATTGGGTCCCATTAATATACAAACGAAGTGTGTTACTAGGGGCAGCGCCGTCACCGACTAATGCAACATGAATCCATGTGTCTGTCAAATCTGTAAAGTTCAATACATCGGGAGGCACCGTTCCAAAATTCCCAAAATTGTACGGCGCAAATGCACTTCCACGACTTGCATAGACAGAATAAATCGTCACGGGGTTCGGAGGCGACACTTGATAATAAAAGGACATCGCTTCCGTTTCACTCGCCAAGTCACCCAAAGTGAACATTGTGTAATAATACGTATTGGATGATTCAAAATTAGGGAGCGGGACCAGTTTTTGGAACCATTCGACTGTAAATGCACCGGCGCCCACCGAAAATCCACTGACCATGGGTGTGCGAAGAATGCCTTTATAAAAGTGCAAACAGCCTTCTGTCGGGGGTGGAGGAGGCGCTGTATTGTCCTTGCATCCGCGCAGACGGACGGCTTCCGCCGTCTGTTCACGCGTGCCTTGATACGAATACGCGTTGGCGCGGACATAGGACGATGACATGTAGGGAATCGGGCATCCAGGCAGAACAATCGGTTCGGCATAGCGATTAACCAAGTCATTGCATGCCGCATCGGACCCACAGCCCGCCGGGGGGTGTATAGGTGTCACTGCGCCATCAAACCCAGGCTGTGGTTTCAAACAGCATTCATTGACCGGTACGATTCCCGTTTGGGATTTCTGCTGTACGGGTGGGATATATGTCGACAGTGCTGCGTTCCGAACAATTGTTGTCCGTAGTCCGGCGTCCATACATTTGGGGCGGCCCAATGTTTGTGTACAGGATTCTTTTAACCGGCGAAGATATGCGGATGCGTCCATATTCTATACTACGTCCACTTTTTTCTCCTTGGATTTGAAGCGAACGTGTTATTCCTTTCATTAGAAATGTCATTAAGTTCTAATGAAAAGAAGTACCGTCAAAATCCTAATTTAAGAACAACCATACGGGTGTTTTTAAATTGGGATTTATGACGGTATTCTGTTTATGACACTGTGCTAAATGGGAACTTATTGACACCCAGTGTTCCAGCAATCGCATAGGCTTGATTGGGTATGGCAGTACAATTTCCATGGGCTATGATGGCGTCCCCAGGATTGGTACCAGATGAACCAGCCACACTTTGCGATGTAGCCATACCATAGGCTGCAAATGTGCAGTATGCGATGGAAATACCTGCACCAGGGAATGACGACGGTTCATATCGCAAAAGCCAGAATCCATTGGCATTTGTTTTGACTCCACTATCCATAAATCGGAACAAACATATACCAAATGTTGACATACGAGTACTGGATATATAAACAACTTGTATACCGGGTGAGGCAGTGGACGTTGATGTACTTGTAAAATCACAGTTTGTAGCGTATACAGCGCCAGTACCACTCACTAATAATACATTTCCAGTACCATTATATGAACATTCCACTTGGTCTAAATAGGCGTCACCATTTGCGATTTCGACTTGTGGATTGGCTGTGCCTGTGTCGCTGTTGATGATACAATTTCGGAGACGTGTACGGCAATCGGCGGCTGTAGAATTTTGATAGACAACATAATCATTTGCATACAAATAGCAATCTTGAATATGGAGTGAATGCTGCTTGGTCGAAACATCAGTAATTTGTCCAATGACTTGAATGCCTTGTAGAATCACTTGTTTTGTATATAAATCATCCGTGTCGGTTATATTGACAGTTATGTTTCCGCTGATACGTGCTGTTTGTGAATATTCACGACCATTGTAGGGAGAGATTACGGATATATATCCCTTTGTAAATGTAAGGTTCTCGACATATGTTCCAGGTGCAATGTTAATTACGGCCTGGGTGGATGTTGTAGGAGGTATGGCTTCGATTGTAGTAATTGCAAATTGTATGGTTGCCCATGGTTTCAAATACGAACCATCGCCGGTTGTATCATTTCCATTGGTTGCAACATAATACATATTTGCGGGACGGAATGCAAGTGGTCCTACATCACCGGTTGGACCTGTAGGGCCTGTGTCACCAGTAGGACCCGTTGGACCTGTTAGACCCGTATCGCCTGTAGAACCCGTTGGACCTATTATACCTTGAATACCTTGAGAACCAGTAGGACCTATTGGACCTGTAGGACCTGTTGAACCTGTTGAACCTGTTAGACCCGTATCGCCTTGAATACCTTGAGAACCAGTAGGACCTGTTGGACCTGTAGGACCTGTTGAACCTGTTAGACCCGTATCGCCTTGAATACCTTGAGAACCAGTAGGACCTGTTGGACCTGTAGGACCTGTTGAACCTGTTGAACCTGTTAGACCCGTATCGCCTTGAATACCTTGAGAACCAGTTGGACCTGCTGGACCAGTTACGCCTTCAATACCTTGAGAACCAGTTGGACCTGTTGGACCAATATCGCCTATAGCACCAGTTGCACCTGTTACACCTTGAATACCTTGAATGCCTTGAGGACCTGTGGGACCCGTCGACCCAGTCAAACCTATTGCTGAACCTGCTGGTCCTGTGGGACCTTGTTGACCTGCGGGACCTTGTTGACCTGTGGGACCTTGTTGACCTGCGGGACCTGTAGGTCCGATACAACAGCCATTGGCGGCTATGAATTGTCGAAACGCCGTTCTATCGCTTGCGTTCATGATGTTCCTATAATTGTTCAAAAGAAAAAGTTTCCGAATCGTTTTCGTTTGAAGTAGGAAGAATGTGACAATGATTAGCAAAAATTGTACATGTTACATGCAAAGGCCGATTTTCCCAATGTATACAACACTGCGCCATAATTGAAATCCAATAGACTATAACTCTCAATTGCCGGATTGCTCGGGAAGCAGGCATTGATTTGCCCCCGTGGAGTATTGGAACAGACTACGCTTTCATATTCCGCGAGTTGATAATCAAAGGTATTCAATAGTAGTCCACCAATTGCCGAAATATACGACCCAAAGCCAGTCACATTCACTGTTTGATGTATAGGTGACGCGCTAATAAATGTAAAATTATAAAATCCACAATCCTTTGCACTGACGGCTTGTTGAATCATTTCATTGGCAATAACACCACCGTCAACATACAAATCACCATTCATAGTTTGGGGTGGAAATACAAATGGAATCGCCGATGTTGCCATCAACAATTGAATTTTTTCGTCCGAATCCGCCAAACTGTATTGAAATACATCCAATGTCTGACGATTGACATTTGTGCTTCCAATCAATGTAATAGGCGCGGGCGATTGTTGTGTTTGAGTTCCAAGTATACGCGTCAAAGTGTTGTGAAGTGGGTCTGTACTATAGACTGCATATGTGCTAAAAATATGGAGTAAATTGCTAGTATATATATCAGCAGTAGTCAAATTTGCAAAAATGGAATAAATGCCCGGAAGTGCAGTATCCACACGACTAAAATACGATAAAAATCCTGCATTCAAGCCTCCTGCACTGATACCTGTAATGATATCATAACTGGTCGGAGCCGTGCCTTGACTCACAAGTCCGTCCAGAACTCCCATTTGCACAGCCCCAAAACTTCCGCCGCCACTTAGTGCAAGGACATTGCATACGGGCTGTTGTTGTAACGCAGCGGTCTCAGCAGGACGCGATCGTATTGGAATCAAACTTCCACTTACACTAACAAAAAGAGCCGCCAATCCGGATGTTAGAAGTGAAAAAAGACGCATAATCAATCTTACATTACTCAGAGTATTTTTTTAGACATCCGAATCCAGCGCAGCCAGTTTCAGTTCTTCATCGCCGGCTTCTTCTTCACCAGCCGATGTTTTAAACTCCAAATACACATCGCGTCCAAATCCAGAGACTTCCTCATTGGGATATCCGCGTGCATTGCATGCTGTAATGGTTTTACCAATCGCCGTCACTGCGGCATTGTGTGTATGTCCATAAATCCAGGCTTTCACATGAGGTAGCATCAGGTCTTCACAAGACGACGCATAACAATTCGGTATGAAATGACGGCCTGTAAACCGCGGTGAAATCAAACTTAAACTGGGCATATGATGACTAATCACGCATACATTGGCTCCTCGACCCTTCCAATACGCAATTTGCTGCGACAACACACCCCGGTCACGTGCATGCATATGATTGACATCGTCGGGATGAAGTTGGCGTACACCTGTTCCTCCACCATCACCCCCCGATCCAACAACAACAGGAATGTGTTGGTAGTCGTGCATTTCCGTTTGCGCATCTACAAGTCGCTCATCTGGAATATGCGTCCACAGCGTCGCGCCAACAACTGCGACATTTTCAGGTTCACAGAAATATGACGGTGAAGACGAATCCAGAAAGTATATATTGGGATAGGCGCCCACAATGTCTCGTAAATCACGATGCCGCTGATGAAAGGGTGTAGGTGTATGATATTTCCATTTGGACGCAGGTAGTTTTGTATAATATTCGTGATTTCCTGGAACGTAAAACACACGTTCCCAATGTTGCGACACATAATCAAGAAAACTGTGAAAGACGCGGCTTTCAGGTTGACCAATATCGCCAGCAAGTGCGAGATATCGTGCGTTTGGAACGAGTAGATGGGGAAATGCACATTTTGTATGACATTCAAGATGCAAGTCACTTACATATTGAATGCGAAACATCCGACGAAGAGCCTTGAGTGGTGAAGAGTGCATGGCGTATTTTAATCAGTCCAATAAATCACACAGGCAGGCTTTCAAATTTTTATGCGACAGGAAGTCTGGTAAAATCAACTCGATATACAGAACCATCCAAGAAATACTCTTTTGAACTTCCAACAAATCCCGCTGATAAGTCTGATTGAACCCGTGTAAGGAGTATTGGATTTATATAGACAGTATTGTTTATATTAACAAAGGAAAGTTCACCGGATTCTTGGGCGGAAACAAGAAACAATGAAATCGGGCGGATTGACGCGATTGTGTTCCCACTGAATCGGAGCATTTTACACTTCAATGCGATTTACTTTCGCGTTCCGCGTCGGCGCGTTCGACGGCGTCCACCGTTCAAGGGTCCATTTTCACCGACGCGATTCATTCGGATGGCTTCTTCTGTTCGACTATTGATACTTCTGCGAAGATGACCAGGGCGTTTTTGCATCATGCATCGATTGTATTGGCGATACAATGTGCGTGCCTCTTTTTGAAGGTTTGCGAGTATTTCGCCTTCTTTTCCGGCTAATTTTCCAAGTTTCTTTTTGAATTGTTCCCAATATTGCTCACATTCATCAATATGCATAGGGTTTGCAATGGGAGGTGGTGGCAGAGGAATTGCAGCGTCGGCCATGACTCTACATAGGTGGATGATTCCGCGTCTAAAAATAGCATCCATGCTCAATTGACGATGCCCGTTCGGGAATTTCATGACTTGCCGGGCGGACCCATGCGTCATTGTATAATTTGGAAATAAATCCATGTGTATCCCAACGACGACCCTTAATTCCAAACATGATTTGTGTGGCTCCGCCGGTATGAATGGCGATACAGCCGGCCGATTTGAGTGCAGTCACAATTGGCAACGAAAGAGCGCCACATCCGACCAGTGCATAGGTTGCACCGACCGCACGGACTTTTTGGACAATTGCGTCGCACGCGGCTTCCCAACATTGTATGTGTGCTGGCCACTGGTGAGCCGTGGAAGCAACAAGTGGACTATAAAAAGTCTGAATTGGAATACATGTAATGTTGGGATTCCACATGGGTTTGTCTGGCCATATTGCATGAAGATTGGGTCCTTGGGACATGATGGTATCGGCAAAGGGCGAAATCACTGCGACACGGGCGTTGTCGGGAATAGCCAAGGTATACCGATCGGAGGCGTCGTCTTCATAATACGGTTCGAGTGCGCGCAATACCGTCCGCTGCGATTGAGCCGCATGGCTTTCCAAAAAATAGTATTCGTGCAGTTTGGAGGACGGATTCCATTCAATCATCAAATCCATATGCGGCAAGACATCGCGGAGCATATGTTCGGACCAATCGTCAATTACATTAGGGCGTGCAGGAAATAATCCTGCATTCATAACCATATGACGGAATACATGAAGTGGATAGGCGGCCCTGGCGGATTCAATCTTGTGTTGACGATGCGCAATATACCAACAGAGTGCATCAAATTCACTGGTTCCGAGTTTTCCGGCCGCATACGGCACGCCTGCTTGGACTGCACGGACAAGTTCACGTGCGCCCTCGGTTTGTCCTAGAAGGGGATGTGTTCGCTGTTCCATTGTTCCATCTGAAGTATTGTTTATTCACGGATTTAGATTAGATTGCGAAGGACTTTTGTGTTGATTCTGGAATTCTGGAAAATATTTTATCCCATAGAAATAGGATGTATTTTCGTCCCTTGTTTCATGTCTTGCCCGTCCTTGCCCCCACGATTGTACAAACCGCGTCTATTTGAACTCTTGGATGGAGGGCGTCACACATCTCCACAAATGTTGTCCTATGACGAATTTTCATTTCGTATTCGGAATTATTTGGTTGCAAACAATCATATACGCGCCGGTCAACCGCGATATCTGCACATTAAACTCAATCACGAATCCATGTTTGAATTGACAGGACTTCACGGGGAAACAGCGTACACTTTAGTGGATGGATATACTGAATTGCGTACATGGGATGACTTTCTTGGCTTTTTACAGAGGAAATGGGCCATCTAGCCACCATTCTGAAAAAATGACGCTCGCCAAGTTTTAGTATACACCTACGTATTCCAACCATGAGCATTCTTCATACACTAAATGATGGGTCAGTACTTGGCCTGATGAGTGCGCGTCAGTTGATTAGCATTTCGGCGTGGAATGGAAATCGAATCTTGGACAAAACACACAAGGAATCTATCAAAGTATCTCTTAACGGTAAATATACTTTGCTAGACCATGGATATAAATTGATTTCCGTTCCAGAAATTGACGCTGGAGGAAATACAACTGAAAAGATATATATTATTGATGGCCAACATCGCGCAGAGGTTCTTCGCGAAGCATTTCTATCGGACCCTGCTATGGATGATTTTACGGTCGTTGTTAGTCTCAAAAAAGTCACAGATGAAATGGAGGCAATCGCATACTTTCGTACATTAAATCATGCGAAACCCATTGATTGGAAATCAGACCCGAAAATGATAGTTATGGAATATATAGAGACACTTACAAAGGCGTTTGCAATGACGCGTCGTACATCGTATATTCGTGAAGATACAAAATTCCCCTATCTCTCATACAAGGTATTGCGTACCGCCCTTGAAAAAGAACATGAGCGGAAACCGTTGAGCGAAAAGAAGCAGGACATTGAGCAATTTGTAGTTCGTGTCTTGGAGTGGAATGCAGACAAAATCACAGAGCCTGTCCCTCCAACTCTATCCAAAAAGGTACAGGAGCGAATTCAAAGAGCCGCTGCCACTACATTTATGTTGGCCGTTGATCCGTCGTGTCCATGGATTCAAGCCTGTCGCGTCACATTTACGGTTTGACTGTAATTAATGCTATCGCGCCTCCAATGAGACCTGTTAGAAATGAAGAATACGAATAACTTGTCACGTTCATGAGTGTGAGTAAACTGTTACAAAATGGACTGCTGGTGGTGAGAAAGGAAGTCAGAAATCCGGAGAGACTTAGATTTGCACACAGGGACACGTACATATGTGTGACGATATAATGCGCCACACATACGAACAACACGGGTACAACTACCGCAAGAACTTTTTTGACGCTCATCATATGTATTTACTAGACAGAATGACATGCGGAATACATGTCATTTTTTCATACAAACACCGGCATTGTATTATCGTAATCGATGGTTGGAATCATACTTCCTATAAATTTGATAAATAGAAACATGTACATTTGAACAGGTGGTCGTCGACCTTCATTGTTTGCAATCATAACATCTGTAATGCGTTTCATGGTTTCTGCATGGCGACATGGGTGAATACTGATGTATTGAAATCCATTATGTGGATGTGCTTCAATAGTCGCCGTTTTTTGGATATAATCTTGCATTATATCTTCCATTGTTTCTCCTGGTCCAAGAGGACGACCTTCGGGCGTATATCCGCGTAGAAAAATCCGTGGTGTACGGTAATAATTGTCATATACAATGGTAATTTCATACAGACGCAGCGGGTCGTCTGTCGCAACCGACATGTCGATAACGGCCGCAGTATCCGATACATGAAGATTCGGTTCCATGAATTGTGAGAGGTCGCCATATTCATCCTCGTCTGCACTGTGTTCCGCGTGATCGGCAGTATTGATACTCCGAATACTGGAAACAGTCGCAGGTGAATCGGGCAATGTCGGGTAAACAGGTTCGGATGAAAACATGGATACTATCCCATGGTCGTCCTCGGACACGGCGGCGGCACTTCGTATGCGTTTTCGACATGGTATTGCTGAAACAACAAGATACTGTTTGTCCGGTGGTAAATAGGATTTTGCACGGGACGGGTCCCCGCGTTCCCATGACCATTGGGGCGACATACGAATCAAGTAATTGCCGGCAAGTACAAATTCATCGGGCGTTATTTGGCCCTTTTCATAGAATTGTGATACCGTTAGGACGGGCGTCAGATATTCCCGTGCCGAATGGAATTTCGAGACCAAGATATTGGGAAGAAAGGAAGTCATGATTCTTGTTAGAGGTTACTAATTTTGATTTAGACCAATGAAAAAATTGAAATATTCAAATATGGATTGAAGTTCTGTGGGCGCGAAATACACTGTTGATTGTTTTCAAGCCTACCCAAGTTCTTTCCAGGACTTTTCAACTTTTCAAGACTTTCTTTCCAACTTTTCAAGACTTTCTTTCCAACTTTTCAAGACTTTCTTTCTATAGACGCAAATGGAGGATTCAATTGACTACATTGACGATTCAGCAACTCTTCCTTGTGTGGTGTGCAAGGACCCGTGTGCAAGTGAAGGTATGAACCATATGTGTCCCGATTGTTATTGGGACGCAGAAGAGACTTGGCGACAGAAGCAACACAATCCGACCTGGCGATTCAATCGATTGTGTTCACTCGCAGTTACAGGTATGGGAATGGACAAAACAGCAGCGGTCGCATTTGCATCGAAGGTGTTGAACCTTGACCTTCAACCAACCGCAGTTGACGATACATCAGCCGATGCAACGAAACAACAGGTAAAATAAGAAACCAAAAACACTACCACAAAACACAACAGCAAAAAAACAAACAGTAAAAATCGCATTCAACAAGAAGATGAAGTGGCTAGTTCAATTACTGTCCACAACACTTTTTGCATGGGTCATTTCGTGGGTGTATTTTCTAGTTACGTTACCGTATGTGACACGATATGTTGGAAAATCAGTAGGCATTGGACTGAATTATGGAATCAGTTGGATAGTCATGTTGGTAGTCTTGTATATCCTCAACACATGGAATCCATCTGAAACAAAGCAGCCCGGTATTTCCAACAATTCGCCCTAATGAATTCGTTGGAGAAAAACTGCACCCATAAGAAAGATGGTTCGGTCGATTAACTTGTTTCATCTAGCGTTGGTCGCGCCGCTATTCATCTATATCGGTATAAGCCGCGATCAAGTTCACGAATATGTGTTTTATGCACTTGGCTTGTTGGGCGCAATAGTTCTTGTCTATCATGCCTATAAAGCCTATCTCAAATTGACATCCGGACAAAGTGCATGGATTAATTGGATTCATATTCTATTTGTTGCTCCCCTCTTGATGATCTTGGGCTACTTGAAAAAGGACGCGAATCGTCGGTATTTTGAAATGCTACTCTTGCTAGGTTTCGCGGCCCTGGGCTATCATGGGTTTTACATTGTGCGCGACATGATAATTCAATAATGTCATAGAACTCACGCAACCATTGCAGTCTTTTCCAATTGAATCTGCGCCAACATTGTGAGATGTTCAGATGACGCAGATGCCTTGAAACATTCAGTGGAATGATATAAATACGCACTTGATGATGCAAAGTGTTTGCTGCATCCAGTACATGTTTTCCCCTTGACATAACTCGGAATCCACGATTTCGCATGGGTCCGTGCAAAATGGATACGAAGATTGGCTTTGGTATGTGTTGAATGCATACATTCCGGCTCAGGACAACGAAATTTCATTCCTGCATACATGTTTGTCTCTTTTTCATTGGGATGCGGATCATCTGGATGGACGGTGGCAAGGTGATGAAGATAAGTACATTTTTGCAGAAATTTGGGAGTGTCGTAGCACCGTGTACACTCAAATCGATGTTTCATCTCATGTTTGCTTTCAATGTGGTACAACATGGTGTTTTGATGTTTTTCCGTGATTCCACAATGGGGACAAACAAACATATTGAACTCGTTTCGGATGTATTTGGAAGACGCACTTTCCATTCTTCACTCACCGTCTGAAGAGTAACTCTTGCCATGAATCACGTGTGACCACATCGACGTCAATTTTTCATTCCGCCGACCTAAACCTTTTGCTTTCCTTGTTACTAGAGACAATGAGCGAAAAACCACGAATCGCCATCTTGACGTTTTGTGTAGGCGCCGACTATACAAAATGTATGGAACCTGGACTCGCCTCCAAACGTGCCTACGCCGAAAAACACGGGTATGATTTTCTGACTGGCGGTGACGATGTATGGGACCGAACGCGTCCAATTTCATGGTCCAAACTGAATTTCATTCGGAAATACATAGATGATTATGATTATATTTTCTGGAGCGACGCAGATGTAATCATTCTGAACACCGAATTGCGTCTTGAAGACCACGTACTGCCCCTTCTCCCACCCGAAAAGGATATGCTTTGGACATACGATGCGTGCAATCATTACAACCACGGACATGCACTCTATCGCGGGCGTTCGTCATGGGTAAAAGATTTCCTACAACGAGCCTATGACCAAACAGACCTTATCTACCATATCTGGTGGGACACTGCTGCTGTGATTCGTCTATTTGAGTCCAATCCCACCGACGCAGCCAAGATTGAGACATGTAAGGCGCATTGGACATTCAATTCGTATGTATTTGGACCCAATGATTCCGCAATATGTCCTGAAGCACGATTGTATCAGCGAGGCGATTTTTTGATTCATTTTGCGGGTGTATACAATCATTTGAATATTTACAGATTCATGAAATACTTCAAATCCATGTACGACCAGGGTCGCGATCATAATCCTGCACTCCTTGATATATGGCGTAGACATCCACCACTGAGCATGCAACAGGCGTATGAGTCATTTATTTCGGCAACCTAAGTAAGGAATGGCGAAACTCGCCAGTATACAACCATTACTGTTTTGGACCGCCATAGCAGTTTTGATAGTGGGCATATTGTATTTTGATGCCTCGGTCCGACAATCGCGGGGCGTGTCTATACGTGAAATTCGGACCAAATGGCCCGTGTGGGAAACATTGGAACCACCCGACCGTCGTATTCGTATTTTATGGATTAATCAGGATTACGTACCGTTTGTCAATGCAGGCAGCGAGATTTGTACACATCAATTGAATACCCATTTAATCAAAAAACCCTACAAGTTTGACGTGTTTGTGGCCAGTCCCGCTTATCCACGACAAGCCTATGACAATATCCGCTGTTTTGATTTGAACGATACGACATTATTGTATGACGTAATGAAATCCTCCCATATTTTGATGAGTCACAGTGGTCCCTATCGGCAACAACTCATTTGGTTGAGTCATATAACGGGGAAACCCTTTGTATCGTGGGTGCATACAGATAACTATGTGAATGGTGTGAAAGGGTTGTGGAACGACCCCCGTATATCTGGACGACAATGGACAGTGTTTAATTCGTCCAGTTTGCGCAATCTACGACCCGAAATTTCGGACGAATCCGTGACCATTATGAATCCAACAGTCGATTATCGTATATATGCAGTGGACAAAACCAAACATGAGCGCAAATACATCACGTTGAGCAATGTGAATGAAAATAAGGGTGGTTATCTACTGATTGAACTTGCAAAAGCCCTTCCGGAGTATGAGTTTTTGGGCATTATGGGCGGATATAGAAAACAAATTGTGGAACATGGACTTCCGAATTTACGCTATATGACACACACGACGCAAATCAAAGATATTTATGCACAGACGGCCATATTGATTATGCCGTCCAAAGAGGAAACATGGGGACGGAGCGCTGTGGAAGCCATGTCGTCTGGAATCCCGGTTGTGGTGAGTCCAACACCCGGTCTTCGTGAATGTTGTCAAGATGCAGCCATTTATTGCGACCGCAAAGATTTGGGTGCCTGGATTGCGACCCTGCGTCGGCTCAAGACCGACACGGAATATTACAAAACCATGTCCGCGCGCGCGTTAGACAGGGCGCGCGCCCTGGATCCCCGAACAAGTTTGGAGGCCATGGAAGGGTGGATTGAAACAAAGGTCTTTCCGTCCGCCAGACCCGGTAGAATGCCGAATGCCGTAGAAAAAAATATGTTGTTTCGTTAGAAAACAAACATGCAGACAATTGGTTCCAAGGCTCAAGTATTCCACGGCACTGCGCACCACACCGCAGGCGGTCTTACCCGCAAGGATCTTATCCAGAACAAGCACGGCCGCATTGTCAGCAAGAAGCAGCATGCTGCCGGCAAGAAGGCCCTGACTCGCCTGCGCAAGGCCGGCTATGTCGCTAAGAAGGGTACATTCAAACTCTTCACCAAGAAGGCTGCCCGCAAGTCTGGCGGTGGCAAGTTCTGGTAAACATTTATTACTCAACAACTAACACTTCAAACATCCAAAATTTCAAACAATTCATTCCAGCCATTCGTATAATGCAAATGACTTGAATATCCGTAAATTTAAATCAACACACACCGCAGAACTTATGGCAGCCGTTCCCGGTATTAATACGCCCGTGGACGCTTCTAGAAACACACAATTGATTCTTGCAGTCATGAATAACGACCTGGACGAAGTCAATCGTTTGCTTGCAATTGAAGGGATTCAAGTCAATAAAGCAAACCTTATTCAGGAAACACCATTGTATATCGCATGTGAAAATGGATATACTGAAATCGTGGCTCGATTGTTACAAGATGCAGACATTCAAGTCAATAAGACGGCTACATTGCATACAACGCCGTTGCATATTGCCGCAGCGAACGGACATCTTGGCGTTGTGGAACTATTGCTTCAGGTACCTGGAATTCAAGTCAATACACTCACAAACAATGGACTCGCACCCATTCACGTTGCATTACAAAATAGGCATTTTGACATTGTAAACGCACTTCTTCGAGTGGAAGGGGTCGATGTGAACATACAAATGTATGATGGACGAACGCCATTGCATATTGCGTCTGAAGAGGGATATTTGGATATTGTCGACCAATTACTCGGTATGGAAGGCATTGACGTGAATGCACAGGATGATTCTGGAGCCACACCCTTGCATACGGCTGTGTATGGTGGCGATATTGACGTCGTACAACGATTGTTAGCCACACCGGACATTCATGTGAATGCAATGATAGAAGGAGAAGAAGAAGATATAACCGCTATTGATATTGCCTTGGGTAATGGACGGTATGATATCGCTGAATTATTGCAAGAGGCCCTAGATAGGGAATTTGAGGAATACAACACGGCAGCGCCACCTACATTCAAGGGGTGGTCAAAACAAGATGTAGAGTTTTTTGACCAGGTTTTGGATACAAATGCACCTGAAGGTGGACGTCCGCCTGCGGAAAATTGGTCAGTGTGTCCAGTGTGTTTGGCCTTTGTAGAACGGCGGGAAGGTTGTATGTATATGGCGCACACATGCACGTCAATTCATCCCTATTTCCATCAGTCTCTATACAACATCTTCAAGCGACCCGATGGGAAGATTGAGTGGTGTACATTGTGTGGACGCGTATGCAAGGATCATAGACATTATGAATTAGCGTCCATCATGGACATTCGAGATGGTCATGTACCCAATATTCACGTACCAGTGGAAGCACCAGAAGGTCTTTATTTTGGCGGCGAGCGTGAATGTATTAAATCCGGTGGCGGAGGATACAAGGAAAAAATCGCACGGATGCGTCGTATGCGCGAATACGCGTCGCTATTGCTAAACGACGTGGGCAAGAAAACATACAAGAATGCCTGGAAAGAGTTGGTGGAAGCCGCTTGGGACGCGCCTGTGTCTATGAGTCCAAACAATGTCCAGAAAATAGAACGCATACTGGCGACAAAAACATGGAATATACCCAGTAACGTATTCCCCGCCAATGTTCGCCCAACCAATGACGAAGTGGCTGCGCCCGCTGCTCCATCTGTTCCGTATCCATTTGCAGGTCGGCCCACCATGAATCCCATCCTGGGCGAGGGGGGTATGAACAATGTATCACTGGAGGACGTTCCTGTGCTAATCCAATTACGTCACAGACAGGAGGACGGTACAGTGATTGAACACCCACAAAAATTATCCATACAGTCCCTTTTCAATGCATTGACAGACACAATCAATCCTGCATCCGAATATTTTGGAAAATGTATTTATCACGCCGATGGATGTACGGGATTGATGTATCCTGACGAACTTCAGTTTATTCTTGACGCGTATCCAACAATGCATTTGCCAGCGGACGCACCAGAGCGCGGCGCATACCAACGACTGATTGATGGATACCGATTGCGATTCAATACGCGCTACCGAGACAATCCAGAATTCAAGGCCCGTGTGGATGCAAATAGTGCTGCCGCCGCAGCCATGCCTGTGGGTGGTGCAGGAGCGGCCGCAGGCCACGGCGGAGGACGACGCAAAACACGACGCCGACGTCAGCACAAGCGCAGACGATTGACACGCCAACGCAAGATTTCTCGACTTTTTATGGTCTAGAGAAAGACGTTCAGAAAGGGGTAAAAACTTTACAGAATAAATTTACTAACTTCCGACTGTGTAAAATTTAGTTGATTATTTTACCGACGAACTGTTTTATCTATTGTAGGTAGAGATGAATAGACGGTTTGGGGTTGAAATTGAAGCATGTTTGATTGTTGAATATAATAAACATTTTGCATGGATTGATTATATAAAAGACTATCTACACAAAATTGGTAATAATATGAGTATTTTAAATATACAATTTGCAGGAGCATATGAGCATACTGTTATTATTAAAACTGAAAAATATGATGAAGATGCGTTGATATATAAATATAATCTTTTGACACATGAATGTATTGAAGATGAATTATATGATGTAGATTACAAATATCCTATTATAAGTCCTGATTATTCAATAGTATGTCACGATTATACTTACGGCTTTATTAATTCATATGAACATCCTTCCGAATATAACGAATTGTCAGTTAGTAAAAGAAATTTTTTGATTAATAGTAAAACATATTCTGTAAATATAGAATTAATAACGAATATATTTGACAACTTTCAAATGTACATCAAATTCAAAGAATTATTTATGCCTGCACACTTAATGTTTATTTTAAATAAATCACAAGGATTACACCTAAATATTGATATACACGACATTAGTACGTCTACCCTTAAAAATATTTTATTGAACAAATATATTCCATGGGAACAAGAAAATGCCAGAATGGTTCGTCCATTTAAAAGTAAATATGCGATGGAGTTAGATCATATAGATATAGTTAAAATTAGCAAATGTAGTAATATAAACCAACTTTCCAATATTCTAAATAAATATCGAAGCGTAAATATTAAATGTGATATAGATGTAATTGAAATGAGAATATTCTCGTTACTTGGGTCTGATATTGATACACATTTATATAATGTCTATAGAATGTTTACATTAATAGGAGGTCGTATTTATTCTAAAAAAATGAGACATCGAAAAAATAAAACTATCAAATTAGCAAAAGCAAAATGAATATATTGTTTGTGTATGGTACTCTAATGAAAGGTCAGCATAATCATCCTTTATTAGAAGATTCTGAATTTATTGGATTTGGTTATACTGCTAATAATTATTATATGTGTGGTAGACTCAATAATGAAATTGATGAATTCGAAGAGGGTAGACAATTTTCGTATCCTCCACGCAAATTATTATTTCCTTACGTTTATACATCTAATGAACTTCATACATATCCAACATCACAAACAAAAATATTTGGTGAAATATACAATATTGATAATCGAATTATGGATACACTTGATATGCATGAAGGTGAACCTATAATCTATAAACGAACAGTTGTACCCGTCTATCTAAATTCATCAGTAATTATGGCAAATATGTATATACTGGAAAATAAAGATATACTTCTTGACATTCTAATAAATAAAAACCTATTTATACCTATTCCAAATGGAAATTGGAAAACTGCTTCTTCAATACGTATTTGAATTCTAACAGCGGACACGTAAAAATTTGAAACATGTCTGCTTTAACTGTGTGAGATTCAAGATATTTACTATGCCGCCCAAAAAAGTCACCGTCAAAACGGGTGCAGGAAGTGTACCCAACATTTTGGTAATGCTTAGCAAACCAAAACCTTCAACAAAATCTGAATCTGTCGAAACAAAATCAGATTTGTCATCAAAACCCACGGCCCCTGTGGCCGAATTGACACACACGGACACCTTGGTTCAAGAATATTATGCTACATTGACACCCAATGAGCGAATTGCACATACGATTGCTGTGGAGAAATTAGGCACAAGTTACGACGTTACTCGGACTCATGGGTTCCTGCGCTGGCAAAAGGCGCGTAAGTAGCATCTTGAGCAGCGTCACCGATTTTTTGTTTGCATTGTTTTGTAAATCACTAATCCATGTCCGCAGATATTTATTTCCATCCAAAACATTGGTTGCGTCCAACAAACTTTTTATGGGAATCCATCGCGTTTCCTTAATTTCCAACATGTTGAATTTGAACAGAGGACGAAGTGTGTCGTCATTCACGATTGCATACCGAAATAAATACGATTGTGATCCTTTATTGATTTTGAATACATCCGGAATAATGGTATACATGTCGGACGTATAGCCTGTTTCTTCAAACGTTTCCCGAATGGCCGTTTGACAGTCATTTCCGCCGTCCACCGATTCACGATGACCTTTGGGGAACCCCCATTTTCCGGACCGGGCATCATGGACCAATAAAACAGCCGTCAAATCGTGCGACAAAAGGACAAATCCGGAACCCATATAACTCATGATTGACGACGCAACAACGGTCCTAACTATGTAGAAGATTAAATCATTTTAGATTGGGTGCAACCGCACAGAGATGATGGATATGTGTCGCAATCGATAGTTTGTTTGTTTCATTCGCTTCGAGTGTGAGACCGATTGTGTTTTGTAACGTATGATCGGCCAGATACCGAATACACGTATCGATGTCATTCATCTCGTAATAGACACCGAATGGAAACTCGGGTTGGGTATGAATAAGGGGCAGACCATTGCACACAATAGCATTCATAAAGGGTGTAATTTCCGGTAACACCGAGTTGGACAAAAACACCGTCCGCTGTTTGCTGGCGCGAAAAAAGGAAAATATTTGGTCGTCAGTTAGTCCTTTGAAGACACGAAGTTTTTTGTCGCGTCGAAGGGGCGAGGATTCAATGATTTTGTACGCCGTTTCATTGTCAGGCATATTTAATATATACACAGTCCCCAATTTGGACGGATATCGTCTATAGAATTCCATACATATATACAGTGGTTTGAATGCACTCCGATGGAATGCATCATTGGAATCAAACAAAACAATATCCACTAACGTGTCGGGTTTATAGGACGGTGCAACACGCGGTTCAGGTAGAGAATACACAAAGGGTATGCAGACGACTGGTTTTTTATAGACAGTTTCCACATAGGATTTGTATTCTTTATAGTGTTCGGGCAGCCATATTTGTTGGATCTGAGGACAAGTATGCAACCAGTTCAGATTGTTGTGCTTATTATACACAAAGGATTCCAAATCATTGGCGAATGGATGCATTGTCATGTAATAGACAATACACCCCGAAAGGTCGTTTCCAATCAATGGACCATTTGTTATATAGAGGTCACGACCGTTTTCCATGGTCGGCTGGATACCAGACAATGCGTCCAAATAGGGATCAGGTGTCGGCAATTGATTCAAAATATGAATTTTCATAGTGTCGCAATCTAGATTGAATCCATATATAGTTAATGCGCATGAACCGCGCGCCCGGGCAGCCTTTCAGGAATCAAGTGTGTGGTTTTTTTTTATGAATTAACATTAGAAATATTCAAATGGCTGCCGATGATAGGATTTTTCATAAATACCTCGGCGCCGGTAGTTATGGTGTAGTCGTCGGACCTGCGTTACCAAACAGTGATGAACGTGGCGAAACCATTCATTTCCCAGACAATGTAACGAAAATATTTTTTGATTATGATTCAAAAAACAATGCCATTGAGTCCTCCGAACGAATTACTGGATTGTTGGGTGACGAGAATGGTTCGTTTCGTGTGAATGAGTATGAAAAAGACTATACATTTGGGAATTTGAAAAATATGGTGATGATGAATCACAGAGTGAAAAATGAATTAGAGGAAAAAGGCTTGAATAATGACAATAACTTGCAATTACTTCGTCTTCCCAATCTTGGCGTCGATTTCAATACAGGATTATCCAAGAATCTTGAATCTATACGAAATATTCCTGTGATAACTATACTACAACAATTTCGTAAATTATTTGCTCAAACAACTCGTTTAGCGGAAAATAGATATATTCACGGAGATGTTCGTTCAGCCAATGTATTGATTCAACCCAAGAATGGAACAATAACAATGATTGATTTTGATTGGTTAATGAAGTATGGCAAGTTTTTTGATGAGTATAGTTACGATGAGGCGTTTGGATTTTACAGCAACCCGCCTGAATTTTTATTGTTGAATAAATTTAATTTTGACTTGTTTGATAGTACAAAAGACCCGACCGACCTTATTCGCGACATCAATCTGAATAAATATGTTCGAAATACAAAAAATGATTTCTTCGCACATAATTCTATTACAATGCCCGAACTAAAGGAAAAAATAAAACGTGCTTTGATTACTAATATTCAATACATTCGTAGCGTAATTCCGTACACGTCTGAAGATGCTGCTGTTGTTGCAGCAGCCAACTCACCTTCAGGTAATTTTAGTGCTATGATTCGTATAAAATCCAGAATAATTGACCAAATCATCAATTTATTGTTTCCCTATTTTGACAATTATGGTCTAGCCAGTTGTTTACTCAAATGTATGAATCTTGTGTATCGCTATTCGGATATGACAACAATGGAAAATTATCCTCATGCTTTGAAAACCCGATTGACAAATAATGGAGTTCCCTATTCGGATGACGAATTAGTACGTATTTCTCAGGCATTAATTGATGTTGGAAAACTCCTCAAACGCGCATCCTCGTTTACAATAAACGAACGAGTCTTGCCTGCGGATATATCTGCTGAAATGGATGCTATTCTTGCTCGGTATCAAAGTTCGGCTCCTGAAGATCCATTAGCCGCGATGGCCAATGAGCCTGGTGCCGCCGAAGCAAACAATCCTGTGGCCTTTAATATTAATGTACCTATGGGTGGCGGTATTCGTCGTCGTAATCGTAACACTCGCCGCAACCGCACCAGTCGTCGTGTTGGTCGTACACAAAGTCGTATCCTTGTGCGTCGTAGAAAAACAAACCGTCGTAAATGATTTGTTTGATTTTTAGATCCATACTATTTTCCAAGTCGCACAGCATTTTGGAAATTAGGAAGCCAACATAGAAAATTCAAAACTTATTTTTCAATCAGTGACTCAAACAGTCGTACATTAGTTTCATGATACGGGTCCCATTTCGCCAATTCGTGTTGAACCTTGCGTGCATAAACCTCCGCATTGTGTGACGTCATAACAGTTTCAAGATGAGAAACGGCTTCATCGACAGTATGATAGGCATAACCCAGTTCTGCGCTTTCCAACAATGATGAATTATGTACAAACGGCATGCCTGCATTCATTACATCGTAATACGCGTAATTTAACGGACATTGAATATTGTGTGATAGCACAGCAACTTTGGAATAAGAATCAATATAGCAAAAACATTTTATAATGTCATGAATGGCCATACGACCCGTTTGTTTCACTTTGCCGTCTTTGAAAATGGATAGATGATTCATCATGGTCTTCGCCATATCGGTTTGTGTTCCAAACAAATAGACTTTATTCAACCAGTCCTTGTGTTTCATATAAAAGGCCTCGGCAATCACCAATGGCATCCATGAACTCTTCCAATAGGACATATTGGGTTCCATGATAATCAAGTTGATTTTCTCAGACGGTCTGTTTTGAAATTTGTATTGGACGCCATTGTTCAATGTAAATAGCGGTGTCCATATCAACGGCACAGGGACGACTTTGAGCGCATGTTTGTTTTGAATTTCCAACACATTTCTATAGGTTGCCTCATGATTATGGGCCAACCACACAGAATCGGCCATGGTATGGAATTCTTCCTCAAAGAGCGGCACAGACGTTTTGAAATCATGAATAAAATGGTCGTTGTGAATAGCATCAAACGAATTCATGGGATGAAATAATGCGGTACGCACACCCGCGGACTGAATGCGCTTACGAGTTTCCTCACTGGGAATGTAGGAACCATAGAGAATAAATGCGTAATTGCGAAAATCAAGTCCTTGTGTGGATGTATAGGAATATGGAACTTGTGGGTCCACAATGCTTGGTCCCTTAGGGTCGTAATCGACCAATAAATCAACATTATATCCAGCGGCTTCCAAGGAATGTTTGATAAATATCACATTTTGACCTGCTCCACTGGCATAATAGTTGCTCTGTCGTACATACAATCCAATCCGTTTTGTTTTTCGACGTAGGACTTTGAACATGTGGCGTTTTGCCTCGTAGACTTGAATGCTTTTGAAATCGGATGTAATATGGATACATACTTTCGCCAACGGTTCACCCACATGTATCCACGGAGTAAGATTGGGGTCAGATTTCCAATGGGCCAGTGTGATTTGCTCGCTCGGAGAATTCCACCAATGCGTTAACAATGTCTGGACAGCCGTTTTGTTTCGACAATTCAGTAAAAACAAGGCGGTGGATGGACTTCCATCGGGTTCAGCACATGCATACAGAATCGGTTGATTTTCGGACAACACGGTTTCTGCCTCTGTCTCGGTACCCTTGCTGTCCTTGGCCGACAAGAGTTCAAACACGTTTTGAGTCATATCCAACACAGTTGCCGATTCACCTAGAAATACAATTTCGTCATAATCTTGCACCAAGGGACGAAGATATGGAATTCGCGCCCAGGACACATGTCGGTCTTCGGGGCATGTTTGAACTACAGCGTGTTGAAACGGGATGTTTTGTACTTTGCAATAGGCCTGCGTCATGGGAATGAAATATGTCCATGGTCCTTCGTGTTTGTGGGTCTCATTATGGGTCAACGTAACAAGAATACGTCGCATATTTGTCTTCTTGGTCACTCGGTTTTCATCATCCTGTGTCTGCCGCACGCTATTTTTTGTGTTCATTCAATAGAAAATGGCCACTATAGAAATTAAAGAATTGCGTCCAGAAAATTTTAGCAGGGAAATCTTTCCCATATTTCAAAAACTCAAGGACGTTGCGTGGGAAATCCCTCGTATCGCTCCCATCAAATATGGATTTCAACACAGAGCCTTTGTCGCAAAGGAACGGGGTAGCGACCAACCCATTGGATTTGTGGCGTATCGTCGTCAATTGGTGAAGCGCGACAATGCTCCTGACAAATCCATCGTCGTCATTGATGGATTGTACGCGCGCGACGATGCGGTACGAGCGAAACTGATGCGAGAAGTCCCTATCGTCTATTCACCTTCAGGCAAATCACCGCGTGGAACACCGCCGTCGTATACAACTGGGCGATGGGAAGGTAAGTTGGGATCGCCCAAAGAACTGTATCTGCCCAAGCCACAAATTCAAGTAGCACATATCAATTACAATTACAACAGCAACAACAATAGCAACAACAGCAACAACAACAATAGCAACAACAACAATAGCAACAACAACAATAACAGCAACAACGACGGTCACGCCCCCGCTGCGTCGGCTGCGCGCGTCACAGACTTCCGGAATGTGCGCATGGGTCCCAGTGCATTCTTCCCACGAATCACCGTCAAAACCGGCGGCGGTCGTCGTGCAACCAAGACACGCAAAGCGTCAAAACGGTCCCGTAAAGTCAAAGCAACCCGGCATTCCAAAAAATGAAGACTGTCTAAACATTGCCTCCACCCCAAACAGAAGCAAGAACCATCGAGACATGTCTGAACAAATCCCGTGGCCGCAACCCGTCGCTAATCTTTGCGTCCATTTACCAAATGGACAGACGCGCAACATCTCAGTGACGCCACACACAACCCTACTCCAAATACTTCAAACAATCGGACTCCAGCACGAATTGTTTGAAGGCACAGGACCCAATACTTATCTCTTTGTGAATGAAGGCGGTACAGCAATGATTCGGCTGACTATGAATATGTTGGATTACAATTATTGGTATGTGGAGCGCGGCTCGATTTCCCAACTCTATATCAAGCGTCGCGCCGATGTCGAAAATCCTTCATGGTGAGATATGTGAAAAAAAATGACCCCTCGCGTATCCATCTAAAATTTTTTTATCCGGACTGGGTATCAACACACTGGCGTTATCGTATTTTCGTATCAGCCGTTCCGCTCTTCATGAGCAACTCCGACTATGGAGACGTCATTTACCGACAGTCACCCCTCATTATGCTGTCAAATGTAATAATGATCCGGTAATGATGCGTTGGATGTGCGAGTTGTATCCCGAAATGGGATTTGATTGTGCCTCTGATCGCGAGATTCAGGAAGTCCATTCCCTTGTGGCACCCCACAAGATAATTTATGCACAACCGTGCAAAAAAGTGGAGGATATCCGACTTGCCGCGGCGCGTGGAGTTGAACTCACCGTCGTTGACTCTGTAGAAGAAGTCGAAAAACTGGCTGAAGCAAAATGGCGGGGTCGTGTGTTGACCCGTTTGCTTGTCCAGGATGCCGGCTCCAAGCAACCGTTTAGTAAAAAATTCGGCGCTCCGCTCGCCTGGCTCCCCCGCATATACAGTGCAGCCAAATTCCATGGACTTGATTTCCAGGGATTTAGTTTCCATGTGGGTAGCGAGTGTGAGACGCCCAACCAATATACACATGCAATCGCAGACTGCGCAAAAGCAGCCAAAATCGCCAAACAACGCGGCGGATTTGATACCACATTGATTGACATTGGCGGCGGATTCGTACCCAACGCTACCCTGTTTGAAGCCGTGGCGAACGAGGTCAAATCTGCGCGTCAAACATATTTCAATACCGACGATGTACGTTGGATAGCCGAACCTGGCCGTTTCCTGGCTGCACCAACACACACGTTATACACAACAGTGATTGGGAAAAAACCCGTGTATCCATCTCCCAAATCCAAATCGGAACCCAAGTACCGCATTACAATTGATGAATCCGTGTATGGTTCATTTAGCAACATTCCGTTTGACCACCAAGTTCCAGAATTTGCGCGTATGCGTGCGCCGGCCAAACATGACGTGCGTCGTCCAACCATCATCTTTGGACGCACATGTGATAGCGGGGATTGTCTGGGGACCCATATTCCGCTCCATGATGTGGAGGTAGGCGACGTCCTAGAAGTTCCCAATATGGGCGCTTATACAACGGTAACGGCATCGGAATTCAATGGTTTCCCGAAAGCGCAACGCATTTATGAAGCAGCACCTGAGGTCGACCAACTCAAATAATTCACAGAAACAACTAAAAACTGTCGATTCAAATAGAACATGCTCAAACGAGGATCCGGAGTGCGGCATCTGCCCCTTTTTCCAAATTCACAACACAACATGCATCCCGAAAATAACAATATGCTGCCCATCAATGTGTTGGAAACATTGGAGAATTCGTCACCAGTTCGCGCTACGCCATCGCCCATTCATCATCATACGACCCATCATACAATTGTTCGAAGTGTATCACCTGCTTTGGTTGCACGAAGTGTACGACACATACATGGAACCGCAAAACAAACGGCAAATATTCAGAATACAAACAAACCCCGTCGTCCCTCAGCGATTGGAAAACAAGCCATACAGACATTAAAAGTGAACCGACACAGGCGGAATCGAAGTCGCCCGACACGCAGACATTAGGTCAAGAACATTGTCAACCAAATTTTTACTTTTAATTCTCAATCATAAGTAAAGATTTATTTGTATGAATCTGGACACATTGCCGGCAATCTGTATAAATTTACGGCGTCGTATGGACCGTTGGCACGAATTTCAAGCGCAATCTGGATTGTCACACTTTCCGCCTGTACAACGCTTTGAAGCCATGGACGGCGCCGAAATGGATGTCTTGAATGACTCACAACTGGGAGTCAGTGCGCGTCGAAATATTTTGACAGGAGTGCGCCGGTCTCATCACGAAATCGTGGCAAAAAATTCTGTTGCGATTTATCATACTCATGTGGCGGCATGGAGGTATTTACTTGAAAAAACAGATGCACCGGCTTTAATCATTATGGAGGATGATTTGCGCGTGGATCCTGATTCGTATACCAAACTGAAACAATTGTTTGAACATCCGCTGATTCAATCGGGCGATTGGGACATTATGAATCCAGGGGCATTAGTTAAACAACGCACGGACATTGATGATGTGGTGAGCCAGTACACATATTCATATTTGTTTCATTGTTACATTGTCTCCCGTCGAGGCGCGGCTCGACTTTTGGAAAAAGCGTATCCGATTGAGGTGCATGTAGACCATTATGCGGCGCTTCTTGCTCAAATGGGCGCGCTCACAGTATATGGTCCCCGAGTTCGGATTTTTTATCAGCGCAGTTCCGACAGTGATAATCGCGACGGGTCGTGTCAAACATGTCATATTCCCAACAATGCAAATGAAATGGGAAAATATATATGGAATAATCGCTTGCGCGTGTATCAATTGGAAGAATCCGTGTTGGCCATTGGATTGCTGTTGGGTGGAGTGTATCTTGTACGGAAATATATGGCGTCATAATCCAAGTTCAAATTCAAACTTTCCAAGTTCCAAATAGATGGCATCCAATACAAGTAAAGAACCTGTGGGTGGTGCTGGAACAGCGTCCTTATTGCCAACTATAAAACACTCGGAATATATCATCGACTTCAAACAATTTGTACCTGCAAACGTTGGACAACGAATCCATATTGGAAACACGCGCGTCAATGCAACTGTTCTTGAAGCGGGACCAGTACGATGGGAAATGACTGCATCTGCACTATCCATGCTTTGGAACGAATTGCAGACTGTTGTTAGTAAAGATCCTGAATTGAACGAATTATTCCATTTTCTATATCCCACATATTATGTATCCGAAACACCCATTGTCGCTTTATCCGAACACAATGTATTTCGAAACAACCCCATCTTGTTGGACGCATTGCGTATGTTGATGACTGACGATTTAGATATCGAAGCCCGTCGTGCAAAGTTGGCCGACATTTCGTCATTCCCAGACCTTGATGTTCGAATTGCAAGACTTCTTCTTTTTGCCTACGACCTATTGAATCCAAGACAAGTGCTGAAAGTCAAACGCGATTCTGGAAATATTCTCTATTGTGATGTCTCTATCAACGGTCGCGTCACACCACTCATTGAAAAAAAGGAATTGGTCGAATCAGTGACATTGGAGCAGTTTGTCGAAATTCATTCGTGGATTGTGAATGATTTGTTAGCCTTGTATATAAGCCATCCGCACAAGGTTCAATCAATCTGTACACATCCGTTTGTTGGAAATACAGCCTTCATGAACTATATTCAGCGACTCATGGAACATCAATATATTGTGTTTTTAAGTATGTCAACAGTCACGGACAGCGAATTGATTGTTTATCGCGGAAGCCCACATTTCAAACAATATGCGATTCGTCGCCGTGCTTTCATTTCAACAAGCAATGACAAAAATGCTGCGAATGAATTTGCAGAAACGGATGAACGCGCAAAGAAAATTATTATTCCGCCAGGAACACGCATTCTTGACTTGTCAGAACTGAACTTTCTGGGTGAACGTGAAATTATTATTTTTCCATTTACTGCGGATTCTAATTTAGTGATTGAACCTGTGGCTATCGCACAAACACGTGGAAAACGACAGACTTATCGGATTCGTAATCCGACTGACGCCAATCGAAACTTGCCTCGCAGTCGTCGTCAATCACAACGACGACGCCGCGCATGACGGCAGTAAACGGCCTAAAGGCGTCACCCTGTGTTAAGGTGTGGGGAAACCCGCCTAGCGCAGATAGTTCAGTGGTAGAATAATCGCCTTCCAAGTGGTTGACCTGGGTCCGATTCCCAGTCTGCGCACATGCCCGCAAGGGCGCCCTAAGGTCCTATAGTCCAGTGGTTAGGACACAGGACTTTGACTCCTGGAACCCTGGTTCGAATCCAGGTAGGACCATTGCCGAAAGGCATCCTCGGACAGTTACGACAGCCCGGTTTTAGTCTATCGTTCTTATACTTTAATCCGTATATAAGGAAAACGAAGGTCGTGAGTTCAAATCTCACACTGTCCACTCAACCCCCTTTTTTGATTCCAACATTTGGATTCAAAAAATTGATTCCATTTTCCAATACATTTCAAAAATCATATCCCCCTGATGTCCGAACCAACTCCAGACATCCCAGATGTAGAAAAAGCCCATATCTACAAAATAACCAATAAGATAAATGGAAAGATATATATCGGCGAAACAAAAGAGAAAAATCCAATAAAACGATGGTATGGTCATTTACATGCAATTCGTAGAGGAAAAGGATGTCCATTGCTCAGAGCCGCCTTTCAAAAACATGGAGAGGAAAATTTTACATTTGAAGTCATTCAAGAATGCTCTAAAGATGAACGATTTATAATTGAGGAACAAAAGATTAAAGAATACAATTCTATGGTACCAAACGGCTATAATGCGACAATAGGTGGCATGGGAGGCGGATTCAAAGGAAAAAAACACAGCGAGGAGACAAAGAAAAAAATGGCGAAAACGATATCTGACATGTATGCGGCATTGACAGATGAACGAAAAGAAGAATTGCGTCAAATAAAAAGAAAACCACGTACATTCAGCGAAGAATACAAACAAAAAATGCGAAATTATAATTTAGGAAAAAAATTATCCGAAGAAACTCGGGCCAAAATAAGTAACAGTTTGAAACACTCCGCTTTAAAAGAAGAAACCCGAAAGAAAATCAGTGAATCTGTCAAACGAACCTATGAAAATGGACGTGATGCATCATTTACCGAAGAAAGAAAAGCAAATCTTTCCAAAGTTATGACAGATGTCAGAGGTGTAAAAGTCGAGCAATACACCAAAGAAGGAGTGTTTGTAAAATCATATCCAAGTATAAAGACTGCTTATTGCGAACTGAATATAAAAACAGGCATAGATAAAGTGTTATCAGGCAAACGCAAAACAGCCGGAGGATTTATATGGAAACGCGTTGAAGAATAAGTCACAAATTCATCACAATTGTTTGAAATACAGGATTTTTGAAGATATAATTTATATTGATAGTGAGATAAATTATATGTCTAATGCAATCTATTCCAACCGCCACAAATGCCCAGAATCGTCAATCTGAATTCGCGTTGAATATTCAATCCATTCCCAACCATTATTGAGTTTACTACTTTGCCAACAAATCGGTCGTTTTAATACATAAACATTGTATTTGGATTGATGTTTGCATATTTCGACATCATTAGCGTCATTTGTGTACCGCAACATACCTGAAATATATGTCTTGTATTCAGGCGATATATACAATTTCGCATGCGCAGATAACATATTGTAGACTTTCATATATGTTGAATTCAGTATTTGAAATTTTGCACGACCTCCATTTTTTCGTGTTTCAAAATCATAATTGCATCCAGAAATTCCAAGATATAACGCATCAACATCTGTAGGAATTTCAAAGACAAATGCTGGATTCCGAACAAATTCCAAATCATCCTCCAATATTAATACAGGTTCATCCATGTTCATTTGCAATATATTGTATGTTGTGGATAGGGTGAGTCATCATCTGGTTTCCCCGATTTATAATGCACGACGCGCTCAAATCCCAAAGTCCGCAGTAATTCAAACATATGGACACATCGTTTTTTGTATGTCTCAGTATTATCTGGACAAATAAAGACTGTTTTTATTTTCCGTATATCAATGGTATTCATTATATATATTGTCATCATGGCTAGGTCTTTACGTCTCCACACCCGCTTTGCGATCATATCAACCTTTTGGGTTCCGGATTACATAACGTTATAATTCCAGAAAACTAATATGTCAACTAAAGAAAATGGATTCATACAGTGACATTATTGCGACATGTAAACAATATTCAATGATATCAACTGAACGGTTTACAAATAACATTGATTCAATTCGCCACGTGGAGATGAACAAAATTCCTGGAGATATTGTTGAAATAGGTGTTTGGAAAGGAGGAAGCATGCTAAGTATGATTCTTGCGCATGAGCGTATACTTCATATACCACGTACTTTTCATTTATATGACACATTTGAAGGAATGACACCGGCTACATCTGTTGATGTAGATCATGCAAATAACGATGCGACAAAACTAATGGAACAAGTACCGTTTATTCGTTGTATAAGTTCATTGGATGAAGTAAAAGCAAATATTTCAAGACATACGTCGATACAACCCAAATATCATATAGGTGACATTTTAAAAAATACATTTTATCCGGATTCCATTGCTGTTTTACGACTGGATACAGATTGGTACGAAAGTACAAAGTTTGAACTGGACCATTTTTATGATAAAGTTGTCAGTGGTGGAATTGTGATTATAGATGATTATGGCCATTGGAAGGGATGTAAAAAAGCGGTGGATGAATTTTTAGAGAATCATCCTGGAATTACTGTAAATAAGATTGATTACACAGGCATTTATTTTGTAAAACCATAAAATGTTGAAAATTCTTATTTAGTATTGTCTTGGTACCTTCATAACCTAAGCGCGTCCAACGGGATTAGATTATGATTAGGAATGACAAATGTATGACGGTAGGTACTAGTCTTCAACGCTTTCTACAGATTCCGGTTTGGGTACACAATTTGTTCCGGGATCAGCGCCGTCACATGTCGATGAAATCACAGACTCTACATCTCCACATGTTTCATCACCGCCCTGTATTTCGTCATGGACCAATGTCGGGTCACCCACAAAGACCCATTGGTCGGAATTCAGGTCCGTAATATTTCCAGATTCCACAAATCCAGATTGGACAGATTTATATTTCAAATACATTTCCGAGAGTTTCACAGCCGCCTCCCGTGTCAATACACCGCCATATTCAACCGTATATTGAACAAGACGCGTTCCCAATGTAATTGTCAACGCAGTGACTGCACCCGCCGTCGCAGCAATGGCCGCCGAACCCAGCCGTCCGGAGGTGAGAATGGATTGTTTGGTCGTTTCAGCCGCCGCCGACGATACAATACGAACTGTTGTTCCTGCAACCGGTCCAGCAATCCAATCGGCCCCTGCACCTACCAATTGTCCTGCGACATGGATTCCTTTTCCCGTCACAGTCGCAACAGCATGGGAGGAATGTTCGGCCGCCGCGTACGTCATTGCCGCCACAACAACGCCAGCCGTCATCCCCGCCACTGTGATTTTAATCCACGGTGATTTCGATTCATCCGACAACACATTTGTGATTGTAGATGGAGGTGTAGAAGCCATAATCTTCTAGGGAGGTCCGTGTTTTATTTTTGTTTCGCAACGAAACCACGTCCGGAGTCGCCACCGAAAATCTGTAATTTCGCACGGGATTGTTCAAACAATGGAATATTATTAGTCACTGCTTTCGCCAAGTCTGAATACGTGTCCAATTGCCGAGTCAACATTGGAGTGGATGTGAGTGTTTTGAATGTGGAGTAGTAATCATCTATTTTTTTGGGCTGTGTGTCATCGTGTGCCAACAATTTGTCATATATGCTGCTATTGACAATAATAAATTGCGCAGATATCCAATCTTCAATTACAATCATGTTTCCTTTATGTCGCCGTGTCATATTGGGATTGGGTCCGCCATTGTAGATTTCCCAATCATCTTGATGATTCCATAAATAGGTCAAAACGTCCGGAAAAGATGTTTGGAATTCAGGATACGGGTCGCAATCATCTTCCAAAATGCATACCCACGGATATCCACGTTCTTTGGCAAGACGAACAACCGCAAGATGTGATTCGCGACATCCAATTTCTGGATCCTCGTTCCTTATCGCTTCAAACCGTTCGATTTCTTGGTCTGGAAACGCTTTCCGAAGCAATTCCATGCGGTCCGTGCGATGAGCCATGTTAATCACAATCCAAGGGAGCGGTGGATGACTCATTCTCTACTCACTCTTGTTGTTTGGATTTCAACAATCTGCCGGGACCCTGACTGGACCTAAAAATTGAATCAAATCTATACATCCAACATGATTCTGTAAGAATTTCTGTTCAGCATCATGAAACTTGTCATTGTTGAATCTCCTGCCAAATGCAGTAAAATTCAATCGTATCTCGGCGACGGTTATATTGTCAAAGCCACAATGGGTCATATTCGCGCATTGGAAGAATCTCTCAACAGTGTTGGTATTGACCGTGAGTGGGAACCCAAATATGTCGAATTGTCGACAAAAAAGGATGCAATTACAAAACTCCGAACATCCGCAAAAGGCGCCGAAGTAATTCTTGCGACTGACGATGACCGTGAAGGGGAAGGAATTGCGTGGCATGTCTGTTTCCTGCTGAAATTGAACCCCGCAACCACACCGCGAATAGTCTTTCATGAAATCACCAAACCGGCCATTCAGGCCGCCATTGCGGCCCCGCGACGTCTGGATATGAACAAGGTCAACGCGCAGCAGGCCCGCGCAATGTTGGACTTATTGGTCGGATTCACAATTTCCAAAGTGTTGTGGAGTCGTGTTGCGCCGAAACTCAGCGCAGGACGGTGTCAAACGCCAGCATTGCGTTTGGTCGTGGAACGCGACCGCGAAGTGGAAAACCACACGGCCGCCGCGTTCTGGCGTCTGAGTGGTACTTGGACAACGACAATGACCACCACTGCCCTCCCTGCCCTGGAAGCACAGGCGACCGAAGACCTGCCGGACCGCGCAGCAGCAGAGGCCGTTCTGCGGACAGTGGTCGCTTCCCAGGACTCGCTCATCACCGCAGTCAAAGAATCGGTCAGTATCAGCAACGCGCCCAAACCGTTTATTACATCCACGCTGCAACAAGAAGCCTCGTCAACACACGGTTTGAATCCCAAAGTGACAATGCAAGCCGCCCAAAAGTTATATGAAGCCGGTCTGATTACCTATATGCGAACCGATAATCCCGTCTTGTCCCAGGAAGCCGCGGATGCCGTGCGTGCCTATATTACAAGCACATACGGGACTGAATATGTTGGAAGCCCAGGTCAACATACAGCGGCCCATGCACCCACCGAGGGCAAGGCCGATGCCGAGGCTGCCAAAAAGCCCGCCGTCAAGAAAACAACCAAAAAAGCCGCTGCGGCTGCAGTCGCCGCACCTGCCGCCCAAGCCGCCCACGAAGCCATTCGTCCCACGCATCCCGAAGATGCGAACCCCGACATTCGCGACGATATTCAACGTACTGTATATGCATTAATTTGGCGTCGTACTCTTCAGTGTCAAATGGCCGCATCCCGCACCCAAGTGCGGAAAATCAGCATTACGATTCAAGCCGACCCTGCGCACATGTATGAAGCACAGCAATCCAAACCGGAATTCTTGGGATGGCAAGTGACTGAACATCGAGACCCTAAAAAAGTCGCGGCTTCTGATGAAGCATGGGCTGCATGGACACCGTTGGCAAAACCCAATACAGCGCTTGTATGGACGGCAATTCAAGCAGACGAACAATTTACAAAACCACGGGGTCGGTATACCGAGGCATCGTTGATTGCGGAATTGGAAAAACGTGGAATTGGTCGTCCATCCACATTTGCGTCACTTGTATCCACCATTCTGGACAGAAATTATGTGGAAAAAACAAGTGGTGAAGGCAAAGCCCAATCGTGTGTTCATCTTGCACTCAAGCCAACAATATGGCCACCCAAGGAAACAGTCACGGACCATAAAGTCGGCGCAGACCGCAATAAATTGCGTTCGTCGGCATTGGGACGTGCAGTCATTGAATTCCTCGACAAAGAATACAATGATCTGTTTGCGTATGAGTTCACTGCGTCCATGGAATCGGATTTGGACGCAATAGCCCACGGTTCTAAAGAATGGAAATCGCTGCTTCAAACCACATGGGACACATATAAAGAACGTTACAATGCAATGACCGCCGGAGGCGCAAAATCCAGCAAGGCGGCACGTGAGCGCGTTCTTGCGGAGGGTGTAAAGGTGATATTGAGTGCGAAAGGTCCGCTCTTTGTCAAGGAGCCGGCCGCAGGATCACCGAAATCCGCCAAGGCTAGTTTTGCGGCACTTTTACCATCGATGACATATGAATCCGTAACCGCCGAGGATGCAATTGTTGCATTTGAGGCTGCCGCTGCAGCCAAAGCGGGCGAAGACATTGGCGAATTGGACGGTGAAACTATTTGGAAAAAACGCGGCCCATACGGACCCTATGCCGAATGCAAAGGCGTACGTGTACCATTGAAGGGCGACGATGATGTAGAACGAATCAAGGAAAAACTGGTCGCGAAAATCAGTTTTGCAACCACCGAAACGGCCTATTCACGCAGTCTGGGTGAATTTACAATCAAGCGCGGACCGTATGGTCTTTACTTTTACAAACATACATTGAAACGTGTTCAATTTGTGAAATTTCCCGCAACTATGGATCCAGACAAAGTCACGGCGACCGATTTAACCAATCTGTATTCGGCGGGACTAGCAAGTAAACGCAGAAAACCACCGACCGCCGCTGCAAAAAGTGCTGCGCCACCCAAGAATGAAATTGTCTAAGTTTATGATGAATTATGATTTATGTTTATGAATGATTGATTATTGATGATTGTATGAAGTTACAGGATTTTTACTATTTTTCATAACTTCAAACAATTCCTGAAATGAATCAGTCGCAATCCAGTTCCGAAAAGTCAACACCACACCACCCCTCAACACGACGCGGATGCCATGTCGCAGCCATGAGTTCTTCCTTGATTGCCTTCAGACACCCCCTGCCGGCAACTTGACGCTGAACTTCCAACACGCAATCCAGAATGTCATGTTCATCATATTCATTTTCCTCAAACATCATGGTCGCATAAAGGTCGTCACGAATAAAATTTACACTTTCAATTGACGGTGGAAACACAGTCATTCCGTTGTTCAACACATATTTGGACTCACCGAGTGCTTTAAAGAATTCCCCAGTGCGCGAAATTTTAACAAACACATGTGAACCAATATGTGGATACATTTCTATAGGATTGTTTGAGAAATTCAATGTTCGTAAACTGCTTGGTAACATAGGTAGAGTGCGCAGTTTATTGTTGGAACAGTCGAGAATTCGTAGACCTGATACAAGTGGCGGAAGCGAATCCATCTGATTGTCACTGCATTTTAGATACACAAGATGTGGTGGAAGACTTGCAGGTAATGCAGATAAACGATTTTTGGAACAATTCAATTCCAAAAGCGATTCTGGAAGTGCTGATGGAAGATGTGTCAACCCCATGGACACGCAATCCAATTGTTCCAATTGGGGCGGCAATGATTCAGATAGACCTATGTTTGTATTATTAATGCGCAACACACGCAAACTCGATGGTAATGGAGGCATCGTTTCCGTGTCGAGTTCACGTACGTCATTAAGAATCAGTGTTTCCAAGGTGGGTGGAATGTCGGGTAATTCGGCAATCCTTGAATTTTGAATAATGAGATGCTTCAAACACGGCGGGATATTTACAATACGCCGGATTCGACTTGTAGACACAACAAGTTGGTCAAGACACGAATCAAGAAGTCCATTCAGATTCAATGTGTCTATTGCACAGGATTGGACGGACAAGTGGTCAACATCAATCGGCAGGTGTGGAAGTCGTGTTTCACCATAGACGGACATAATCATACCCTTGCGCCATGCGTCGGCTTCAAATACAATTTGCGGAATATTGATGGACATAGTGTTGGAAATGTATGAAATTTAGAATCAGTTCTGGAAATTTACAAATCTGGAAAAGGAAAATATATATAAATGTATTAAATGGGCGTTGAAATAACTACACACGTATATATTTCCATATGCATGTGTGTAAAAATATATTTGAACGATTCATTTTTTCAAAATTATAATTGTTTCCATAAATTCACCCGAAGATTAAACACGGGATTGCATGGGATTAAATACTCGGCGTTCATATCCCAACGGATTTGAAACCGGATTCATTGTACTGGTCTGGGTTGTAAAGACAACATGAACGGAGCGTGTGGGTCGGCGACCCCGTGTTTGTCCGCGCCGTCTGTATGTCAAGGTTCCAATTGCAGCAAGGGCAACAAATGCAGTCACGCCCAGACCAACACCCAGTCCAATACGGACCCGTGCATCATCCGACATGCTGCTGCTCGCACTGGGCGCAGTGGGTGGAGATACAGGTTCCGTCGCTGGACCCGCAGCGGCACCAACAGACGCTTGGAAATTGTTCAGTGGCGAACTTGCAGCAAGGACAAGTCCCAACTCGTCGTCTTCCAACGACAAGAGGTCATCACTGGGTTCCAGAATGGCGTACTCCACGTTGATGTTTTCGCTGTTGGTGCTGGAACCGGATGTTTGAAGAACACGATTCCGTAACGACCGTGAATTGGAAGACATGCAAGCAATTTGTCCTTGACTGTTCAAATTCACCAAAACAGGGTCAAAGTTCACAATACGCAACCGATTTCTCAGAATTTCAAACACTGTGATATTCATAATCCGTATTTTTTCCAAAGGCATGCGGAATGTACATCCCAATTGAACGACTAGTTCCTGAAGTTTTGTTGGTTTCATCAGTTCCGTGAGATTTGCGCCAGGAAATCCAATGCGGGACACCAACGCCTCAGGACGCGGCAGACCCAGCGCAGTCAGATTGACGGGATTGCGAATCGGCCATGGTGAGGCACGTGACCCAAGACCCACATCAACATTCACGAGTTGTGTAGGGCGTGCAGATATGGGTGAAGGTTTTGCTGAAAACACGGGGCGTTGACTGGGACATATGCGAACCGACAAAGCACAACGTGCAAACATAGGGTCGCAACATGAACCGTCATCAGTTGGTCTGGGTACAGGCGATTCACCGTTTGAAGGACGAGGAACAAACGAGGGTTGACATAGAACCATACCCAGCAAACATTTGTAGCGCAGCGGGTCACAACATCCTGTTAGAAGTGAAGGAATAGGGCGAGATGTGGGTTTGGGTGTGAAAGATGCACTGGGTGATGTAAATTCACACAAGGACGGGTCCGATGCACAGTCCCGTGGAGGGAAGGAAGGACGTGGTGTCATGGATTGCGAGGGTTTGCATAGAGGGACAAAATCAGGACATGTTGTGAGCGCTGGGTCGCAGCAAGCATTTGGAGGCAGCGAGGGTAGACTTGTTCCTGTTCCTGGAGGGCATTGTGGGACGAAATCAGGACATGGAAATTTTAGCGGGTCGCAGCATGCACTTGACGGAATGGGTGTCATTGTGGCGGTTGTATTTCTCTGGCAAATCAATTGCGTTGATGTACAATTTGTACGTGCAGGGTCGCAGCAACCCAGTGGAGGATAGGACGGTTTGCCTGTCATGGACGCGGATGGACAAATCAGTTGACCGGACAAACATTCCATACGAGTAGGGTCACAGCATGACATGGACGTCATAGATGGTTTACCTGTCATCGAAGCCGTAAATGACGGTCTTGGTGTAGATTCGGATGACATGGATGCAGATGGACAAATCAGTTGACCGGACAAACATTCCATACGAGTAGGGTCACAGCATGACATGGGCGTCATAGATGGTTTGCCTGTCATCGAAGCCGAAGGACAAATTGGTATATCTGGTGAACAATTCATACGTGTTGGGTCACAGCATCCGCCGTTCACAGATTTGGCTGTAACTGAAGGAGTGAGTGATGGACAGAGATTGGCCGCTGATGAACATTCCATTTTCATAGGATCACAACATCCAGAGATAGGTGTAGCCGAAGCAAACGACGAAGGAGATGGTGTCATCATAGTTGAAAGTAAATCGGAGCAAAGGGGGAGTCCAGGCGTACATGGCCCGCGGGAAGGTTCACAACACCGGATGCCATTCCAACTCATATCGCCGGAATTTTGGCCGGATGCAAAGACGGCGGCAGCCGCAAGAAAGAAAATTCGACGAAACATAGTTGTCATTGTTCTTCTGAGATATGCCCACTTTTTAAGCAAGTCAACAACGTATCAATTTTTATTCCAAAAAATTGATAATCAGACATTGAGGGAACTTTGTATGGCATTCAAGTAATCAAAATGGGCGCAAATTGTACCCACATTGAAGTTTCACCGGAGGCCGCCGCAGCGATTCGGTCCGACATCGCCTGCCGGTCTACAATTCGTGTTCGTGACCCAGACTTTGAAACTATTTGGCGATGTTTGGGACCCTATATACATGTTGCTATTGAACGAAAAAAGGTACGACACTTGTTACACGATTATTTAGGGACGTATCCGTGTCGCGATAGATTTCTTGTCTTGCATTTCCAAGGGCGACGATGGATGTTTGAAATTCTGTCCAATAGATATACGGCCGAAGTGACCGAACTAGTGTTATCCCAAACTGTGAAATAGCCGACCACCACCTGTAATCCACACAATCAGATTAAAAATTGACACACCTCTTCCCCGTTTTTCAACAGTAACCTAGTTTCACACATTTCACACATAATTTCACAGATTCAAAATGTCATTTCCCATTCTGATTACATTGGACGGCAACATTGGCGCCGGCAAGTCCACGCTACTGGAGGCAATTGGACGCAATTTATCTGACGTAGTCACCGTCATCCAAGAACCTGTTGGTATTTGGATGACAATGAAAAACGCCGAAGGCAAATCCCTGCTTGAATTGTTTTACAGCGACATACCCCGCTGGGCATATACATTCCAAAACTGCGCAATTCTAACACGATTGTTGGAAACACAGAAAATCCTCAAAGCCTATGCGGCTGGCGAAATCAAGACACCCGTCATTATTACTGAACGTTCTGTATTAACAGACCGCCATGTCTTTGCACAAATGCTCAAATCCCAGAGGAAACTGGACGACCTGGAATGGCAATTATATATGAAATGGTTTGATGCGTTTGCCGCTGAAATGCCCTACAGAGGAATTATTCATTTGACAACATCTGCAACAACGTCCAAAGACCGCATTGCACTCCGACAGCGCGCCGGTGAAGAGGGAATTCCTTTGGAATATTTGAATGACCTGGATGCCGCACATCATACTTGGATGGATTCCGCGGAACTGCCAGTGCTTCAAATTTCAAGTGAACCTGGTGTGGCGTTAGAATCCTTGACAAAACAAATCAAGGACTGGCTGGTAACACAAAAATGGATTGAATCCAAGTAAACACAAAACAAGAATTTACAAAACAATACACTACAAAAGAAGAAACTGAAGCACTTTCCGTTCGCCATCTGGATGAAATATGACCGCCAAATCTTTTTTCATGTGAAGTCGTTTCCCTTCCACAAGTCCGCGTCCAACTCGCGCACCAAAATCGCGGCATGCATGAATACTCGGTTTGGAAATACCCAATTTGGAGTGACAAATCGTTGTGAAAATCTGCGACCATCCATCTCCGTCCAATTCGGCCTCGACCGCGCGTGTTATATCCAACACCCGAGTTTCAGGATTCCAACTCTCATATACCGGTTTGAAGAGCAGGCGTTCAATTAATGCGGCCTGACATGCAATTGCGGCGGCTGATTCCAAGACTTTGTCATCCACCGACGGACCAAATTGGGCATGTGTGGCTGCATAGAATGATTCCCTGAATTTCCCACGATTACTCCATGCAGGTGTTGTATTTTTCAAATAGGGAATTCCCAGTACTTCCGCTACTGCATAGACCAGTGTTTTTTTGATTCCCAACCACGGCCGATGAAGATGTACACCTTCCATCCTTTCATAGGGCTGCATTTTGACTAAATTGGATATATGTGTCGCATGCGCAAAGTTGGTCCATACATTTTCGACTAGGTCGTCTTGGATATGTCCCAGTGCGACATGGGGTTCGTCGCTACCGACACATTGATAGAGCAGGAAACGCAACGTTCGTGTCATGGATTCATAAAAGTCGCGGTCCACATGTCCGCGACGCAGCCATTCAATACGATATGCGTAAAGGGGTACACCTAACCGCGTACAATAGGTGCGAAGAAACGCAAATTCGTCTTCACATACATCGCGGTTTCCATAAATGATGTGTGCCGCTACAACAGGAATACCTGCGCGTTTGAGCAAATAACACATGACCATACTATCCACGCCGCCACTGAGACTGACAACAAGACTTCGTCCATGGGGTGGGCCGTGGGACACAAGCGGCTCCACAAGCGGTGCTGCGCAATCAGGAATCGGCTGGGACGCCCATTCGCCACCGTGGCCACGGCTATACTGTTCAGGATAGGAATCACAAATGCGCGAAACATCATAGTCAGGACCGACGTCGTCCGTAGTCGGCGAGTCGCAACATATCACATCTTTATACACAACATCCATTCGGGAATAATGTTTGACATACGAATCGGCATAGAATTTCATAAGCAAGGGCGGACATACCGAACCATGGGCAGGAAGCCAATATTGATGAATGGCGGTAAATATAAATTCAAAATCGCCTACATGTTTGAAGGGCATGAGGCAAAAGACCAGTTCAAATTCATCCAGTGCCGCTATTTCAGACACATGGGAAAGAACAATCTCAGTGGCGCGTACGCGCGCAAGTATTACCGCTTCTTCACGAATTGTGTCTGGTGATGCGCGCCGAAAATGCCGCATAAATTGGTCCAAATAAATGACTTGGTCCACCCAACGAAATGTGTCCAAACGCACCGACCCAAATTGTTCATAAATTTCGGCGTCGGCTTTGGCCTGTGTTTCACCCACTGCAATCCAATATTTCGGATGCGCACGCCAGTATGTGGAAATGGACGACGACATGTTAGGAATTCAGTATAAATTGAAATGAAAAGGAAATCAATATGAAAGAAAAGTGGAAACAATACCTTCATGAATCCCAATTATATAGTCAAACAGATTCAATTTTTCCCACAAAAAATTGAAACCTTTGGGTATTGTATTCCATACATGTGTCCACATTTGGCTGTATATTTCACCACGTTTTCCAGTATTTTCATTTTCAAAATGTCTGTTTCCAACATTTCCCTTGATTCCCATGATTCCCATGATTCCGTCTTTGCACACGACCCTGTGTTGACAAAGATGAATAATCCTAATGTCCTCTGGTCTGACCTTCTTGAATCGGAGACCCATGTGAAAAAAATGCGTCGCAAGGATATTCAACATACCTATCCTGTCATGGTTCGTGTTCAAGCCTCGCGTGAACTTGGAGTACAATGGAATATACGGAAACTTGCAGATTGGCGCAAATCAAATCCAAATCCACTTACATGGAAACCGTATGAAGTTCAAATCGCCAAGCATATGATTCAGGTTTTGCGAAATAGTGGTTGGTATGTATCTGCGCCTACGGAACCTAACTTTGTATGTACAATTCGTCGTCAATATACACCCGATGCATTTTGGAACTATAATGAACCTGAATGTCCTACACTTGTATGTCTAAATGATATTAAACAATTCTTTCCAGTTATTTGGCACAAACTGGATGTCAACAACACAAAAGTATACAGTATTGAATTGTATCATGATAAAATTCATTCAATGGCTTTGAAGCGCGGGGTCATTCCAGAAATACTCACAGTCCATTTGTCGACACTGTTATCAACAACCCTGGCTCAGTCCCCTGCATGGGACGTGAAGCTAGCCAGTCTTCCTGGTGAATTTTGTAAATTGATTGTATAACTTGGGGCATAAAGCCGTGGAAAATAATGTCCTTACAAGTAGTACAATGGCACTTCGTCGCATTCAACGTGAACTTGAGGATATTCAACGCGATCCGCCCGCCGGTTGTTCCGCAGGTCCTGTTGGGGAAGACCTTTTTAATTGGGAAGCCGTTATTTTTGGACCTTCCGATAGTCCTTTTGCAGGCGGTGTCTATAAACTGAGTATTCGTTTCCCTACTGACTATCCATTCAAGCAACCGCATGTCCAGTTTTTGACTCGCGTCTATCATCCCAATATTAATTCTGCGGGTGGAATTTGTTTAGATATATTGAAAAACCAATGGAGTCCTGCACTTACGATTAGTAAAGTATTGCTGTCGATTCTGAGTTTGCTCACGGATCCGAATCCAGACGATCCACTCGTTCCAGACATTGCGAATTTATATAAAACAAATCGTGTTGCGTATGAAATGAATGCACGTGAATATACTATTCGGTATGCCATGGAATTGAGCGATGATGACTCAAGTAGCGATGACGACCTGTAACCATTTGCAGTTGCAGTAAAAAAAGACAATAATGTGTTGGAAACACTATTGTCTTTTTTCGAACTATTCAACTCGGCATTTACGCAAAGGTGGTAAATTGTCCAATGACATTCCAATTACTACTTACACGGAACAATGTAAGAGATTGAACGTCGACCTGATTTGGATTGGGAAGTGGTAAAATATTATTAAACCATTTGACAGTTACAGGTGTGCCGTTGATTTGGATATTGTTGGCATAATATGCATTTGACCCTTGTTCAATCACAATAGTTTCAATGAGGACACGATTGTTGATTGTCGGCACATTGATGAAATTGGCGGTGAAATTTCCTGCAACATTGGAATGATAAAACACGCTTTGTGTGGCACAGTCTTGAATAATGCTACCGGATGTGCTAATAAATGTGGACAGCGGTTCAGACATGATATATCCTTGGACGGCCTGTAAATATTGTGTATTCACGCTACTTGTAATTGCCGTCGATATATACACTGTGCTTGCAAATTCAACATTGTAATCTAAATAGTCTGGGAAAATACCCGTGGGTCCAATTGCACCAGTCATACCCGTTGGCCCCGTTGGACCTGTGTGTCCAGTTGGACCCGTTGTTCCAGTCATACCCGTCGGTCCAGTAAAACCTGTCGCTCCCGTTTCACCCGTGGGTCCAGTTGGACCCGTCTGGCCCGTTGGACCTATAAAACTCATAATACTTGTTGCACCCGGTACTTCAATAATGGAAACATTTGTATCAAACTTGATGAAATAATTCATCACAATATACGGCTGCAGATTGTTATGGGCAAGATTACCGCCAGTGGATGCAAGGGTTATGTTTGTTGATGCAGGGTAGGATGTCACATTTGTTCCTGTACCGCCCGTCAGTCCAAGTTCTGATGTCATGATATAGACGCCATTGGCAAAGACGTAGGATGCCTGACCCTGTTCGTTCAAGATATGTGAATGTCCAGGATCGGTCAGCACATGGGAATGCGTCGGCATTTCACCTTCGGTAAGAGTATGCGTTTTTTCGCCGCCAGTCAATCCCAATGTTTGGAATTCAGATTGTGCAGGGTCCAAGCCCGCAACAATGCGACCTTGAATATTTGGCAAATTAAATGTTGACACACCATCGCCACTCCCATATGTGGTTCCTATGACGCCAAACAAGACGTAATATGTGGTTCGACTGACTTCGCGTCCGTCGCATAACAGGTATCCATCGGGTTCCGTTGTACCTGCAAAGGGAATAATCGTTCCTGCAGGATTTCCATCATAGCCACGGGGACCCGTTGCACCTGTATTGGTTGCAGTTCCTGGAATACCTTGCATACCTGTCGGACCCGTTGGACCCGTAGGACCACGAATACCACGCGGACCTGGCGGTCCGACAACACAGCAACTGGAATAGTAGGAATCACATACAGTTGGAGTGTTAGAATATCCAGGTGTTATTGATATATTGGAGAAAAAACCATCACGTGCAACAAACATGTCGTACAATACATATTGACCATTGGAATCTTCAACCGTGCCTTTTGTTACATAGTCCAATACATTAGGTGTAATAATGATGGATGAAAAGTAGGCTTGGCGACATGCAATTGTTGAATACACACCGATTTCGCCCATAGAGGTGGACGTCAGCCCAGTGTTGGAATAATTGCTGTATCCGGAACCTTCGTGTACATATTGAAAAATACCCACGCGCGCACTGAGTGTGCTGTATTGTCGGCATGTACTGTATTGTTGCTCACAGAATCCGCCATTGACACACCCACATGGATTTTTATTACAGCATTCTGACGTCGGACAGGATGCGGGTGACGAATTCCACCCCAATGCCTTTAGAATTTGGTCGGTAACCGAACTCATCTCTATTCTTTAGCGAGTGATTCTTTCTCATTTTTGCGCACAAACCAAAAATGAGAAGTTGGAACAAATGTATGACGATTCAGGACTAAATTGTGTCTATTCCGTAGTTGTTAATGCTTTCCACGATACAGGGAAATGCGGCATCAGAAGACTCTCAATTGCGCGTGCATAGGCCTGAATTTCACGCTGGGCGCCTGGGTCTGTGCGAAGTTGCCAAATGCGTGCATAGGCTGCAAGTGAACCGGTTTCAATAAATTCTGTATACATACCTTGTGGCAATACTGCACGAGCAATCTCTGGTGCGACGCTTCGACCCAAAAGTTCCTTGTAAAAGTCAAGAGCGCGTGTATTCCAACCACGGATTTCATCGACCACATCTGGCGCACCCTCAATAGGTGTGTCTTTGCTGCCCTGTTTCAGTTTTGGATCTCGTTCGCGTAGACCCTCCACGGACGGTGTCCAGAGTTCAGGATCGCTGTCCACATAGCGACGGGAGACCTCATTGCGTGCAAGACCAATGGTATGACGGAACCACTCACGGGCCACAAAGATAGGCATTTTGATACGAAGACGAACTTGTGGATGGAAGAAGGGACTAATATGGTCGTGCTTGGCAAGGAAACGAATCAATCCCTCGTCGCGAGTCGTCATGGTGTCCACATGCTTGGCAAAGGACACGCGTGCTGCATTCACAACCGTCAAATCGCTCCCAAAGACCTCCAAAACTTCAACTGAACCAATTCCGTCCTCCGCAAGCCATTTTGTTTCCATGGGCGCGGCAGCAGTCGCAACAGTCGCAACAGTCGCAACAGTCGCAGAGGAAGTAGCAGTCAAATCAGAAATAGAGGCCATTGTGAACTATTGTGTCAGGTGTATACCTCTTTAGATGGCCAGTTTCATACGTGTCAAATTTTTACCGCACGCAGGGTCCAGCACGTCAAACAGAAAAATGTACCGTCAACATTTTAATGTTATGACGGTATGTCATTGTTTGATGAAGCGCCGCCCCGCCTACGGTCATGATTATGCGTCATCCACCTTCGGCGCCAAATAGGCAATAAAATGACTGGCCGCGCCAAATTTGAAACTAATGCGCAATGGTTGTGCAGCATCAAATTCCACACGCACCGTGGACGATAATCCACCCCCGCCCTTCATAATTTGAAGAAGATGTTTTGTTCCAAAGGACGCCGACACTGAGTCGGCACTCAGTTCCATAGTCCGGTCATCGGTATTCTCCAAAGTCTGAAACACAGAGCCGCTGTCCCCCGACGACTTGATATGAAGACCATTTTCATCCAGTGTTAGGGATACAGTATCGCCAAATGTCGCGCTTTCCTTAATCACGGACGCAAAGTCCGTCGTTTTCAGTTCAATCACCGCGTCATATCGAATATCGGGTAGTTCGGGAGTCGGGTCGTCAATGTCCAATGTTGGAATTTCAAAGACTGCCTTTCTGCCCTGTTTTTCACTCACGGTTGTCAATACAAGTTTTTCCTTGTTTTTACTAGTCGTAATATGAACACTCTCACACGCGGCTAGCGCACGCGTCAGCACAGTCGTGTGAACACCGAGTTGAATATGCGCATCCGCTTTGAGAATTGAACAATCTTCGTGTGCCAACTTGTAATCCACAAATCCAACATGACTCATGTCCATGCCGGAAATGGAAACACCGCTTTCCGGCATAATTTGAATTTGGAGTTGCGGCAGAAACTCCTTCAATGCCTCCATGGCCGTCTTGAAAAGGGGTGCATTGGCGGGTACAAGTTCCATGATTCGAGTGTTCTGATGTATGGTGTATAGATACTGTTGCGGCTTAAACCGCCGTAGAATCTGACCTTCAAATTTTTCGCCCACCTAGACACCGCCGCGGTAAAAAGTTGACGCGCGCGCGAATCTGCGACTGTTTGGACTACAAAAACATACGTAACGTGCATCATGCCGCCCAAAAAACGCACCTCCGTCCCTGAAACTGCAACGATTCATCTCGAAGTTCCGTTTGATTATACGTTGCCTGACTTTTACGACCACGCCGCACCATCGACTGTCGCCGACGCGCTGACAATAGGAGCAAGCCTATATGGCATTCTTCATAAAAAACACACGGACGACCGCATTCAGGATTTAGAGGCCCGCAAGACCGCCGAAATCACCGCTATTCGTGACGCCGCCGCCGCACAAATTAACGACTTGAATACACAATTGGACGCCCTGAAATCTACACATGCCCAACGACTCAAAGAACTCGCGGAACTTCAAACAACACGGGAAGCCGCCGCACGCCACGACGAAAATGAACGATTGACGCGCAGTTATACACAAAAACTCCGCGACCTTCAAACAGAATTGTCGGAAATCCAGGAACGAAATGCGGCGCTGGTGGCTCGACGAACTGAATTGGAATCCTCCCGTGATACGGACATTGCACGTGCCGAAGAATCTACAAAAGCCCTTCTTCAAATTGCCATGGACGAAAAACAACGGTCGCTGGAACGACTTGAACATGAAAAGGAAAAACTCACGGCCATTCTGGAAAAACAAACGGCAGAAATCGCCAGTCTCAATGATTTTATTCGGCGAAAACCGACGACCAATGTCAAAACCAAAGGCAATGATTTTGAGGCTGCATTCCGAACACGTTTGGTGGCCGCATTTGGCGTAAATCCACAATTTTCCATTGAAGACAGTGCGCGCAACGGGGTCGGACACGCAGGCGATTTCAAAATGAAATGGGGCGAGCATACCGTGTTGTGGGAGTGCAAAGATTATGACAAACCTGTACCGGCCGCCGAAGTGGAGAAATTCAAGCGCGATATGAAAGAAAATGCGGATGTACGCGTGGGCGTGATGATTAGTCGTTTTACTCCGATTGTAGGAAAGACAGCCAGCGGCGACCGACATGTGGAATTTCTGGACGGTAAAATGTACCTGTATTTGTCGCAATTTGAAGACATGAGCGAGGACACATTGAAAAATCTGATGCCGTTGTTCCAATTCTGGTGGAATAGCGACCGAAATACGGAAAGCGAAGAATCCCGTATTACAGCCGTGCGTCAAATTGAAAAACTGTACGCTAACGCAACCAAGGCTCGCACGGAGTGGCGTGTCCATAAAGCCCGTATGGAAGACGTCATGCGATGGATGGCCGAGACGGTGGAAGAGAACGAACTGAAATTGCAACAGGCCCTGAATGTATTGAATGGTGCCGTTGCGCTGCTGGACGTACCTAGCGGCATATTTCGATCCTGCGACGGAGACGAACGCGCAACGCAACTTATTCAACTGATGTTGGAAATCATAGAACCGGCACCCGATTCATCCATTTTGATGAATGAACTCGCGGAACAGGTTGCGAAGCGGCAACTCATAAGTGCATCAACGGCTAAAACGCACATCCGTTCGGTATTATTGGATGATGTGTTGGAAATACCCAAAGGAAAACCCATGCGCATTCGTGGAGTGGCATTTCGTACAGGCGGAATCAAAAATGTATTGGAATGTGATTGATGTTAGACAAGTGTCAATACATTCTTTTTGTTTTTTTTGGCTGTATTTTTTGATTTATTTGTATTCTTATAGGTTTTATTTGTTGAACTTTTCACATACAATTGTATGCTGGGCGTAATTTTAGAGTTTATACGTGTTTTTATATTTGTTTGTTCTATGTTTAATGGATATGCGTCTATTCCATAATGTGTTTGAAATAGATTGTGTACATCGGGGCGATCTTTTATCAAATCTTCATAATGTGTTCTGAACTGTGCTATGAAAGTATTGTACTTGAGTGTATCTTTAAGACATACTTTTCCCATTTCGTATGCCAATTTTATGGGTTGAAGATGACTTGCATCAATTGGCAAATTTTTGAGTATTCTATTTTTTATTTCTGCCATTCGTTCAATTGCACATTGTCCTGCCTTTTTTCCATTTTCTTCTCTATCTCCTACAAAATCATAAGGTAGACATCCAAAACGATTCCAATAAACATTGAATAAAGAAGAGGCATTCATATCATTGTCGGGACATGTTCCACCACTCGATGCTTTATACCATTGTATCCTTTCTCCAGTTTTGTAGTTTCGTGCTACTTTTCGTGTACCGTCAAAATCCTAATTTAAGAACACCCTTACGGGTGTTCTAGATTAGGATTATGAAGGCACTGCCGTCATAAATTTTAATTTAAGCACACCGACTAGGTGTGCTTAAATTAAAATGTTGACGGTACTTGAATTTGAATAAATTTGAGTTAGTTTTCTAGTTAGAGACCGATTCATATCTATTTCACGCAAATATTTTCAATTTCATTTTGAATGTACATGTAATATTCCTTACGAATAAATTCTAAATTATAAACTAAACTTCTGTAATAGGTTTTCACTCTATGTTTTGCAAAGTAAAGTGCATTAAATGCATATGGTTTTGAATCTGTTTCTTCCACATATAAACAATACTTTTCGCAATCTTCATTGGTCAAAAATAATGTTCGTTGAAGAGCGTTTGTACTTTTTTTTGGTTTAATAGGAACAGATGACAAGTTACCTTCGTGAAATTCCAAAATACCATCAACTAGTCCGATTTTATCTGGATCAAAATAATAAATGCGATGTTTGGGAACCCACATTGAATAGATACGTTGAATAATTGATATTGTTGTAAAATGCTTTCCAAATATACCTGATTGAATTAGTTGTACCCATTCTTTGATGTCATCTGTAGACAGATATCTTTTTTGTATAAATTGATAAAGTTTACATATTATATCTTCATCGTGAAACACATTTTTGTTTAATTTCCCACAGCAATTATAATCATCTGTATGAATACCTTGGAATTGTAAAAAAACAGCATTTGTGTTTTCTACATGTTCATTCTGGATGTATATATTTGGATTTATATCACGCCAAATATCACCACGAATAATTACCCATAACCCTTCAATTTCTTTGTACATAAATTCTTCAGAATTCTTTATTTGATAACAAATCGCAACATTGTCTTGTAATTTCATACATATTTTATTGAATCTTTCTTTTCGTTTGTTTCGTACATATTGTACCATATGTAAAAATCTGAGCCATTCTTCTTTATATTCATATTCTGATTCAACTTCCTGCAAATTAAGTAACATATAATCATGATCAAATGCATTGTATGCCATTCGTAGACGTTTGTCAAGTGGTGTATCGTTAATTTCATAATGTATCGTAGAATGTTCAAATATTAATCGTAGTCTATGTTGTTGTAAATCGATGTTCATGTTTTTCTATTGTGATTATTAGAACATCAAACCTTACGCCCTTTAACATTTTAGACCCTTGAACATTAAAAAAAGGGAATATCAAAGGTATTACGGGTCGCCGGCCCTAATTGCTGTGCAATTAGGAGGTTTAACCTTACTAAGTGGTCGTTTGACCAAAAACCTTAAAAACACAATAATGGGAACCCGTTTTTAATGTTTGTTAGTCTAAATGTGAAATGGTGTAAAACGCATTCAAAGCCACTGAAGCAGTGTTTCACGCACACACTCGCCCAATATATTTGGATTGTATCCACCCTCCAAAAGAAACAAGGTCGGTACACCCAGTTCGGCAAAACGCCGACTCATGATGGCATATGTGGATGTTTCCAGATTCATTAAGCCCATGGGGTCGCGTGTATGGGCATCAAATCCTGCACTAATCAATAAAACCTCACAATCGCGCACAAATGGAATAACCGCCGATTCAAATTCAGCAAGAAACGCGTCAGGTTTTGTGCCTTTGCGCAAGGGGATGTTCAGAATGTGTTTATCTTTGCTATATTCGCCCGTGCCTGGATAAATTCCTCGTCCGTACGCGTGCGTACTTGCAAACCGAATGTCGTCGTATAGGGCGGGGTTTTTTGATAGTGCTGCGCGCAAACACCGTTCCGTGCCGTCTCCGTGATGCACATCCATGTCGTAAATGGAAATACGACGCTTGCCTTCATCCAAGAATCGTTCCACAGCCGTCCACACATTGTTTTCAAAACAAAAGCCCGATTCAATACCCGCGGAAGCATGATGTCCTGGAGGACGATTCAAAACAAATCCACACCGGTGTTTGCGCATGCAAATGTCATCTACCGCCACGGCAAGCATGTTGCGCGAAATGGCAAGAATCGAATCCGTGTATTTTGTGCGGTAATTATCGCCTTTTTCAACTACCCAATCATCCATGGATTTGGCGGGGTCGTTTATAAACGGCTTGAAATCATCGTGACTAAAACTGCGGAACTCAAACACACCGGCTTTTATGAATACATCCAATGCATTCAATATACCTTGAATCCGTTCGGGGCTTTCAGGATGAACCGTTTTGGAGACATGAAATGTATGCCACGGGTTGAAATACACAATCGGTTGCGTTTTGGACATGGATGCAGTGGATGCCATGGAGGAAAGAAGACGCTTGGAAAGTCGTGTGAAATAGGGCGAGGACATTTGTGTTTGATATTCGAGTATACCTATGTAAGTAATACAGGACAGGGGGCTTCATTTTTTCCAAGTGCGCGAAGGATGGCGGCGTCTGGCGGCGTGGCGCCGTGTACGCCTACGTCGCCGCGCACCTCCTGCTGAACCCGCTGCAGCGGCAGCAGGCACAAGACGTAATGGATGAATCGTATACAATTCCTCGGTGGAGCCGTCTTGGCAATGCTTTCCACTAGTTATATCAATTTCACGCCCTTTGAATCCTAGACCTCGCATAACTTGAACAGATTTGTAATCGGACGTATGCGCCAACCGACGCAACGGACCCGCAAGTTCAAATGTATGGAATTCAGGATGAACAAGCGCAGCCTCCATTTGTTCCTGCGGAACGACAACAGGAAATGGTCCTCCCGATACAAAATAATATTTGGTATCTCGTTCTATGTCCTCCAACGTCGGTGCCGCTGCGCCGACAAGTTCGCGTGTACATTCATATCGAGTCCGTTCATCCTCGGCGATTTCTTTCTGAATCTGTTCTTTGGGCAGCGCAAAAAACTTTTCGCCCAACTTGAAAACAATCGTAGTTGCCGGGTCAAGGTCGGATATGTTTACGTCGTTCAACATAATAAAATCATAGACTTGTGGGACATCTGTATATTGATGGGTTCGCATTTCGGTGGAAAGTGATGGTGGTGGACGCACAAAAGGAGCCAATAATTCCACAATGGCATGTCGTTCGTCCATACGTGCAAGGTCAATGGGGCGCGCATCAAACGCATCAACGCGATTGGGGTCCACGCGCGGATCGCGAAGCAACAATGACACAAGTTCACGGTTGTTGTTAACAACAGCAATATGGAGTGGTGTGAGTCCCGTTTCCGTATTGCCACGATTCGGATCGATACGACTACTTGCCAACAATGTGGACACAACATCCATTTTGTTCTTGTCAATTGCAAGATATAGGGCTGTAACATTCCGAGTCGTCAAATTGGGGTCAATATCGGCATCACGCAACAACATATGGACAATTTGGGGATTATTTTTCAAGACCGAAATCATTAGGGGTGTATATCCATGTATATCCGTCGCATTCACTTCCAAAAGAACGCCGCGTTCGCGTTTACTCAATAACAATTCACCGACCATGATATTATTGTTCTTCAAACATGCATGAAACAACGCTGTTCGTTGATGGACATCGCGTGCATTTACATCAGCACCACGCTCAATGAGTTTCTGTATGAGATTCCTGTATGTTGTTTTGGTATGCATATCTGTTCCTGGTCCTAGTGCCGCATTTGCCAACATCATCAGGGGTGTTATACCCTCTTCACCCAGAGTATTAACATCGGCACCCTTGTTGATTGCAAGTATGGCTTTTGTATAATTCCCTGCACGCAGTGCATGCAGGAACTGTTCGGTGGCAACTGTTGCATTCATTCTTTGTTCATACAGGGGATTTTGAAATTATTTTCGCAACCTTATATACAAAGAACCATGTCCTCGTTTGTGAAATTACAGGTCGCGAAATACGACACTGCCAAAGCAGCTAATACAATTGTAATGAAACCGATTGCTGCTGTGCCTTCTGCACCCGCAGTACCTGCGGTAGTCAAGGGTTTGAAACGCGTCTTGACGGTCGGTATCAATTATGAAAATACACCCTATGGACTCGCCGGATGTATCAATGATGTCAAAAACATTGAGCGTCATCTGCAAATATACTTCCCGAAGTGTAAGGAATATAGAACTCTCACTGACGAAACGTCAAACACACTGAAACCCAATCGGCGCAATATTTTGGAAGGACTTGCGTGGTTGGTCAGTGGACTCAAAGCAGGCGAAAACGTCATGTTTCATTTTAGCGGCCATGGTGGTTTGATTCGGGATAGGAATGGCGATGAAGTGACTGGATTTGATAGTTGCATTTATCCCGTAGATGGGACCAAGATGGAGACAATTTCCGACGATGAACTGCGCATGTATCTGGCCAACAAGATTCCTGCAGGATGCAAATGCTTTGTAGTCCTGGATTGTTGTCATAGCGGATCGGCCGTGGACTTGCGCTGCGGATGGCAGGCCCCGCAGCCCAATATTTTGACATACATGGAAAACAAAATGTATCCCAAAACAGCAGGAACCATCTTTTTCCTCAGTGGATGCCGCGACGACCAAACGTCCGCAGATACTGTAGGAAAGGATAACAAGCCCTGTGGCGCACTTACGATGGCGCTATTGGATACATGGCGTCAATACGGCCCTGCAATCAAGACCAAATACTTATTGTGGGATGTACGGGATTATTTACAAAAACATGGATATGACCAGATTCCTCAACTCAGTTCGGGTGCTTACTATGATCCCAACACTGTATTTGATTTGTCTTGCTAATCCGCACCTGCTATACGATTTCCAGAATCAATACCCATTGATTGTATATATTTGTGCCTTCACAAACATCAGTCAGAAACAGTCTGTATCCGCGTCCAACACGTTTGTGTTTTATATTGTCTTCCAGATTTGCAAAGACATAATCGCCTGGAAGCGGCCCATTCTGGAATAAATGGTCTTCGGCCGCATCGTCTGTATAATCATAGGTCATCTCGCCGTATGTACGCCATTTCTGAAGAAACAATAATACAGAACTTTCATACAGGCCTTGACGACGAAATTCGTCGTAAATGCCTTTGAGAAATTCATAGATATCGCTCATCTGCGTGGGAGATGCAGGAAATTCTGTCGCTGTAACGCCTTGTTCAAACACATTGTTATTGTATTCTGTGATATAGACTTTGATGACAATGTTGACACTCATACTGTCAAACACCAGTTCTAAATTTAGAATTGATTTTATAGCATCACTACCATCATTATGGTATTTTCCAGTTGAAAAATATATTTTCCGCGCGTTATAAAAGGGAGATTCAATGATGCTGTGCAGTATTGTATCCTTAATCTTGTTTTCTTCATTCACAATCCATGCATTCGCCGCGATTGGATGCCGGGACGAACTTAACGTACCTGTAGACTCATGGCAGGCTTTCAAATACAACAAAGGAACAACCTATGTCTATTCAGACACGTACCAGTCCCCCGCCGTCTCACCCATCAACCTGAACGACACAGCCCGTGGCGCCCTGGCGTACACCACACGTCAATTGTGGTCTACCGACCTCACGTCCTATATCCTCTACAACGACGAGCCTCCCACCGCCAATGGCGGCGAGCCAGAGTTAACACCCGGCCACACCAAAGGCTACGCCGCGGTCGCATCCGACGGCTCCGCGTTCCTTGTGATTCATTCGATACCGAAATTTCCAACCGGTCCAGCGAATGCGTCCGACTACGTCGGCATGGAATCGAATGCATGGATGTATGGACAATCTGCACTCTGTTTGAGTCTCAATATATCCACACTCGCCCCCATTCTAATCCAAATGCAACGAAACGCGCCCCAAGTCTACGACTGGAAAAGCGTCGGGAACTCGCCCGCCGACGCGGCCATCGCCGCACTAGGCAGCGGAGTCACAAATTCTGCCGCGACATGCGAAGCAACCATGTATGAAACACAGGGCGGCACTACATTCACATATTTTGCAAAATCAAAGCCATGGAACAATGATTTGTATTCGGCTTGCGTGTCCCAGCATTTCCAACAATCCTTGCTGGTTGAATCTTGGATTCGCGGCAGCGCAATCGGCCCGTCATGCGACTCACCCAACCCAGTGTTGGATGTACAGGACCTGAATTACGATGGATACAATCTCAGTGAATACAATGACCATTCCAAATGGGCGGTGTCAACACAGGGTTCAATTGTATGCATTGGAGATATCAATCGTATGACAACACAGTTCGGTCGCGGAGGCGGTACTGCATGCATGGAATCGGACCCACTTGCTGTGTTTTTACGTTCATCTATTATTCAAACCAATTCATGCTCGCCCTAGGTCTAAAGTTACAAATAAACCATGTATGTAGAAACATGTTGATTCCCATTGAAAACGTCGTCGAGTGTTTGCGTCAGCACGGAATCACAATTCGTGGCGTGCTTCATGTGGGCGCTCATGAATGTGAAGAGCAGGCCATGTATGCAAGTGTAGGTGTTGACCCGAAACACGTCGATTGGATTGAAGCGAATCCTGAACTTGTGGCTCGTATGAAAGACCGTGGAATTCATGTTCACCAGGCTGCTGTATCGGACAAGGAAGAAGATGTGGAATTTCATATTACAAACAATGGTCAATCATCCAGTCTATTGGAATTTGGAACACACGAGACCAGTTATGCATGGTGTAAAGTGGTGAAACAAATCAAGGTGCGCACACAAACATTGGAACGGGTTGTATTGAGCAATGGCATTCCCATTTTTGAACGTAATTTCTGGAATTTGGATATTCAGGGTGTGGAACTTAGTGCATTAAAGAGTGCAAATCATTTGCTCAATTATGCAGACGCAATCTACAGTGAAGTGAATACAGAGGAAGTGTATAAAAAGTGTGGTCTTTTGTCAGATATGGACGCGTTTTTGGCCAGCAAAGGATTTGAGCGAAAAATAACATCCATGACGGACAAGGGATGGGGTGACGCACTCTGGGTTCGTGTTCGTTCAGCCTAGCCTAGTCTATAGTTGTCCTCCACCTCAATGGAAACGATTTCAGGTATATCGTGGTCGTGATGCGGAATTGAGTAGAGCGTCGCAGGAACGACATACGGTCCACTGACATAATATGGATGAGGTTCAAACACAACGCGGTATGTTGTATGACGAGATTGAAAGAGGTCCACAACACGAACAAGTGCAGGTTCCAAACGATAGGTCCCTCCATCATCTTCAGGTTCGGTTGGACATTTGTGAAACGTCACGGAGTATCCTGACACGACTTTGTAATACACGACACCATCCATCACATAAAATTCACGCGCGGGCTTTTTTACAAATGCGTGCGCGTTACTTGTTGACCCTTGGTGTTTCCTCCGAAGATGACGTTCGTAAATGTCTTTCAATTTGGCCTCGGATTCCGCGGATGTATAAAATGTGTAAATGGGCATTGTTGATATGTTTGATATATACTATACTATACAAATATACGAAACATATTTAAACTTTGTCTGAAAAAATGAATGCACGTCTTGTGATCATATATGCATAGCAGGACATTTCTATCTGTATTCTTTCCGTTTCAAACATGTTTTCCTATATACATTCCGACCTGATTTCACAAACACAGTCCATCGAGGCTTCCATGAATCGTCGGTATCGTCGCGACGATGAACAGCGTATTCTGGATGGAATTGCACTGGGATGCGTCTTTCTAGATATCTTTGTGGGTACAACCTTTCTATCCCTCCTCTATTTCCCCGAATATGTCAATCTTCTTCAAAATGCGTCCGTGTATTTCATGATTCTGTTTTATCTGACCAAGCAACTTACGGGATTTATACTTCGTCTGAGCGCTCATCGGAATTTTGTGAATTCCCAGTCCATGTTTGCCGTCCGAGCCTCAGATATCCCGAATCCGGCTGCAATCTACATTTGCAAGTTGGAATGGGCTAATCCTGAAAGTTTCTTGGATTTCCGGACAATCACAGTCCCATTGTCTTTGTATGAGCCGCCTTTGCCAACACCGCCATCGCAACCATCCCAGTTCTCCCAGCCATCCCCGCCAACCCACCCCTACAACACGCGGTCCAAGCGCCGAGCCTGAAATTTCTCCGGATGCGGCCAAAATTCTCCGGCAAACGCATCTGCGTTCAAAATGTCCCGAAATCACATCGTGTCTACAATTTTTTTTCTCCGCTCATGATATAAACGAAATGTCCTCTGTTTTCCGCGCCCCTTCTCAACTGCGCCCCAATGCGTTCTACCGTGTCCGCGCCAACGGCACTCAGCTGTACACTGCTGCAGGTGCAAACTCATTCACTGTCAACACCAACGTCATCCTGGCTGATATGGGTAAGACCATCTACATGGGCAATGATATCCTGCGCAAGGTAAAGGTAATGGGCCTGGCTGATGACACAACTGGCAATGTGACTGCCTACATCTACCTGATCAAGGCTGGTGGCGTCACTGCTGATATTGCTGCTCTCTAAGCACATTCTGTCTTTTTTGATACTATAATACAATATAGATTCTATCATAGTATTCTGTTTGCGGCGCTAATTATGCGTTTCACCCCCTTTAATTTCGTACCTGACCAATAAGGACTATGTTTCCATATCAACGTTCCGTATTGTCTTATTTTTTGGACGCTTCATCCGAGACGTCCACGTCTGCATCCTCTGAACGCCCAACATCGACGTCATCAAAACCAGCAGCAGCACCACCCAAACCGACCGCAGAGCCGACAAGGCAGTATATGGATATTTTTTGCGACGGCGCATGTACACGCAATGGAAAACGATTTGCTAAAGCGGGATTTGGTCTTTACGTACTTGTGAACAATGCAATATATGCAGAAGTGTCCGAACCCTTGTTTGACGACGAACCACAGACCAATCAACGCGCCGAATTACGCGCCCTGGAACGTGCGCTCGAATATGCAGTCGAATGTCCCGAACATATCTACGTCCGTATTTATACAGATTCCGAATACAGTATGGATTGTATTACAAAGTGGGCCTTTGATTGGCGACGTCGTGGTTGGATTAAATCGGATGGAAAAGACGTTCAACACAAAGACATAATTGCCAATGCGTTCCGACAGTGGCTCAGTGTCAATACCCGCACTACGATTGAACATGTCCGCGCACATACCCGAAACACCGATTGGAAATCGTTGGGAAACAAACGCGCCGATGAATTGGCCGTGGCGTCGATTCACTGAGTCGCATAAAGACTTATTGCAACAAACAAAGTAAACCATGTCGTCGTTTGTACGTACCGTCGCAACGTTTGCATGTGGATTGTATATTGGAAAATACTATCCACATTATGTCCCACTACCGCAACTATCAAAAGAAAATATCGACAAATTGCTTAAATATTTAGAATCTGTTGAGCGTAAAACTAATACCCCAACATAAGTCGCAAGCGACGCAATACATCCCACCATCGCATATATTTGGTGGAATTCACAATACGATACATCAATGCATACCGAAAGTAATCGGCCATACGTTTATCATCGTCGCCAGTTAGAGTCGCGGATTCATACAGAGCCGCACATGCTTCGGGAGTCTCCACAAGTACCGGCTGACCTTTCCGCGCACGCACGGCTGCATGGAACGTAAACAAGTAATTACGGACATATGTTCGAAGTGCAGCACCCGTTAAATCCTTTGTTATGAACTTGTTGGTAAATAAGTACGTGCGCGCATGACCCTGACACTCCACACAGGGCAGTATATCCGGTAGACCGTTCACAACGAGTTGAATTGCGTTGGCTGTATCAGTCTCCAGAATAGGAACACTACTTCGTCCAAGTCGCTCCGCGGATATATGCAAAAACTTCCACATCAGCGGCCCCCATTGTTCCGGTTTGACTTCGGATACATAGGTTGGACCTCCGTGCTTCGGTTTTTTTTGACAACTACACATTATTCAAAATATCCTGTACTAACCTTTCATTATATTTTGAATCCGAACGCAATCCAAAGACATCGACGCAACATGGAATTAGATTGTTGGAAATTCAGCAAGCCATTCGTGAAGACGTGCCTCTATTGAAGGACTATAGGCTTTGACACGATGTCCTCGTGCTACACCGGCCACATTCCACATATCCGCCAAATCAGCAGGCAGCCGAACACCGACCGGATCGCGGCGATACCAGAAATGGGTGCGAGCAGTGTCGCCGAGAAGCACAAACTTCCCACTGAGATCCTTTTCTGCACACGCGGGGCCGTGAGGACCGACCCGCTGTTCACCGGTTGCAGTATATTGACAATCACCAATAAAATCATTGTCAGGACTGGGAATCTTGATAGGTAATTCCGACATACAATATGCATCATACTCTGCAAATGTCATCTTTCGAGTCACTCGCATGACGTAGAGAACGGAATCTGTTGCATATGGTCCGAGTTTACCGAGTTCGCCTGAACGACCCCGTAGACCAATAATATAATCGCCGACATTGGCGGAACGCCGAAGAACTGGCTTGCAAATAGCCAGCGTGCATACATCACCATGGATGTTGGGTGCAGCACCCGAGTCCGTCTGAAGACGGTAAAGAAAGAAACGTGGTTTGGACATAGTGTCTTAAAATTCTTGAAATTGGGCAAAAGGTTTGCTACACGCATATTGATTTTGCCACACGTATGCAATTTTGTGGGCAACAAGGGTAATTTTTTTCCATTTTAATAGATATATTTATTAACCTAGACAAAAAATGGAAAACATAGCCAAACCCTAATTTGTTTCCGCCTTCGGCGCGGGCGTCGGTGTAGGCGCCAATTCAGGGACAGGTGCCGTGTTCCATAACTCTGCAACGCGTCCGTTCCAATTCATACGTTTTTCTCCAAAATGGAAGCAAACAATCGGAAATGTTTCCTTAATTCGAAATCCATTTTGAAATACAAGGTCGCAATGACTACAATTCGCACTCCACGGCGAATAATATTTGTTTTTCAGCCAATACAATTGGAAGTATCCAATCACCCCCATTTCGCCTTTATCAACAGATTCAATGCGGTCATGAACATAGTCGTCATAGGTAGTGTAGACATGCCGAGTAATTCCATAAATTCCGTTTTTATTTAATGTATCCACGCGGAGATGTTTCCATAAATCAGCAGGCAAATAAATGTCAGCATCCACATGAGCAATCCAGGCAAAACCATGGCGTTTATGTATGAAATGTTGTGCGTCAAACATCATTCCAGATTTGTTGAATTTGGCTCCTTTTTCATGTTTTTTGGATGTAAACAGTAATACACAATCATACGCTCGTGCAAGTTCACATGTGGCTGCATCTGTTCGCTCTGTAATTATATAATAGGTTGTAAACAAACGGCGATTCTGAGGAAGGGTTTGCGCTAAATAGTCGGCATAATCTATGCAAATTGTCATGGCAACAATTTCGTTCATGACAACGTGTATATTGTCATGTGCATATATTCATAATGCAAAAATTGAACGCACCGTTCAGTTGTCCACTGTTCAGCAATCTATCAATCAATTGCACACATACCATGCCAGTCCATTCTTTCTACGTGTATTTCTATTTGGATAAAACATATATCCAATTAGACAAACTGATGAAACGTTTGCCGGAGACGGTTGATTTGGAATATGAACTTCGAATGACTCTGTATTCCAGCCTCAAACCTTACATGGACCCACTTGGAAAGAGTGATTTTCTGGTGAAAGTTGTGGCAAAAGAACAATATTACAAGGTCTATTTGGAAAGTTTGGGTGACGAATCGTATACGACTCCGATTGAATTTCTTGACGCGTATGAAGACATATATTCGACCCTCAAACTACCTGATTGTTGTTTGAATGTGGAATATGAAATAGCCATATCGTAGAGTTCGCTACCGCCTAGCGCTCTAGGCGCGGCTTGCGTCTTTTTTCAGTAACGGGCTTCCACTCCACGCCAACTCTTGTGTGAACGGCATGTCGTCTGCGGTCCAAAACGGATGCGACCTCGGCAATCCCAGTACAAGAAAGGACAATCCGGTAAAATAACAACTGCCATTGTTACTATAACGGTTGGCGACATCGGGCTGCGCACCAACAAATCCAAGGTGTAAATATCCAGCAGCATCAAATTGCCTGTCGTCGTCAAACAACCGTGAATGGACACGTTGGAGTGCGCGTCGAACTTGGCCATATCCAAGTCCTGTGCTGCCGCCCGCGCCAAACGGCGCATGTGCAGCATAGAAGGCAAGTGTATGAAATACAGCCGACCGATAGACCATACTGCGCCCAAACAGGGGAAATGTACCATCGCACGCAATCAGACGTTCCAAAAATTCCGCATGCCGCCCAATACGACCAACAATCGTATTGAATCGTGTTTGAAATATGGGCCGTGTTTTGTCGTTCCGTAGTTCCTTGTAAATCACATATAAAAACGGTAATAGGACAAACGAAGTGTAATAATCCATATGAAATCCGGGTCCGTCCTTGTACCAACTATCGCCGACATACCAAGATTCAACTGTGTCGAGTAATGCATGTATCCCTGTCATGCGACTTGTCAGACGTCCATGTTTGATTAACCATAATGTCACTATACATTGGAAAAGTAACCAGTTATTGTTATACGGTTTGATATCGGATGCACGCCGCATCATATCTAGCACGGCAGTCTGAACACGGGTGGGCAAACATGTCCAGGATGCAGGATACAGAAAAAACGCATAGGCAAGATTCGCAACTTCCACCAACAACTGGTCACCACAATTCCAATCGATGTAATGATCATCCATGACAGCAACCCAACTGGCGATATAGGCCTCGTGAATATCGTCATGAAGCGCCACAAGAGGCGCGACACTCATGACGACACGACAAAAGGCTTCTACGTGCGCAGTACATGGCGGACGAGTATAATCGGAGGGTGTTTGTTGAACAAAGGTTGTTTTGAATGTCTTTGTTTGCATGCCGTTCAATACAGGCATAACAATGCGACGAAACATCGTCAGCCATTGGGAGTAACGCATGTCTGCATATGACGCCGTCACTGCGGATGCCATAATATACGAGGGATGTGGAAACATTTATCCGTCGTCCTCCCGCGATTTGAAATAATTCAGCATTAGCGCGTTCATAATGGGTTTGTATTGTGGTTTCCATTCCAATATGCCCGACGCACTGCGGTCAACTGCATTTCGTAATCGGTCAATACCCAGCGATTTCATGGCGTCCGCAAGTATATGTGTCCGTTCCATATATTTCCGTTTTTCCAATGCGCCATGGGGAAGGTGCCAGATTGTCCCTGGCAAATACGAAATACGTGTCCCCACTATTGGCGCTGGCAAGTCTTCGATATACGGTTTCGCAATCCAACTCAATACCAGACCAGCAGTGTGTGCTAGACATTTATCACCGCCGCCAATGAGTGCATATTCGTAGAGACCACCTGCACGTTCCCACCAATCGCGTCGGAATGCCCATACATATCCCGTATGTCCGCCCGCGATACTAGCAATAGACGGTTTCACAGACACAGATTTGAATGCAAGATTGAGTTGATTGACGTATTGAAACGGTTGGACAACATCATATGTATCTAGAACTGTACTAATCGAATCTACCCATGCCGGGTTTTCAAAGACCACGTCGCAATCCATCAATATATATTTGGAATAGCCGGCTCCAACATGATTCACAATCATGGCCTGTGCAATATTTTCCTTGGAAAACATGTACGAATCACTGCGAAACACAACTATATTTTCGGCTGCAGGAAACATTGACTGTGTGTCCCCATACACTAATTCGCCAATACAATAGGGTATGTGCGCCACATCCAATTTTTGTTTGATGTATAGGAGATTTTGAATAATTCGGAACGATTTGGCTGGATTAAAAAAAACAAGCAGTACAAGAATGTCGCGACTATGCGGTGTATGATACACAATATCAAGCGGTAAATCCTGTTTGGGAATGGATGGTTGACTTGGTGCAGATATATTTGTTCCAGAAACAACCCGCGGAACAACTTGATTTCGCGACCAACTGGACATTTCTACAGATTGGAAAAAATTGAATTCTTATTGTTTACCCCACATATCTAGCGGGCGCAATTATTTCCATAATGCAGCAATATTTTCATTTTCCATATTAATTTCATATATTTTCCATTTCCAACATGAGTCTTGAATTCTTTCTTCGCAATGCGCTAGCGCGCCCCTTTTCGGATCCGCTAGGTCCTGATGACACACGTCTTGTCGATCTGGCACGTCGGAGCGTCATAGGTTCATCGCTCACCGAACGATTGTTATCGGCATCATTGTCTACGTATGCATTATCACGAATCCTTCGAACAACCTGTAATAGTCTAGTCTTGTATGTCAACGAGATAATTATTGAAATTGAAACAAATCCACTGGAGATTCCTCGGAATCCCGTGAATCAGTTGTATGAGCATTTTCGACTCAATGCTATAAACAGCGACGAATTTCTGTCACGCATTCAAAAAGTCTACAAGGCCCGACAAACACCTGATTTTCCAGAACCCATGTCGGACGTACAGATTAACCATCTTCTTTCGGAACTCAAAACACTTGTACTGGACACGTTTCAGACCAGCATTGAATCGGCGATTCTTGTTGCAACGTCATTTCGAAATGCGCTTCAACATACAATGACGCTGGCGGGACGGGTTGCAGCAACAACAATGAACAAATGGGTCCATGGCGCCATTAGCGGCGCATTGAACCTGGACCTGGGTCCTGTGAATCATACACCTGTCTCCAGTGAAGTTGCCGCATTCCTGTTTGGAAGCACCTACGAATACAATAGTAACGAAGTGGAATTCAATCGCATGTCCCTCACAATCAGTCATTATATTGTACTTCATTTGGATAAAGATTCACCGGCGATTCAAGGCTGGCAATCGTTATGGACGCCAACTGCACTTCAAACGGCAATAGGTCTCGAAACAACAAGCCGCGAACGTGCATGGTCGACCCAAATGAAATACATGTTGTCGTACACGGACCGGACAAATATCACCAATGTGTTGGCGCTCAGTGAATTGACGTATATATTGCATGCCGATCACGCCGCCATCCTTGGCGGTGATGACCGTGTTACCGCGGGCCGGTTGATTGTGGATTTGTTGCGCACACATGCCTTTCTTCATGCTGTTCGTATAACACGCAATGTGCAGGAAAATGAAGCCAGTCCCTTGTATGGGTATGCGTTATATCCATTTACGGTGGTGGAGCCACGTGTGTATGAATCGTGGCCATCCGTGTGCGCGCGTGTTCGGAAGGCGTTGCGCGACCGTGAGACGGTCGAGGGACTGTTGAGTCAGATGCGCGGCGCCATTGCCTCGGGACTGATTTCGGATGTGGAAGTCCCTGCTGGATCCAGTGATACTTTGATGGTGGAAGATTGGGTGGAGGGTGAATTGGCTGTAGCGCTCAATGGGGATCGGCGTCCCGAATTTCTGGTCCGTGTTGGAGATTATGAACGTATGTTGCTTCATGGGACGGCTGAGAATCCATTTGACCGCCAAGAGGTCAAGACACTAGAGGTTGTTCGTATGCGTGTTGTATCTTCATAATTCTTTCATTTATAATTCAAATTATTATTCAAATATATAATAATTTAATAATAATTGAATAATAATTGACATGTTTGTTTATTTGCGTTGTCGAGTTTTGCGCCGCCGTATGTTCCGTCTTTGTTGTGTCCGTTTTACAGTCCGGCGGCGTTGTTTTCCACCCCCAGACACCTTTTTACTATTCAATGCAGCCAACATCTCATCCATATTTACAATTGACTGTAATTCGCGCATGGTTTCAAAAGGGTCCTCGGAACGAGACAGTCGTGTATACGTATCATCAGGAATAGCCTTGTTGGCTTTGAGAAGATGGAGGAGTGGAAAGACTATTTGATTCATAATCCATTGTTTTTTATCCATTTTTTGTTTTCCAGATGGTTCTGGAATGGACATATATATGGCCACATGCTCATCATAGTCTTTCAGATATTTGCGTAAAAATTTACCGGCTTTGCAAAACCCCTCATTTGCCTTGGCAAAAACATCAACCTGGTATCCACACCGCCGCATTGCGTCAACTTCTTCCGTCACAAGTGGAACATTGACAAAGTCCTCGCCATCGCGAAACACGACCTCGATTGTATCTTTGTATGTATTAGCAATATGTCCAAATACCGCATGCATGAAATCCATGGATTCCTTGGCGTCTACTTTGCGAAACAACATGTAGGTTCCAGACATTTGGTTGTATTCCAAACGCCGTTTTCCGTCCGCCAAGGTCGTCATACGCATTTCTCCTGCACAATATACAACCTCTGCAGCTGTTCGATGTGCAAGAATTGCGTGCAATGAACCAATTTCCAGTTTGGAACGTACCTGATTCATAAACATCCCCTTGTCGCTTACTAGATACAAAAAGGACCCGTCCGGCATGGATAATATGGATTCGATGTCATAAATGGGTAGACGTTCATAGACACATGCGCGAATCCGTTGTTTCTCCTCTTCTTCGGTTCCGGGACGCATACCTATACGTGCAACATAGTCGACACCATCAATTGTGACTGGATTGCATTCCTGCATCCGCGACGTTGTATTGAATTTGGAAGCGTTCCATGCCGATGGATCAATTCGGACTCCAGGCATATTTGGAATTGGTATACCATCACTTATTCCACTTATTCCACTCATTCCATTCCTTCCAATTCTACTTGTTTGTTCTATTTTTTTATCAACACTAAAAAACCAAATGTTGTCGGAATTCATCTGTTTGGTCTGTGGGCTATATGTCGGCAAATATTACTCGGAATATGTCCCCCTTCCACGCATTCGTCAAGAACATATTGACGCACTTCTGGCCTATCTGAAAAAACAGGCGACACCTCTTGCCCAGCAGCCGACCCACACAGAGTGATAACACGGAGTGAACACACGAAGTGAAAAATATGTGTTTGTATTGATTGATGTTTATGGAATAGTGATTCAGTATGTTTAGCGACCGCCGGCCATAGATGACTCAAATGGCCAGTCGGTCTCGCGAAGGGTGTCCATATGCGAGTCAAAGACAACCGACAAGTACTTATTCAGACCGTCCTTGTTCAGCATCACAGACGGCAGACCCGGCAGGTCCACCTGAACATTGGCGCATGTGTCTTTATCCTTGTCGGCAAGCAGGGACAGGAAGAAGGTCTCTACATATGGAACGACCGCGTCGTAATCCAGCCAAAACAGACTCTTGGAATTCAAGTACGGCTGAACAAACGACACATTGAAGCCGTCGCTCTCAGAGTCTGGAGTAAAGACAAGAACGTCATCGTCGCGATTCTTGTTGATGACACGAATCACAATCTTGGCCAAGGAAGGAAAGGCAGAAATAACGGCAGATGAGGAATTCATGTTGGAAATACAGAAAGAAAACGAATCTATACAAGCGGCTTGCTGTCTAACACAGGGCAGCAAGCCCGTGTCAATTTTTTGGCCTAAGGCCTAGAAAAAACACGACTGAAAAATTGAATCGCTGTACATCCTATACATTGTTTGTATAGTCATCCATTTGATTTCATAGTTTTCTTTTCTGTGCTTCCAAACATGTCTTCCACTTCCGTTTTGATTGCGTACGACGGTTCCGGTTCCACCGGCGGATGTGCCTATTATCACGACGAGACCCAGCGTATTGTGTCCCAATATTCCGATGCACGCCTCTTGTTTTGGGATTCGACACACCGTTTGATTTCCCATAACGAACTAAGGGATATCAATACACGGCGACAGGGATATGGCGGAACGGCCCCACAAGAAATCGCAAAGTGGGTCTGCGAAAATGATTTCCACGGACATTTGATTATTATCACCGACGGCGAGGTTTCTTCGTCATCCATGGATTCGTGTACAACCATTCTGTCGTCCAAAGGATCGGATTGGCAATTTGAGCATGTTGACGCCCATTTGATTGGCGGCAACGTGAATATGTCGGTAACATGTCCATTTACACGTGCATCCCCACACAACGTCTATTTGTATGAACCCAGTGCAAACTATGAACGTACACTATCGACACGCGTTTCCACCGCAGACCTGGAACTTCTGACACAGATTGACCGCATTTCATCATTGGACGAATTCCAAGCAGTAGCATCCAATCTGGAATCTGTATTAGTCGCGCGCACAATGGGTACTGAAGGAAACATGGAGTTGCGGGATAAACTTCTTGCATTGAAGAAACGGATCAATTCCCAGATTTCAGCCGCGGCGGGTGAATCCGATTCGGCCAAGGACTATGTAGTGGCATTGCGTGCCGAACCCCCGCAGTATGACGCCGCTATTCGCGCAGCGCGTCAACTGACAAATGAATATTATGCGAGTTTTGACGAATCGGATGTCTCAGGTTCGACATGGAGTTCGAAATTGTCGCGGATGATTGCAATGACGGAGGGCGCATTGCGAGGTGTGTTTTCCATGCGCGGAATCACGGCTGGGATTCAAAGCGACCGAGTACGTCGTGCGGCTTCCGCAGTAGCACCCACCGAAGTGTCTGCATCGCCGGCATCCGGTACAGGCACAGGCACCGAAAACCCATTCGTCTGTCCCATAACCTTGGATACCGAACATGACGTTGTGCTGCTAGTTAAACAAGGTCCGGCCATCCTTGCCGATGTTGAAAAGCGGATTGTGGACGACGTATTGGATTGCCCGTTGAATCTGTTGAAATATTCGGAACTTGTGACTCAAGTAGTCGCCCGTCTGGACCTTCCTATGAGTCTTAATGCTTTTACAGAGGCACAATCCATAATGGGTGGTCTGCAGACATCGCCCATGACGCGCGACCCCATTCTTTCTGGCGCACTCTGTTTTGGCGCAGCCGCGGACCATGTGAAAGCGACCCAATGGACCCTTGCACAACTCTTCACGGGCGGTAAATCGGTAGGAAACCCAGATTTCTGGTTTGCAATTGTGTGGCATATATTGAACAATCCAGAACTATGTCCTACCTATTTGCAAACACTCAAACCCTATGCAGACACACATATGCGTTGGCGATTAACTCATCAATCGACATTTATTGGCCTTTCGGGTCTTCCAGAATTCCCTACAACTCGCGTCCCACTGGATTGTGCGATTTGGTATGTCCTTGCATCGCCGCTGTTTTCCAGCCCAAGCGCTGCGGGACGCGATGTCTTGCGTGGACATATGCCCCATCTTGCGCAATTGTTGGAATTAGTCGCCCATGCACGGCTCGACATTCCCTCCCAACTCCAACGGCATTATGTGCGCCTCCGAACCATGTTGCGTTATTTGTCATGGATCAAGGCGGACCGATTCGCGCTTCCCATGTGGACACGCATGTTGATTCAGGCCCATATCCCCATCAATCGGCTCGATACAGCCGCCAAGGATGCGCCGCAGTATATTCCCATTGACGGCCCACCTTCCGCGACTCAAATCATGGACGCACGTCACGCCCTTCGCACCGACCCATTGCTGACTACGAAAGAACTTGTTGGAATTGCAGGACTCGTGTCACCACTCAAATCCGCCGGCGATATTGCTCTTCCCCTAGATATATCGTTTGAAGACGTTTCAACAGGACATGTCATTGAATGGAATTATGGTCTGACTCCACAGGAACGCATCAATTTAACAATCTGTCCTCAAACATGTCGTCCTCTATACATGTACGGCGAAGAAACATGGCGTGAGAAAGCAACACGGAAATTTGGTCCTGTTGAAAAACAAATTTCTGTGAATGCATACTTTGGAAAATATGTACAAGCCCACGGCGCCTATCCATCGCGCACCGACCTTTTAATCTATATATACAAACGTTGCGTCGTTCATGGACAGCATACAACACTTCCCGCATGTGTAATGCACTTTATAGATGAAGTGTGTGCTGATTATGCACCCATTGTCGCCTCAATCACGCCAGTCGAATTCATTGCGCGTTGGCGAGCCAGTGTCTCCGTTGAGGACAGGAAACGCTTGGAGGTCACGGAGGCGTAATTCATACAACCCAAACCCCAATCCAACCCAACCCAACCCAACCCAACCCAACCCAACCCAACCAAACAAACTTTTCCAAAACAATTTTTGACCAGGAATTGACGCCCGTAAAAAATGACATGCTGTCCCTTTTTACTCATCAGTGTTCAAGAATAATAGACAATGAGTACAAACATCAAAGGCTCCGATATTTCCAACACAACTCCATCCTATTTGCTCCAATTTGATGGTCTTTCGGAACCGAATCCTGGCGCATCCTCAGGCGGCGCGGTTCTGTTTGATCCCGAAGGAAAGGTTGTATTTGAAGCCGGTGAATTTATTCCCTTTGCAACCAACAATCAGGCCGAATATTCTGGGTTGATTCTTGGACTTCAAACACTTCTTGCACACGCGCCCTATGCTGGCGCAAATCTTAGCATTGAAGGAGATTCTATGCTAATTATTAACCAGGTTGCTGCGAAATGGAAAGTCAAACATGAAGCACTCAAAGCACTTCATGCGACCGTCCACGCCGCGCTAGCCAACCCAGCATTTGTCAATGTTACCATCAAACATGTCTACCGTGACAAGAACAAGTATGCCGATAAATTGACCAATGACGTCATGAAAACACGCACGTCGTTTCTTCATCACCCATGAACCATGAACCATGACCCATGACCCACACAATCTAAACTTTACGTCATGCAGTATTTGTAACGCCCCATCCATTTTTAATGTCATCATCTCCACCCAACGATCTCGGTGACACTTCGTATCATACCTTGTGGAACGAGACACACTGGATAGATATGGACACAATGACTGAATCCAACACAACCAAACCATGCCGTGTCTATGTGGACGGTGTCTATGATTTGTTTCATTTTGGTCACGCTGAAATGCTCGGTCGTGTCCGAACTCATTTTGGTCCATCCGCTGTTATCATTGCGGGAATCGCACAAGATGAAGATTGTAGGAAATACAAGCGGCCGCCCATCCTTACTCAACAGGAACGTGCGCGGTCTGTACGTGCCTGTAAATATGTGGATGAAGTAATTGAAGACGCGCCGTGGGTCATCACGCAGGAATTTTTGGACACACATACAATTGATTATGTTTGTCATGACGAAGGGTCATATCCCTCGGCGGACGGCACAATTGCTGACATTTATGCATACGTAAAATCAGTGGGGAAATTTGTTGCAATCCCACGAACGCCTTGTATTTCCACAACAGAAATTCTGGAACGCATACAACTTCGATTGAAAAATTGAGTCTATGTGCAAGAAGAATCAACACGAATCAGATTGTTTCAATCATTTCAAAATCCAAAATCCAAAATGTCAGTACCCCATTTCTACATTTATATATATCTATACGATATGCATGGCGGAAAATCACATGTCAATCAAACCCAGTTGAGTACAATTTTGAAGGAAAAAGTTGGTTTGGAATATTATGTACGAATGCTTGTGAACTTTTATCTCGAACATCATATGGACAAAATTGGAAAACGATATTTTATGGTGAAATTGTCGGAAGAAACAGATGGATATAAAGTATGGTTGGAGGGTTTGGAAGGTGAATCCTACAATACGCCTCTTGACTTTCTTGAGACCTATGAAAATGCATACTTGAAATTCAAAGTTCCCAAGTGCAATTTGATTTGGAGTATGAAAATCTCAAGTGAATCTAAACTTATTTCCGATACATAAATTTAATGACTACAATGGCTGTGTCAAGTGCCGTGACGCAAATTGAAAACTGGTTACGTCTGGAAAATCCTGAAGCCACACTGGACATTGAAAATGACCCGTATATATCAACTCTTCCACCTCTTCCAGAGACTGTACAACGACTACGAATCGATACGTGCGAACGTCTTGTGTCCATCCATCGACTTCCCGTTTCCTTGCGTCATCTTCAAATTATTGGATGTCCAATGTTGGAAATATTGCCTGCATATATGCCACCAAAACTGTTTTATTGTTCCATTTACTCGGGCAATTCTTTTTCTACATTGCCGATATTTATGGATGCATTAACGCATTTATTTATTCATAGTGCAAAATCCCTGCATGCGATTCATCATTTACCTTCCTCATTGGAGGAATTGTATATACGAAACACACGTATACACACATTACCGCGCATTCTTCCTCCCAATTTGCGAAAACTTGTAATGCCACATTCGGATTTGCGCAATTTACCGCCTTTGCCAGACTGTCTTGATACGCTCCATATAAAAAGTACACATATGTCTGAATTGCCGCCACTTCCAAACTCATTACGGACATTGCATGTGTCCAACATGACCAGCCTTGAATGTCTTCCCAATCCTCTTCCGCCACTGTTGAATGAACTTTACGCTGATAACACAGCATTAACTACACTGCCGGATTTACCACCCCATTTACGACTGCTCTATATAGATTCAACACCAATACACGAACTTCCAATCCTCCCGCCAGAATTAAGAGACCTATCTTTAGCACATACACCTATCCGTGAATTGCCGTATTTGTCGCAAGATTTGATGTTTCTGAATCTTGAAGGTACACCTATCAAGCGACTGCATGCATCACAATTCAAACACATTAATTCATTGTGCTTTGTTCGAACACATACACTTATTGACGAGTTCTTGTCACTACCGTCCACATTTTTAAGGATTGAATTCACGAATCCAGACTTTAGTCTACTAGATGTACCCATCGATGAATATTTCAAACAATCACATTCGAGACTATTGACTATCGTATTCAGGTATAAAGGGAAAGTTATTGAAATTCAGCCACATCTGCTCAAAACCGACGAATCATTGTTAAAATTGCAAGAAATCATGAAAGAAGAAATGGAAAACATGAAGGCTCGTGTTGTACTGCGCACACGTGCTTTTAAAGAAGATTTGATGATTAAGACTTGGCATCCGAGTCGTGTGGAAGCATGGTGTGGTGTGCGGTTTGACACTATTGATGACGAGTAATAAATATAAAGATATCAAGTACAATACATATAAAGAACCTCAAAAAATGTCAACGATTGCTGCACTCACACAGAGTCTTTGTTTGCGTCGGTCGCTCACATGGGATGCCCTTCATGATACCAGGCCATATCCGCGACGCATTGTGTATGTGATTTTTGGAACAGGAATGCTTTGTACATTTTATTTCGGAATACAATCCATTCCATGGGCGTTGTTGGCTTGCCTTCTGATTTCCGAAATCCTGTTCCGATGCATGATTCTAGTCTACGTATTGGTGCATATTTATACAAAATCCATATAATAACAAACTGAAAAATTGACGCTGGCGCATGACTTCAACTACAAATAACAACAGCACCATGACGGACGTTGTGTGTGTACACGACGACGCACACAGCAACTCCTATTTTGTTCAGATTCCCAATTTCCTCTCCGAAGATGAAATTGCGTATTATTCAACACAAGTTCATAGCACAACCGACTGGAAGGCCGTTGATTTTCCACCAGGTCCTTTAGGACGGACGCCCCGTCTTCAGAAATGGTTCCAGGACGACGCGCATTACTTTTCTCCCTACTGGTCGAATCAGGGTCTTGCGCGTTGGAAGTCAAGTCCTACCACCGACCCTTGGCTGCTCCAACTTCGGTCCCGCGTTCAAACTGCTGTAAACAGACTGTTTGAAACACAGACTCTTCCAGACACAACGTGTAGAAAACCCGACCTCAACAGCACATTAATTAATTATTATCGCGATGGAAATGATTCGATTCGATATCACAAGGACGACGAAAAAATCTTTGGCGCGAACCCAACTATTGCCATGCTGACATTTGGTTGTCCGCGGGAACTCAAGTTCAAATGGACAATCTCACAGAATGATAGATCAGAACCTGGATTCCCAACATCGATTCATGAAAACGACAAAACCTTCAATGTGAGTCCTGGAACGTTATTCATTATGGCAGGCGCAGTACAGAAATGCTACTGGCATGGTGTGGAACGCGACCCATCAATCTGTGAACCGCGCTACAGTCTCACATTTCGTCAACATTTTCATACGCACACATAGAGCGGTACAAATAAAGCGGCAAATATGGATTCTGTTCTAACGACTGCAAAACGATTCATTGACATGGGAAATCTCGACGGTCTGAAAGATTATTATGAATGTCTTTTTGAAGAATATGAGTCGGATGAAGTGGATGTTGCATATTTATTTCGGCAAATCTATGTTCACGCGTGTTTACGGAAACAACGACCAATTGTCGACTGGTTGAAGACATTGTATGAAGCAATGGACCCCATTATGAAAATTGGATTGCGTCAAATATTTGGATACGGCGATGCGTTACTTCGAAAACCCTAAATCTAAAAATGGACACTGAATAACTGATTCAATACATACCGTCAAAATCCTAATTTAAGAACACCCTTAAGGGTGTTCTTAAATTAGGATTATGACGGTATTTGACAACACAATATCTATTGAATTCTATGAAGCATGTTTTTCTTTTTCCACAATCCACAATCCAAAAATTAGGCAATCGGATACGACGCCGCCAAAAGGATTCCACATTGACCCTGGCCGTTGTTGTATTTGGACCCACGACCTAACAAGATATATCCATCCATTCCCCAACTTGCGCCCCATGAATTCTTGACTTTGTAATAATCAACGCTGTTCAAAGTTCCATACCCGACCGCAAGTACACCGTGGTCCAATTGTGTGCCGCAAGCCGCAGTAAGGACACCGCTGCTATAAAATTGGAACGCTGTCTGGTCGGCTTCAATAGCAACACTAACAGGTTGTTGGGCGAGCGCCGACATGAGTTCGGCGTCCGTTGCTCCAACCTCATGAAAGTCTGTAATGGAGGCTGCGTATTGTTGGGCAGCCGATGGATTGCATGTCCCTTGAATTCCCTCATATGGATAATTGGTCTCGGTTGTGATTCCGCCATTCTGAATAATATATTGAAACGCATACTCCATAAATCCGCCATTGCATCCTTGATTTCCCTGTGCATTCGAACAATCCACAAGTTGCTGTTCCGAAAGTGACACAAGCGTCTGCGAGCGAAGAAAGTGGACACCTTCAACGGCGCCCGTTGTCGAAAACGCCCAGCACGACCCACATTCACCCTGATTCTTTACAGGCGTGACTGCACCGGCTGCGACCCAGTCCACGGAAGCCGGTAGTGCCAATACATCGACAGAGGTCCTTGATGCCGTCGTATTGCCCGTGTGAGTTGACCCACGCAGAGCGCCGAAATCAACGGTGGTTTTGTTTTTCTTCAATCCGAGAAATGCCGCAAATTCATCGGTCGTGAGATCGGCAAATTGGTTGACCGCCATTTTCCACCCATGTTCGCCCGCAAGTGCATTATGGGTCTCAATACGACGAACATTCTGCTCGTATACAAATCGGCGATACAACTGCTCCGACTCGGATGAATAGTGTTTGGTATATAGATTTGACCAATGCTCAAATCGGGGAGAATAGACATTTGTCAATGCAACAGACTGGTTGACACGAGACCACGCCATTGAATAGGCAGGCGATGCTGTCGCTGCAGCGCACGCTAGGACACACCTCAGAAGAAGAAGATTGAACATTTGGGTAATTGAAGTACTAACCACCCAAATGTTTAGGCCAACTTATACCGTCAACATTTTAATTTAAGCACACCTGGTTGGTGTGCTTAAATTAAAATTTATGACGGCACTGCCTTCATAATCCTAATCTAGAACACCCATAAGGGTGTTCTTAAATTAGGATTATGACGGTACACGTTCTTTCATCCATATAATTTCCTGATTTTGTGTCGTAATAATTTGTTCGACAAATTCCTTTTCTTTCGGCGTTAGAGTGGGGTCATTCACCAATAGACGTTTGCTCATTAACACCGCCATAGAATGATGAGGAATCATACCGCGGAAATAGTGTTTTTTGCTCACATAGTGTTGTGTACGTATCAGCCATAACGACGCAACAATACCCAGAAATGAAAGACTCAACCATAGGAAATGGCGGTCCAGGAACGCCATGAAGAAAATCATAAACGATGTCATAAGAGATACCATATAGGCGTCATTGAGTGAAAAGCGAACATCCGAGACTTTATCTGCCCATATATACATGGCTGACAATGCGCCACTGAGTAGACTTATCAATATCATTGTTGAATAATCGTGCATCATTTAGAATCCTATAGACAACACCCTATTATGAGGACACAATAATTTCCTTGATTTCGCTTTCCATGCACGCATACGGATTCGGTTCATCCGGTGTTGGAAGTACAACTGTATCGTCTAATGCAAAGGCCATATCAGGTGGCGTATGACCTGTGCAAACATCATCATAGGCGGCCCGCATTTGTTTCGCACTTTCCAACGGATTCATTCGCCCATATCCACAACAATGACTTGTGGCTACTAACACAAATTCCGCATCTTTCGCTGCACGTACTTTATTAAACAATAGAAGCGCCGCCAAAAACGACCAATAGGCATTTTGCGTGTAACTCACATCTTGCGGACGAAACATGGTCGGTGCAACAATTATAGTCGCTGACTCAACCGAAACACGGATTGCACTTCCAATGGGTAAAAAGTAGCGTCCAAATGCATTGGTGACCCCGTGGTCGCGAATTTGTTGCTGAACCATGTCTTCAAGACCCGGAAACAGGTCGCGACTCAGAGTTTTATCGATTCCACCGTCCATATAACCAAGTGAATTGGCCGGACTGACAATGACGGGGTTCATGAGTGAAATGTTTGCAATGTCATCGCACGTGATTTGAACATGGGGGTCACTGGAAAACAAGGTTCGCATGGCGTCCACCCATTCGCGACACAAACTGACAAAGTGAATGCGAGGTGGCGAATTCATGGCGGGTTGCATCTGGATTCTAACGAATCCAGATATTTCATGGAAGAGCAAGGAGCGCGTTTATTGTAGGAGAGAGTCTAACAGCGTTCCAACAATTTCATTCCTGTTTGAAGAATCAGGCGCGCATGAAGTAAATTGGATCCAGGAGTTCCCAAATACGAATCTTCCACTTTATGCCAAAACAATGACCATACATGTTCACCAATATCGCTAATCATGATTCCTAAATGACCATCGGCGGTGGCTTTGACAAGAACATTCCATTCGTCCAGATTCGGTGCCGCCCAAGTCCCATGGCCGTTCCGTCCAGGCAATCGGCGCATCATATCATAGGCTTCGGCAGCGCCCCCACCGCCCGCAAACACAGGAAACAAGATGGCGTCAGGAATGCAAGGAATTTCCACATGTGTGCCTATCCATATCCGCGTCAAGACAACGCGTCCCGACGCAACACAGTTATCCAAAAATCCAACAAACGTAGGTGGAGGCACGGGTGCATACGAATCAAAGACCAACAGGACCTGTGGTCCCATGCTTTGAATCATGGTTGCAATACAGGACCAATCACGCGACGATGACGGATGAAATACCGCATTCCAACCATCGGATGTATCAATCAAGCGCACATTTTTGGGATGTCCTGAAATACAAATGCGACAATTATATGTCGTTCCGGAAATAAATTCATAAGGAATCCAGGCCTTTTCCGGCGGCGCGCAAACATAAATAGCACGACCGACCAATGAAGCACCAAATCCTTCCAATTCCATGACTCGCACCTGTAATTCGTCGTCCTATTTAGAAACAACTCGATGAACGCGCTAAAACCCATTGTAGGAATCACAGGTGCGGTTTTGGTCGGCGATGCACTATGGCTAACCCTTCGTCAATCCTATCACAAACAACTCTTCCAGGCTGTCCAACAATCGCCATTCACGGTCCGTTGGATTCCTGCAATCATAGTCTATGTGTTGCTTGTGTTTGCCATTTACCAAGTAGCCGTCAAATCCACCACATCATTGAAGGAAGCGGCATGGAAAGGACTGCTTGTTGGCGGAACCATGTATGGATTTTACGATTTCACCAATTGGGCGACCCTGAGCGGATGGACAGGCTTTATGACGGCGACGGATATGGCATGGGGTGCAATAGCAGGCCTATTGGGCGCCATGGCGGGATTCATGTTCAGACCCTAAATTTGTTGCAAATTCATACCATACTTTATCTATCTATCTAAACTTTGCGTCATTCCATTCAACAAAGAAAGAAGGAATGGATACTCTTGTTTCATTGATTGAAACAGTGATGAAATCCATGCCTTGGGAACGGCGTACCGAACAATTACACTCTGCATTCCAAATGTGTATGGACAACAATGAACTCGATGCAGCCGCGCGTGTTCTTGGACTCTACAAATACGGGTTTGTAGATGAAGGTACAATTGAACGTTCCAATCTGTATCTGCGCCGCAGAATTGAAAACGGATGGAATGTACGGGCTTGTTTTGATCCAACGTATACACCGACCGAAAAGGAAATTGTCATTTATTACGGAAATTATCCACACAGTGTTGAATGTTTACCAGTTACCCAAAAAGTGTATCGTCACCCCATTTATTTCAACATGGTTGACCATACAATAGTATCATATCATTCTTCATGGGAACCTATTGAACGCATTTATATTCTTACAACGGAATCACGAGTCGATCGGTATTTCCATATTTTGTTGGAACTGTGTCGTGTAAGCGCACCACTCCATCGTATACATAAATACTGCGGTGGGTTTACTGCCTATACTGGAAATCAGAGCCAAGATAAATACGCATGCGCGTCCAAAAATCATGCAGATGTAGCGGCTGATTGTGTCGAGCGCGGATATGGCGCATGTATGGTATTAGAAGATGACTTTTCATTCATTAGTGATATTCAACATGTTCACGATTCATTGTCGGCGTTTTTCGCGCGTGCGAATACTGATGCGTACCGTGATTTTTATGTATGTTTTCTAAGTTATTCGAAATGGGGTACAATTGAAGACTGTGATGAATTAGTGTCATTCAATAAACAGAAATGTACCACCAGTTCAGGATATATACTGCAAAAATCAACAGCACCTATGATTCGTGATTGTCAATATGAAGGTGTTGAAGCCATGAAACGTGGTGAAGCACCTGAAATATACTGCTGCGACAGGTATTGGGCAAAATATGGACGTGAGAATAAATTGCTGTGTTTCAAACGGAAACTAGGATTCCAGTACGTCACACATTCGGATATTGTAAATCATGCAAATATTCATTTCGACTAGAACGCAACAAAATCTACCGTTAAAATGTTGACGGCACATGTCATTCAATGGGTTATGGAATGGCATGTAGATTATTGTCAAAAGATGTAACGTTTCAAGTGTTGTCTGCTCCGCATTAGGACATGTATTCAAAAAACGGGTATTCTTCAAGTGTATTATTTTCACGACGCCGAAACTCATAGACATTTCCACAAAAATCCCATTTGTCTTTTTGTGGTGGTGTTATTTCTGCAATTGTTTCTTTACCGCCCGTGGAATAATTAATTGAAGAAAATACAATCATATGTTCACCGTAGATTGGATAAATATAATGCCGTGTATAATATTCATCGCTTCCATACGAATCTAGTGAAGAAATTTTGTCTTTGAGTGTATTGTATCCAACTTCCAACTGAAATGTTGGATGTGCAGCAGTGCGTTTAATTCCCCATTGTCCACCCATGATCGGACATTTGTGATAATAATGGTCGCGAATTGTGTATACACTAAAGTCTGATTCCATAAATCGGCGTATACATTCACGATCCCGTTCACTAATACGGCTATCTGCATCTCGTACAATCATGCACGTGACATTCGGATTGTCGATTGGAAAAAATCGGAATGTTCTGAGTCGTCCGCCTGTTAGCGGATAATGTGTTAATTGAACATTGGGAAAGGATGTATAGCGTTCAATGTATTCGGGTGGTACATCATTTCCAACAGCAATCCATGTTTGAAATGTAGGGTAATGTATACGAATTTGTTCTAAATTCTTGACCATTCCTTCCACGTATTTTGGATTAGAGCCGTAAATACAATATGAAAATATATTTACACCACCTGTTCCAGATTCGCTCGACATTTTGATTGACTACTTTTCAATAGAGAATAAAGTTTAGGTACTGCCGCATATCCTCATAATCATCACGGACTATTACAATACAATCGGTGCCGCGGCTCCCACATTTAAATTCTCTTGAAACAGACCCCATGGCGATTTCCGTGTTTGAAACACCTTGAACAGGTCTTTGTTGTCTTGATACAATTGATACATCAAGTTTTGTTCATCATCCGCATGATTCATTGCTTGCCATTGTTCCAACTTTGCTTTATACAAAAAATAGAGCAATTCCAGAATGTCGTTATGCACAATAAAGGAAAATGCATTAAATGCAAAATGATTATGCGACAAAAACTCCGCTTCGCTGACATGATGGTCCAAGACTTTTGTGGAAGCAATATGTACTTTTCGTTCTAGCAATTCCATATTGATGGTGCGTGGAACTGCCGGGTATGGACACGGCGGCCAACCGCATATATTAGAACCCACGGGATATCCGAAATCAATCCATGCATAAAAGGGTTGATTGGGAAACATATTGCGTGTATGACGCAAGAAACATATTTTGCTATGGGTCAGCAACGTGTAGTGTGGATAATTATGTTCAATGGCCCGTTTCCGAAACGGAGGGATTTTGGCTTTGAATTCTGCACTATTCATAATCTCTGTTTCCTTGGAGATATACGGCTCTTTCAGAAATGTGTCAACACCGGAAATATCCGCAAAATGGATGTTGGAAGGATAGGAACGCGTCATAAGCATACTTTTGATGACATCCGTGTGTGTATACACAATCAGTGGGTGTTCAAATCCATCATCCATCATGTTGTTGAAATGCTGAATATATTTGGAGAAATCCCGTGCAAATGGTCCCCAATCCTTTCGTCCAATATCGATAAATGCCGTTGTAAAGATCATGTTTCTGTATTCCAACAAAAAGAAACATCAAATACAACGCTGACCACAACCACAGCAACAAGTCGGAAAATGCCCGACGAAAGAATCGCATAAGGAGTAGGATTCACTCCTTCATTCCTATGATTTCTTCAACGTCCAATCAAACAATCGAACACACATTGTGGGATTTCGTTGTTTGTTTTTTTGCTTGGATTCTTGAGGATGATTTTCCAGAGGAACCACAGGCAAATGTGTATGAATTTGAACTCCAACCCATTCAGCGAAGGATGACGCCGCCTAATTTGCCCGCACCTGGTCCAAGATTCCTGATTGAACCTATTTTTGACAGGTCAGACCACAACACAATCATAACCGCACCCATTCACGTTACACCTGCACCCCAAACACCTCCTCCGTATACTGTTCCAATAGAACCCGAACAGCAATCCCAATCTCGAGCGGCATCTCCGGCGGCACCGTCGACACGCCAACGAAAAACCACACTCCATGACCCGGAAATGGACGATTGGGATTTCGAAATCATTGACATCAAGGATGTGGATGAGGTCATCGACACCGAAAAGAAAAATTGATTCATCCGATTCAGTCTTCAATCCATGTAATCATCTTCATCATCCTTCGAAATCCTTGGCGACGCAATGGAATTCCATGGGAATCAAACGCGCGCCATTGAAATCAGTGTGTCCAACAACTTTCAATCCGGTGTTCATTTCCACGCAACAGGTACAGGCAAGTCCTGGATTGCCTTGGAACTCCTACATCAATTTCATCGCGCAAATCCAAAGCATTGCAATATTCTTTGGATTTGCGAACAAAAAAGTATTTTACTGGACCAATTTGACGCCAAAACGCTAGAGGCCAAGGGCTACGCCTTTCTTTTGAAGCAATTCTTTGTCTTTGATTACAGCCGAACCAAACCGCGCAATTGGTCGTCCATTCTGAATTCCGCCGCGATTTGGCGCAAACCCATTCTTCTCATTGTCAATCGTGCGTTTCTTGTATCGCAAACAGAATATGAAGGACTTCGTATTCCCATTCATCTGATTATTCACGACGAGTGTCATTCTGTATCGAATCGGACAACGCAAGAGTTTTATGCGCATATACAAGGTCGCAATCCAGATGTTCGATGTTTAGGCTTTTCTGCGACACCCACACTGACACACAAACCCTTTACACAGATTTTAAGCAAATATACGATTTACGACGCCTGTAATGACGGCGTCATTGTTCCACCGCGAATTGTATGGTTCAAAACCCATACAAGCACAGGAACAGTTGATTCCGCGACCATACGCAAACTCTGTTGGAAATTATTTCAATCCTTGCCGTATCAGAAAATTATTGTATGGTGCGGTATGATTCAAGTGTGCGAGTCAGCCGCCGCCGAGTGGGCCGCCGACCCACAGTTTCACGACTGGCTTGTATGTACCGATACCAGCAAATCGTCAGGTGAAGGATATCGACAATTCTACGACGCCCCCGGCCGCGCCATATTGTTTTGTGCAAGCAAACATCGCGAAGGGTCGGATATTCCCTACGTTGACGGCTGTTTGTTTATTGACAATGTGGCCGAACGGAATCACAAGACATTTGTCCAATGTGTCGGTCGAGTGTTGCGCTGCGATCCCGCGGGGGAAAAGACGTATGGTCTCATAGTTGATTGCAATGCACGGAGTCCCATTGAAATTTGCAATCGTATGAATGCCTATTTACAACCGGAGCCTTTTGTATTTCCGTATTCCTATTTCCACAAATATGTGTCCAATGTCCATATCAACGTTCTGGATGTTGTGCTTCACGCGGCACCTGCGCCGCCGAAATCTACGCCACCCATTACAGGCCTTGAATTGTATTGGCGCCGTCCGTGTCCTGAACTTCCTGAATACAAAGAGCGCCTTGCGTATGAAATGAGCCTGTTCAAAGACAAGGACTTGTTTGGATATCTGTTTCACGCCCTGGACATCTTGAAATTCACACAGCATATTCCACATGTCACGCGTGGGTCCTGTGGGTCGTCCTTGGTGTGCTATCTCCTCGGGATTAGTAACATTGACCCCGTCAAATACAAGATTCAATTTGCGCGGTTCCTCAATCGGTTCCGAACCACGCTGCCGGATATTGATTTTGATTTTCCCCATAATTTGCGGGACGAAGTGTTTCTCAACATTTACTTGAAATGGCCCAATCGCGTCGCACGGATTAGTAATCATGTGTATTATCATGAAAAGTCTGCGCTGCGAAAGGCGGTTCAGTTGGCGGGAATTCGGAAACGTATTCCTGCGCTGACGATTCACAATGTGATTCGGCGTCTTCCGCTCGCCCAACGAACCCTGATTGAAAAACACAAGACCAGGCTTCAAAACACGTTTCGTACGTATTCTTTGCATTGTGGCGGCATTGTGTTCTACCCTGATGGCGTCCCACACGGCCTGAAATTGCATCAAACTCATATCCTCAGTCAAATCTCGCTGAATAAGGAAGAAGTCTCCAAGAACAAGCAATTCAAGATTGATATTTTATCCAGTCGTGCATTGACCCAATTGTTTGAAGCCCAGAATTTCAAACAGATTGACTTTGATGCGCATATGGAGGATGCGGCCACGGCTGCTCTCTTTGCGCGCGGCGATAATATTGGAATCACGCTAGCGGAATCCCCGCTGATGCGGCGCGCAATGCGCTCATTGTGTCCAAAAAATGTCCATGATGTGGCGACGTGTCTTGCCATTATTCGGCCCGCGGCGAAAAAAGCGCGGTCGGCGGGTCCGGAACGACTTGCGTCGGCAATTATTTACGACGACGATGCGATTGCCTTGATTCAACGTATGACGGGATGTGATGCCGAGGAAGCCGACAATATTCGGCGCTTGATTACCAAGACGGACAAGAAACAGATTCAGCAAGTCCTTGCATCCGTGGGTATAACGTTATCACCCGATATACGTGCCGCATTGGATGATCTTCGTGAGTATAGTTTCTGTAAATCCCACGCGTATTCCTATGCGCAACTCGTGTGGCAGTTGGGATATATGAAAGCCCATCACCCCCAACAATTCTGGGTGGCCGCACTACGACATTGTCAATCGGCCTATCGGAAATGGGTTCATATTTATGAAGCCAAACTCGCGGGAGTGCATGTGACTACCGAATCCAGTCACGGTGCTTCAATATACGCCAATCATCGTCAACGTCGCCTGAATATGACTGCTGGTGCGAAGGAGCGGGTGAAAACACTGGGCGTATGGTCATCAACGGAGGACGACCTATCCTTTTATCCAGATTGTTATTTGCGACGGTGTACACCTGCGTCGGCGGACGTGGCTGTGCGTGGACTCATTGCGTATTCACGGACATTGGCTTACGGCAAAACCAAAACAGTCTTGCTTCTTGTCGGATATGCACCGCGTCAATATATTGAAGTAAAAATCAGTGGAACATACATTCCAATTCACGCGTCCATTGGGATTACATGTCCCGCCGCAAAACAGTGCATGGACGGGTCCTTGGACGCGGAGACATTTGAATTTTGGTAATTCACAGTAGTAGCGTCATTAAAAATTTGACACCAATTTTACGAAACCTACACATTTGCAGAAACCTACACATTTGCAGAAATCATGGACTATCTCAAGCGTCACCTGAATGATTATACGGACGCGACGCAAAAGGAGCCGAAAGCCAAACGCGCACTGATTCTGACATTGTATGATGTACTGAATCTTGCTGAAACGGTTGAAAAAGAGGTAAAAGACAAGGCGAGTTTTGATGCACTCTTTGACAAGAGCGTTTCTGTAAAAACCAAGTTTACAAAAGCCCTAGGTGAACTGGCGACGCATCTCAATGATGCAAATACACAGTTGAACACTGTACGAAATGACAGGAAAAAACGGGAGAAGAAACCAAAAGCGACAACCGGTGGTGGTGAATCATCCGCCACAGTGGCGAATGTCATTGTACCTGACACACGCACATCCCGCGAGGATGACCCGATGCCAACAACGGATAAACTTCCTGTGTATGCGGGTAGACGAATACGAAAAATGAAAATTACGCCCGCAATACGCGAACAAATCTGGAAGAAATATATTGGACGCGTGATTGATTGTTCATGTCCTGTATGTCAAACACGACTCATTAGTATGACTTACAAATCTTGTTCCCATTTGTGGGAATTGTAATAGCCGTATGTCGACCGAAAATCTGTTTGACTATACGCAAAAGAATTATATGCGCGCACCGGTGTTTCCTGGATTGGAAACGACTACCGATGTGAAGAAACCGGCACCAGAGAATAAAGGCGGGAAATGACCGTCAACATTATAATGTATGACTGTAAAAATTGAATCATTTGCCATGTGTTTTTTTGGAAACAATCAAAAAGTCAAAATCAAAAATGTCAAGTGACATAATTTCTGCAAGACGTGAGTCGGTGATTCAAGCCTACAATTCAGCAAAAGCCAACAATGCTTTCTCCAAAGAATATTATACATTTGAATCCCATTGAATTACCCGAAATCGAACACAGTGTGTATTCCATTACAGGATTGTTTGACATATTGGATAGTGTATACTCACATATGAAACAACATATTCCAATCGGCACCGTTACAAAGTATAAGATTGATAATAATAAAATTCATTATCGCGGGACTGATATTGATATTCATACCTACAAATCCGAGGCCCAATTCAAGAAATTGGATATTTATGGTGGTATTAGTAAAAAAGCAGAAGCCAATACAATTGTGTGTCGTATTATGCCTGTTAAATATGAGGGTGAACTAAAGTGGGTAGGTATTTATTTGAAGGCTGCATACAATGATGCTGAGGCCGACGACTCGCTTGAGAATGAAATTGTGTTAGAGGATTAATTTGTTGGATGTATTAAATATGTAATGCATTCTATAAAACAAAAATGATACATCGTTTAGAAAAATCAATTATATTATTTATAACAAACACACCTATTGACAACGACCATGTAGTTTACGGTTCTTGGAATAACTGGATAGAACCAAGGAAATTATGTACTATCAAAGAATGTACATTAACTGGATGTCCTTATAAGAAACATTTTTGTGATAATAGATGTACAATATACACATATTATATAACAAATACGTCTATTGCAAAAGGCAAACATTATTATAAATTATGGAATACAAAAACAAACACCTGGATCGAACCGAACGAATGTGAAAAAACAAATGGAAACTGGGAATGTACAAATGGGTATTGGAATCGGGTGTTTACATATTGATGAATGTGTTACGATTCATATACCGTCAACATTTTAATTTAAGCACACCTGGTCGGTGTGCTTAAATTAAAATTTATGACGGCAGTGCCTTCATAATCCTAATCCAGAACACCCGTAAGGGTGTTCTTAAATTAGGATTTTGACGGTACAGTCATGTTCCTACTTTAAATATGTCCGAATGAACGTACTTAAAATAGGAACATGATGGTACTATATACAATGACTACCAAAAAACGTCATATGCCTCTATTCATCGACGACGATGAACCAACAAGCACCTTAATTGTAGAAACGCCAACCGCGAAAATAATTCAATTGGACGTTCATGTTGATGAGCAACCAAAAACAAACATTCTTGGATTTGGTCCTCGATTTGGAAAACCATGGACGCGTCTGGAGGATTTATGCATGTTACAATTGCTTGCGAAGGGCAATTCGATTGACCAGATTGCTTCAAAAATGTGTCGTTCAGCAGTTTCTATTGGATGTAGAATACGTTCAGAATTTAATTGTAAATATAAAACAATGAATGGAAATGATACAATAACAACATTAGGATTTAGTGAAACTGACATACAAACACGAATTGCCGCATTTGATGATACAACTGTAAGAAATCTAGCGGACTTGATTCGCAAACAAATTGAAAATCCGGTTCCAATTCGTCCTGAAGAAATAAAACACAAACCCGAAGCAAATAAACAACGCAAACCAATTGACGAATTACTTTCACTTATCAAGGAAATAAATAATAAATTGGATTTACTGATTGAACGAACGGCGTGAGTTGTCAATAAATAATCAAACATAATTATTATGGAACATGATTATTGATTAAATCGTTTTATCATGTTTTACTTTGCGTGTATATCGTTTTTGTTTTGAAACACGCAACTCATTGCGTGGAAACATTGTTTCCAATTTATAATTCATTTTATATTTGTGTGGATTTGTTATATCAAATTGATAATGTTTTGAAAATGATGTACCAATACGATTCAATGCAATTACAAACTCTTCTTCTGATTTGGCTTTTTTAGTTGCGCCTCGTAAAAACCCATGAATGTCCTTTTTGACTTTATAGGGATATGAAAATGGAACAACATATTTGGGTTCTGGTGCGTAAGGCTCTGAATACGAATTTCTATATAATTGTATAACGTTGGTTAACTCAGGTTTATCAACCATGGTGTTTGAAACATATGACGAGGCTACATAAAATCCTGTTCTAACATCTATTGAAAACTTGTATACAACGCCATAAATACTGATTCCACCTGGACTCAGCGCATGATTCACAATAAATTTTTCTTTTTCATGTATGGATGAAATATATTCTAGATTGTCACGTACAGTTTCTCCCATTTCTTTTCTTGTTTTGTACGATGCAAGATCATTCCATGTATATATCTTTTTTTCAGTAATATATAGGAGTGGAAAATAATTTAATTCTGCACGATGTTTAATTCCGTAATGGATTGGATTCATATCCACTGCACGTGGATGAACGCGACGCACTTCATCAGATATGCGAACATGGTAAGGATATAAAACAATTTCAGGAACACTTTGTAAACCAAGAGCGTTTTCCACTACAAATGGTGCTATACTTTTCGCGCTTTCGATATTGTCTTCATACATAACTTTAAAAATTCCGTGCTTGAATCGACTAGCATCATTCGCGGCTATTGCTATATAACCATGAATGTTCGGAAATTCTTTGATTAATAAAGGAGTTAAACATGGGTCATGGTGAATCATTCGCTTCCCACATTTATTTAATGTTCCATCTGTGCAATGAGAATAAGGAGAACTGCTTACAGACCCGCGCGCATTTCGTGTGTGCAAAGAAGGCCGGACCATCAACACTAATTCTACATCATAATTTGTTAGATATATAGCATGAATTGAGTAACGATTGACGACGTCTACCATAAACGGTGCTGGATAAAAAAATGTATTGTGCTGTGGATCAACACAATAATGTCCTTCATCGTCCTGTCTTCCAAACAATTCCGTGAATGGAACTTCAGTATCTACAACATCTGTGTGCATCATTTCAAATCCGCGAAATAACACAGTGCCTTTTGGTATTATAACCGTCTCAAAGGATTCACCGGAAGATAATGTATATGTAGGTATTTGAATTCTATAAAATGTGTTAGAAAAAAACAAGAAACAAAATAAAAAACAATAAACCAGACCCAGATTTATTGATAGGAAACATTAAACGGATTTTATGCTTGCGCCTGCGCCACCTACAACTACAGTCGTTGACTTTTGAATAATCTGCCGTGAATCGATACGCTCCGTCGGCGGAATATATTGGAGTCCCAGAAATTCGAAAATATCCATCTCAGATTTCATTCTCGGCGGTGTACGACGTCCAGGTTCCGTCGCAGCCAAACGATGTTCGTTAAGCGTGTATCCAATTGTGTGACAATATCCCCGCATAGCCATATTGAATTTATCGGATCCAGTGAAATATAGAATTGCAAATGGATATTCTTCCGGTGAAACTAGCATCATGTCCAGTCGTCGCGCAGGCAAATCAGGACGCAGACGAACATAACCCATCCACTTTGTATCACCCTTCGCAAGGGTGTCAACAATGTATCCAGCCTTTTCCATACATTTAACGGTATTTTTGAATTCCAAACAAGGGTTGTCTTCGTCGTCGCAAGTATCATGAGAAATCAAGACATCAATATCACCGCTAGTTTCGGCTCCACGTCGGTACGAACCTGCAATAGTCCATTTCAGACCACTACTCACAGAATCAGAAATCCGTTTCTCATGCTCCACAATTTCAGCCCGCGGAATTCGCAGGCATCCATCTTCATAATGACGCAGCCCCATTTTTTGGATATTATTCAGCAGCCCTGGATTCCTAACACAGGCACTTCGAAGTCCAGGTATGTCGCGAATTCCACTTTCCAAAAGTTGGCGGGCTTTTACGGCTCCAATTCCATGAACTTTTAGAAGTACATCCATACTCCGTGAATCAGGTGCGGCGGATGCACGGTCTGCTGCGGCTAGACGCCCCGTTGCGATGATTTCCTCAATCTTGAGCGCAATTTTAGGTCCAACTCCTGGAACGCCTTTGACATCTTCAACGGAACATATAGGATGCGTCAACCCACGTAGATTGGCAATGGCTTTATTGTATGCAATCACCTTGAATCGCGCACTGGGATCCGTCGAACGCAGTTCATGAAGGCGCATAGTCTCTAGCGCAGAAAGAATGGTGTCTTTGAAATCCATGGTATGAAAAGGAAAGGAAAATTATGGAAAGGAAGGAAACAGAGCGGAATCAATCAGAACACACTTTCAATATAGGAAAATGGGTATTCAATTTTTCCAAGCAAATTGACAAATGATTGTTGGAAATCTAGACCTGCTTTTCACCTCACCTCATTCTCTTGCTCATAATGGATGTCATTCTAATATAAAAATATTTATCTTTTCTTTTGCGTATACCATTATCTATTAAATTCTTCAGCATCCATAAACATCATGAAGCAACAATGGGAACTAACAACGCAATTCGGCATGTAACGGTCGCCCCCCATTCAATGTAATGTAAACAAATACATTGTCTTGTGAATCTCACCCAGCATTTCATCGCGAATATTTAGCAAATCGCTATCGGATTTGTCCACATGCTTGGGTATTTCGTGTTGCAAAAAATCACAATACATGTTCAACACGTCCACCACATTGTCATCGTTCAACTGATTAACCTCCACGCTAAATGCGTTCGCATCATGTTTGAATTCAGGCCGCGCATAACGACCCATAAAGGTTTCAACAAATTGGTCAATCAACGACGACAATGTATCATACAACGCACCTGACCCTGTATGCCTTGCATAACTCGTCGTTGTCCAATGATACAGGCGAATATTTGTTAGCATGGAAAAAAACATCTGGATACTGTGCGCTACATTACCATTCACATGAGTCGCTTGTGTCGCAGCCGCAGCAACATTGGAATTACGACGAGTTTTACGGCGCGTATTGCGCGCAAACACAAGACGACGACGCTGGGAGTTGTTTCGCGAAGTCATTTGTATACCGTCAACATTTTAATTTAAGCACACCTAGTCGGTGTGCTTAAATTAAAATTTATGACGGCAGTGCCTTCATAATCCTAATCTAGAACACCCGTAAGGGTGTTTCTTAAATTAGGATTTTGACGGTAACTTGGTGTGGGAAAGTTTCGTCATCTGCAGGTCACTTCGCCAAACAACTAAAAATTGTTTGGATTTGTATTTTATATAAGAAATAAGTTCACATCACGGCGGCTATGAAAGTGTGACAGTTGTGATTACCCAACGGTCACCCTTGTCAGGATAATTGCCTTCACTGTCATACAGACTGGCCATATATCCACCACCTGGAAATTTGGCAAGTCGGATAGTTTCGCCTTCACATAGTTCAGATACACTATCGACCATCTTGGAAACTTCAGATTTGTAGAAGGCATGTGCCTCCTCATATGACTCAAATGTCATTGTAACATCGGCATAGTTATCGTGGTAATGAAACACGACATGCAACGAATGCATATCTTTCGTAGCAATGAATTCGTGTGCATCGATGGACATAAATTCGTAGGAATTCTCCGCATCCGATTTCAATGTCTGAACTTCCGTGTATGTGTTGACAACAAACAATGAATGAACCAAGTCGCGATTGTCCGTCAACTGTGTTTGAATGACGACCCAGCGGCGCATGGCGTCCTCATGAGCGCAGGTGGTAGCAGAAGCCATTTGAATTTGAAAGAAAGAGAGAATTCAGGAAAGGTGTTTGAAATCCAGAAAGGTTATGAAAAGAGGTTGAGCAAGAGGTTCGCGTCACGCTAATTGTACTTGCTGCACCCAACATATAAATCCAGAAATGTGATGTCAATTTTTTAATTCTTTCCAAAAAGAGTGGACATCATTTGTCAAAAATTAATCGTCCACAAACAACGGCGCGGATGCACACGCGGCCGGTGCAGGTCGCCTTGCAGCCACCGGCCCAATAACCGCTGCACCAGCACCCCCAGAAGCCGTCGCCCGCGGCGACAAGCATTTGCGAATAAAATGCGCATCACTCACGGGATCGGTTTTCGCAAACTTGTTTTGCATCAGGATATATATGGCCTCTTTGATAAGTGGCGACGCCGTATCCAGCACGCACACTTCTCCAGTACGCACATTGAGTAATTTGAATTCCCGCGACCCATACGAACCTTCATAGGCCTGTTTCCAGATCCAAGCATAGACCGCAAGTTGCAATTTATGTTCCAGCGTCAGTGCATCCACGCACTTAATTTCATACATTGTGACTTTGTCAAACGCATCAATACGCCCGCGCACCAGTACTTTTCCAAATTCAGGAAATTCATCCGTCTCATACTCGACTTCCTCTTCAAACGTGGCTTCGGCGTTGATATGTGTTTGCAAGACTTCCAAACATTGCATGATCATCTTGGACGTCAACCAGTTTTGATGAGTAATTTGACTAATCTTGTTGTAAATGCGTTCCATAATTGAAATATACAAGATTGTAAGACGTACAAATGCCGACGGTGTGCGAACCTCTGTTCCTACACGCACATATGCATCCCGCAGAAACGCGTCATCCTCACGAATCCCTTCATAACTCTGTCGCACAATCCGTTCAATAGTACTTGTACCGTGAAGTCGCGCTTCGTAAATGGCCGGTATGGCGATTCCATTGATATCACTGACGTCTTCCCAATTGCCCTCTTCAAACATGACCTTGGAAGGAATATCGACTTTGTACGTCGCAGCCGTCTCAGTCGTGAATATCTGGTCAACAATGGCCGACAACAGCGTAATATTGGATTCTTTCAGATATGCCGTGAGCATAGTGGGTGTTGCATTGTGACGACGCTCCCCACCTCCCGCACTACCTCCAGTCGCACCAGCCCTAGGACTCGCATCACCACCCGCCGAAGGTTCATTCAAGTACTGGACACGAACAAAGGGTTTGTCCTTGAATTCACTCACAGGCGCCAAAAAAGGCAGCGCGGCTTCCCGCGACCCATGGAGAAGAATCAGAGTCTCGCGTGCGCGCGTTGCCGCAACATACAGCGGCTCAGGACAAACCAACGGATTCGCAGATTGATTGTACAGACGAAAATAACTGGCGTCGAATCCATAAATAAGTACAAGTTTCCGTTCGCGTCCCTTGGATTGATGATAGGTACTAAACACCACTTTCCCTTCAATGATTTCTTCGTCGAGTTGCGATTCATCCGATACAGGATAATAACACGGCAGCCCCGCGTTCACCAGTTTGTTTTCAAGCAGACGCAGCGGTGTTTTCGACCCCTTGATACTAGGCGCAAGAATAAAGACATCACCCGCCGTGATTTCACCGCGTCCAATCGCCTCCAAAATACGCGCACAAAGCCGCCGCGAGGATTTGTAAGGGTCGCAGTACACATATTCGACCGGCGCCCCCGCACGCGTGGCTTTGATGCGGTCGTAGCCAATCATTGCCGTATTGACTAACGCTGCGATTTCATGGGTGACGCGAAATGACGTCGACAGCGTCGCCGGCACAAATGGCCGGTCCCACAACTCATGACCAAGAGTCAGAAATCGCGCATCGGCGCCAATAAATCCGTAAATGGATTGGTATTTGTCGCCCAGAATCAATAATTGCGGCGTTGACCCAATGTTGGAAGCACAGCAATCCCGCATAAACTTGCGAATCAGGTCGTAGAAATTCAGATTCATATCCTGCGTTTCATCAAGAACAAGGATATCAAAAGGCGGAATGGGACATAATGGTGCCGCCCCGCGTTCAACGGCACGACGCAGCGTTTCGTTATTGTAGCCTTCGCGGTCGTAGTATTTGACACACAGACTATTATATGTATGAATTTCAAGATTGCACAGTTCAAGCGCAGCCGCTTTTTGACGAACTTCGAATTTCAGGGCCTTGTTGTAGGTGACTTTGAGAATCCGTTTTGTGGCGAGCGTATGCGCCAATAACAGCACTGATGTTGTTTTTCCAGAGCCGGCAACACAGTCACCAAGAACGCTGTGGCCGGCGCGTATATGCTCAACAATGGCCAATTGCTCATCGCTGGGTGTATTCATTGTAGGCAATTCAGGACCGAAATGGTGTTCCTATAAGAATTTCGCGTATGGGGCTTTAGACTTGCTTCCAATATAAATGCAATGGTGATGTCGGAATTATTCATTCACAAAAAAAACCAAATAATAATATCACACAGTAACAAAATGGCATACCATGTGAAAACACCCAATTTTTCATATATACTCCATGTTAAAGAAAAAACATCTCCGTTTCATACAATAGAATTTACTGTTGGTGAATCACAAAAGCCGTGTTTAGACGCATCCCTGTTTCTTCCGGACAATGATTCACGTGTACAATCAATTATCAATACATGTACTCTGCATAAGATTGATGCTATTGAACAATGTGCGCTTGAATATGACCAAGATAAAAGTTTCGGAACAGAACTGTTGTATTCATTTATCAACATTGTGACGGTGAATTTTCCTCATATTAACACGATTAAATTATCCGATGCAAGTTACATACCATGTAATAGAGACGATGGAGATACTCTTGATTTACTCACATATAGTATCGCATTATATGGACAAACATGGTATGAAATAAAGGCCGGTGCGCGTTTGCCGCCAGGTAAACTGCGAGATCTATACGAATCAAACATCAAGACATTTATAGATCCAAAGACAAAATCAAACATATCCTTTTCGGAATTGCTATCACATATGCTTAGTACATCAATAGGACGTGAAGTTATTGGTAATGATATACTGGCATATGAAATAATATATGAGGAAAAAAAGACATTACCCGATTTTTTTACAGCCTTGAGCAAGAAAATTCCAAAGCATATGAAATGTAAATTTTTCAAGGGATGGTTGGAATACTTCATTGGATTACATGTATATGTTGGACGTGACTGGCTGATTGACATTCGAGAAAATTCTGTTCTTCAAAACTTGAATGTAATAAATGTATCGAAATCGAAACCTATGCGTTCAAAAACACGCAAATGCCGCCGGTGATTCCGACATTCGCATCGTCAACTAATACCGTCAAAATCCTAATTTAAGAACACCCTTACGGGTGTTCTAGATTAGGATTATGAAGGCACTGCCGTCATAAATTTTAATTTAAGCACACCGACCAGGTGTGCTTAAATTAAAATGTTGACGGTATTAAAGTACGTCCATAAATACATACTAATATACACTATGACGGTATATCCCTAAGGAGAATGTGTGAATCATCCTAAATTATCCGACTACGAAAAAATGACACCAGTTACCCCCCAGTTTTTCAGTAGGTCAAACACCGCCATGAATCGTCAAGTCGCCGCCAAGTTTCAATCCATTTCGTCCGCTGAACGCGCCCTATTGATCGGCTCCGTTCACCACTTTGTATCCGACAGCGGATTTGGAAATCTACTCCAGAACATGGATATCAATGACACAAAAGGACGCGGACCCAGAAGTCTACACTTTATCTGTAGCCAATTGGCCGCATACAACACAGTTCCAGGGCTGGCTGCACAGGTGACAGCGTGGCTCAATAGTATTTAGTGGATAATGTGTTTGACACACAGAGAAGTCACAAGTTTATTCCATTTTTGATAAATAATGTAATAAACTAGAAAGAAATGGTGGAGCGTATTTTAACGATCTTACAAGAGTGTTTGTAGTACATAGAATATAACCACAATCAGTATGAAAAACTGGTTGGGATTATTACTGAAGAACTGATTTAATCAAGTGTTTGATGTCTTTATCCAGAAAACGAATTTGTAGAAACCCACACACCATCCACTTCGCATTCACACTCTCTCCATCCATTTGCCGTATTAGACAGACGAGAAGGAATTTCAATCTTGTTGTGTGATTTTGCAAACATAGATAGACTGTTGTATGTTTTTCCATCGTATATAATTGCATTTTTTGAGGAATCATAGGTTCCAATCCAGGTCTTGTTAATACCGATTGTATGGCGAATTCTTTGTCCATGTGAGAAGCATTTTGTCATATCACGACTAATCTTGGCGCGCCCAGTTGGTTCCGAAGCACGTGGGGCTTCTTCTGCAACTTCTTCACGTGGTTCCGCATACACTTCTTCGTCTTCCTCATCGGTGTCGTCTGTGCGAGTTTCAGCCCACATTTCACCGTCCATAAGGTCAAAGAATGTGCGAACTTCCTCGGGTGATACGCGGAAGAACTCGCGACGAGGATTGATACGATCGGTGTATTGTTCCAGAAGAATATGAAGAGTCTTTTCTTTTGCTTTGGCGTTGCACACCTTTTTTGCAAATTCAATCGTGTATGGAGTTGGAGGTCGCCATGTGTCAGAGGAATTGGCCTCGCGGAGTCGTGCTTCAGGAGTTCGTTCGGTCATACCGATTTTAAGAATTCCAGGCATAGATGAATTGGATAAGCAGTATAGATATCCGTCCGCCATTGTTGTGTTGTCTTGTCTTGAATCCAGAGTGCAGAATAGTTTGAAGTCCAGAAAAGTATTGAAAGTTGAAATCCAGGAAAGTTTGGAAGGCAAGAGGTTCGCTACACGCTATTATTCATTGCCACACATAACCAATAATTATTAAATCGTTGTGTCAATTTTTTCCATTTTTATAAAACACATTTATTATGTCATACAAAAATAGATGAATTATTGGCGCGGCAGTGTATCTTTTGATAAAACACACCTAGAGTATTACAATTTGCCACGATCCGTCGTGAATCAATTCGCTTTCACTGTATTTTCTATAGTGTCCAAGTGTATTATGAATCAAATATCCATCAGTTTCAATTAGAATGTTGTAATTTCCAACATTTGTTGCAGTAATTCCGTGTTCTTTTATATACTCTTCAATGTCAATTTTAATATTTGTACGTCCTATATTGCATCTGCAGCAATCAATGCGATCGCGATTGATTCCAAACCAGAATCCGGACCCAGCATAATGCGTCCACTTGTCTAGAACGGCGTCTTTGGGATACATGTAGACGTTGATTTCAACCGATTCGCGGGGAATGGGAATGCTAATCAATTCTATAAATGCGCTCAGTTCCGTTTTCGGTATGGGTGTTATAATATCGTACGTATAGGGGAAACGATGGAGTTGCAGGGCATCGCCGACTTTCATATACACACCTGTGTCGTTTGTCCATCCCCATTTGTATCGTGCGGCGTCATGCGAATACACATAGTCTTTGAAAAATGGAGCGCACGGTTCTTCGTGCGTTTTTTGCAGCATCAGATCAGGGTACAGCGGTTTCTTGAATCCATTCGTGACTCCGTGAACCCATGTATAATAATGACGATCCATGTTACAATGATGTAGCCAAAACACGGGATCAAATGCAGCAATATCAACGTTGCTCATATTGCCGTTTTTACCGCCAATAATATTATGCAGGCTGTTATGCGGTGTTTCAAGGGGAACATGGGACACAATAGCGGGTGCGTCCACTGCTGTGGGCGCTGAACTGAATTGTTCGTAGTTCAGGGCATACAGTGCATTGTTCAGTTGCTTTCGTACCGTGTTAAGTTGCATCCGTTGTTTTTTGTTGGTTGGTGTGAAAAATCCTTCGCGGCGTGTTCGTGTTCGTACACCGTTCACGTAATAATACGCGCATGCGAGCGGGTTTTCAGTTGTAATCCGACGTTTGTCGTAAAAAATGGTAATTTCAGGGTCATTCAAAAACGAAAAATCCACCGAGAAATCGGTAAGATCCAGCCAAGGAAGCGTAATATAGTCGTCGCACGCGGAAGTATTGTATTTGTTCAGCAGCAATTCAAACTGATACACGTACGGTGTGTGCCACGCAATAAACGAATAAACATTGTGTTTGCAGTAAAAGGGTTCACCGGTTTCGCCGATTTTCGTTACAATAGCCGGATCTGTTGGGCATTTTACGCCGGTGTCAAATGGTTTGAATGTATCACCGTGAATGCCGCAAATACGTGTCCAGTCATCCGAGTTAATGAGATTCTTGAGAGCCATGATGAACCGACCGAACTTTTCAGGATAATTTACGCGCAAATCAACGACATTGTATCGTTTATGTGTGCCAATGGAAACTTCAGACATATTTGCTTTCTATATATTTTATCTATATAAGATTTTTAAGCCGCTGATCCAACCGAGCAGCATGTGTATGTCACACCCGTCATTGGATTTCCCACACATCCGCCAGTTTCCTATGTACACACACGATGTATTTTAGGGGCAATTGTTTCCAGATTTGTATCTAATCTGGAAACAATTACACTAATATATTAATTAAAAAATTGAAGCCACTAGCAATGGGATTTCAAACATTTGTCCCAATTAATTTCTTCTTTTCATCCATATTTCTTTTCCAGTTTTCTATTTCCAATTTCCAATTTCCATAAAATGGCATCAATTGTTTCTGTAGGTCGTATTGATGAGCGTGGCTATCTTCGTGGTATGGATCGTCGCGGATACACACATGCAAAGTGTTTGAATGAACTTCTTGCAAACGCTTTGGATGCACTTAACGCAGCCGAACGCGATGCCGACGGCTATGTGCATATGATTATTGAAGCCGACAAAACCTATATTTCTGACAATGGTTGCGGTATGAATCGCGAAGATATTGGAAATATGTTCGCCATGCATCGTGAAAATCACGCAGATGACCATTCCCGTGGCGTTTCGGGTATTGGAGCCAAACCTGCATTGTCAATCCTTAGCAATAAACGGCATGTGATACTGTTTACGCGAAAGATCGGTTACGAATATCTACGTGTTGATGTTCCCTGGGATATTATTCATCGCGATGGAGTGTATACAGATATGGTAACTATCCGTAAAATGACGGACGATGAGATTGCAACCTTTGGATACAACGGGCGTGATTCAGGAACTACCATTTGTTTTCCAAATAGCGCGTCGTTAAAGAAGGTAATTGAAGACCAAATTTCCGTTGAAACTAATCCACTGGACCGTATTGGAATTGTATTTGGACGCGATATTCCACAAATTGCATACAAGCCGTTTGAAGGCGATATGATTCCTGTCCCAAAATACAATTATTTTGCAGGAAACGATACTGAATTCTATACAGGAGTCCGTCGCGATTACATCGATGTGTACTGCAATGGTGAAAGGGAGCGATTCATTTGGCGGACAAGTGACGGTGAAGAGAAGGAGTGCAGACGGTTGGCTGCGAATAGGTATGCAAAGGAAGCCACGGAAGTGGTTGAGAATAAAGTTGGATACAGGCTCAAAGGAACACTCGAAGTTCTTAGTGGTCTTCGGTACGACCGGACCATCTTTGATCCGGATTCCCCTGCACTTCCTGATGCGAAAGAACGACTTGACTATCTGACGAAAGAATGCGTCGGTGAGGAGCATCGTGAATTCAATACACGCACAAAACTTGTCCGAAATCTCCAGACTATCGGTACAATTCCACTACCGGATGTGAAAGAAAGCAATGCTCGTGCATGTGGTCAATCCATGTTGTCACTTCGCATGTTACAATGTGAAGTTCTGTTTAATCCAGTGTCGTCTCAGGACAATGTGATTGATAAAATTATGCTGATTCAAGAAAATAAAAACCAACATGATGGAAGTTCATTGCCGCTTCACTTCAGACGGCTTATTAAAGCCATTCGCGACGCAAAGGTGAGTGAGATTTGGGCGTATTTTGAATCACGCGTTGCACCTGCACCAGTCCCTGAACCTGAGCCAGTCGTGGCTGTGCATGAACCTGTCGTTGCTGTTCCTGAACCTGAGCCAGTCGTCGCTGTGCCTGAACCTGTTGTCGCTGTGTATGAGCCTGTCATCGCTGTGCCTGAACCTGAGCCTGTCATCGCTGTGCCTGAACCTGAGCCTGTCATCGCTGTGCCTGAACCTGAACCTGCAGCACAACTAGCATCTGTGCCTGTGCCTGAATCAGTCACTATACCACCCGTTGTCATGCCTGAAGCAGCCATTATTGCTGATTCGGTAGTACCTGAAATTAGACCGATGTCTGACACACAGAACGTACTTGTAAACGAAATTGATTATACGACAAAAGAAGAACTGCAAGATTTGCTGACCCAGTTTCAACAACATCTCAATCTAACACCAACATCACAATTTGTTGGAAATTATCTAGTTTTACGAAGGGCTATTCAATTGTGTCTAAATTATAAATAATATAGTTGTAATATATTCAAGTGATAATTTATATGTAAAATAATAAATTGTACATTTTACAATCAGTGAGGGTGGTGAGCCTGGTGAGGGGTAATCCCTAAATCTCTCTCTAAAACGAATATATACACTTTTTTTGGAATTCCGGCTCACCACCCTCACCACTATTGAAATTGTTTAACTACTTTAATTTATATGAAAAAACTCTCATACATTGCCCGTATCCATCATAATTCTCTGGCATTCTTGCTTGTTTTATCTCATAAATCCGTTTCAATCGCTTAAAAAATTCATCCATACTAACATGATCCTTTTCAGCAGCACCCATATCAGAAACATACCTCTCAAATACAACACGAACAGGTATCCGTTCACCGACTTTGAACTCAAGCGCCCCACGCGCCCAAGCACCCACAGCATCCAATTCGTCCGTAACCGCCAATGTCTCAGTTTTCAATCCTTCAGGAAGTACTAATCCTTCCTCATTGTAAACACGATACCATTTCAGCAACATGGCATCCGTTTTTCCAACACGCGTTCTTTAATGCGCGGGTCCTGCCTACGATGTGTTGGATCATCCGCACGATATTCACCACTGGGCATAAACACATATGGAAATCGGATACATACTAACCGTGTTAGAAGTGCAAAGTCAAAGGAGGTGAATCCAGGCATTTCATTGACTAGAGCAATAAAATGTCCTGCCTCAAATTCAGCCTCATCGCCACTGTAAAGTGGACGAGCCTTGATTTTATCACGACCCGTCAACGATTTGATTTTACCAGTCGAAAATTTCCCAACAACACGACCGTCCGTTTCGGCTTCATCACACCAAATAACACGCGAATCTTTCAAATTATACAAATGCGGATTTGCTGCACCGCAGTGTTTGTCAGGTTGCGTGAAATACGACAAGTCCATTTTGCCCGCATATCCACCTAGGGCTGCACTCATCATTTCCTTCAGCGTTCCTTTGCCGTTTCTACCACGACCAAGCAAAAAGTGGGCTTTTTCTTCACGATTATGGCGATACAAGCATGATGCCATTAATTTTAGGACATATTCGGTTTTCTCACACGAATCAAACAATTCGCCAACCCACGATTCCATAGCTTTCACATCTTCATCCAAAACCTCCTCGTAATCATATCCAACAGTCATGGAAATATACATATCAGCCGTCGGATCAATCCATTCCCCAGTATTCAAATCAAATACACGATTATTAAATGCCAGCAATTCAGGGCGCTGATTGAATTTGACGCCAGGCATTGAATAGAATTGCCCTAATTCAGACAACACATCATTCTTGAACGACTTATTGTACAGCAGATTCAGTTGCGTGAGTTTCTTTTGATATTCCGCACCATCCATAACATCCCGTTGCGTCTTGATTTGTTCATACAGCAAATCAAATAGTTTTGTACTTAGCCATTTCTTGATCGTCTTGGAATCACCTTTTGCAGAATCTGAATCCGGTGACCAATATACGCCGTTAAATACATACCAAACGCCACCAACCAGCAAGAACGATTCAGGGAAATGTCCATAAAATTCCCGTGCGACCGTGAAATGCGCCCACGGCGTTTTCCACCATACATTAAATCCACAACTCAAATACCCCGTGAAATTATCAGTGCGCGCCCATTGATGCGCAACAATAAAACCCAGTGTATCCCGTTTTTCAGAGTCAAACACACCGTCAACCTTCTTTGCAATGTAATTATCGGTTCCACGCGATTTCAATACATATTCATGTGCGAGCGTACGTGCTTTTTCAAAGGCGCCGCATGCTTTACCACACGCCGAAATACAAAACACACAATTTCGCCATCCAGCGTAATCTTTCGCACGCGACGGAGACCAAAGACGCACTAAAGCAGCCAATGCTTCAAATGATTGTATGAATGCAGGACGACCACCAGTTATATCGGAAAGCCCACCTTCGCAACCGCCGCCGCCAACTCCAAACCCATTTTCACTGACTGAATCGACAAGGACATTTGATATCATATTTTCCTCGCTGCTAATCACGGTCACTTCATTTACAGGCTTCTTTTTCCTACCGCCTGCACCACTAGTCACTGCACGTTTTACTTCAGTTATACCATTCCATTCAGAAGCCAATTCAGAAATAACCGAAATGGGTTCACCTTCACATCGAATGCTTAGATCCGCTATTGAATAGAATCCTCGTTCAACACGACGCTCGATTAATTCGTCATCATCGACAATATAGGAAAGCGTTGGCAAATAAGGCGCTCGGTCCGGTTTAGAACAACCAAGCAAGTACCAGGAATTTGTTTGAATTACAGATTTATCATAGACACTGTCCATTGTATTACGTACATAATCAGTACAGAAGGCATTTTGTAGTATGTGTTTTTCAAGGGCATATAGTCTCAACTTGTACTGGTCGCTGTAATTCATAATCAAACCCTTCCCAATAAGATGTATTCCGTCTTTGACACGTTTTCCAGTTTCAATTGTCGGTGTAGGTTTCTCACTAACAACATATTCAATTTCATCCTGTGCGCCGAAAAAATGTACAACTGCAGAATGTATTCCTTCGACAAATCGTTTAATTTCCTCGCGAGTATATTGACGCATATGAAATCGTGGTTCATCAGGGTATTCAAAATCCAAGTCAATAAGCAGCGGTCCATAAGTACGTTCATTATGTGATTCAAGAATATGTTGCGGTTTTTTTTCACTAGACAGTAATGAATAGAATGTTGGAAGTTCAGAGTCTTCAATGCGATACTTTCCATTGGGAGAAAGTGACAGATGCGTATAGTTCGTAGTTGATTTATGATCAAGTAGGAACTTGCGGAGGGTGGACATGGTTGGGTCTTTTCTAACTATGGACCGGGAATAATTTTTGACAGACAAAAACGAAACCCCGGGAGATTTTATTTTGCCACCACCTGGGCTGCCTCTTTTTTCTTCCTATATGCTTCGCGTCTTCTTGCGTTTATCTCCTCTTTATTTTTATGATAGTTTTCAAGTACTCGTTTACGATTAGATTCTGGATTTTCTTTTTGTTTATCATGAAGTATTTTGAATCTTGTCTCAGTGTGTTCCTTTACACCTTCTTCTTTGGCTTTAGCAATAATAGAAGGCAATTCGCGTTCTAGTCGTTCCAACTCGGCCAAGCGTTCAGCACTGACAATGACATTTTCAGGCGATGGTAGTGTTGATGTGACAGCCGGTGCGTCCGACATATTATCCCTATTGTAGGAAGTATAAAAAAAGTTTTAAATGTCAATCAATTGAGATTTTTCACCGAATCCTGTCCGTTGATGTTTCAAATGATTCTGGGTCAAAAACACTAATATGGTCAATCCATAAATGAAGTAATGTCATCAATGTAAGACTTTTTGAATGTGAACTTAATTCAGCCCACCATATAACAGCAATATTGTCAAAAATACTCCATTCTATAACTTTGACTTATAATATGAAAATGATTCATCTTATAAGTTTTAATGACGAATATTTGGATGGTGATATATTGTTGGCAATAATAAGTAATTGTTTAGTTGGAACACTCCCATTTTGCGTATTGACAATCATCAGTTCTTTCCATTAATCCAAGATGTGATGTATTCCAAAATTGCGAATTAATCCAGGGTTGTATTTCATTGATTTGTTTTTTTGTAACATCGGCCGCCTCGGCTTTAATACCATTATAAAAAATACCAGCCGATTTGCGCACAGTGTCGGTTATGTTTAGATTTTTCAGTGTTTTTGCAAATGTCTTGGAATTGAAATAATCGTCAAGATCTTCAAATAACTCGCATAATTCTTCGTATTCTTTATCTCCTTTGAGTAACTCTGTCATAAACGACCGAAACATTCCTAAAAGTTCAGAACTTTGAATGCTTGAGTCAGCCGATTTTGTAGTTTTTGACTTTATAAATAGATCTACCCATAGCGTTGCAAGATTTTCTGATACAGATTTATTGTCTGAATAATAATGAAAAAATGTCTTGAACAGAAATATTTCAGAAGCATTCCTTGAATCAGATACGTAAATTTTATTGAGTCTATGTAAAAAACTAATAATATATTTACATTTCTGTACATTCAATCCAATGTACACATTGTCCGGGTTCGAAGGCAACCATTTCGAATAGAGTTTGGTTAGATTGTTTTGTACATACTCTGTGTTATATGTTTTTAGGAATTCAATATGTTCTTCAATCACTTGGTCATTCTTGAAAAATATAGATGGAAAGTTGAGACTAAGCACCCATACAAATTTATGTATGGAATCAGAACTAACATGATTAACATGATTATTTTCATCTAAAAAGTATGTGTTCATACAATTTGGTCTACAGTATGTGTCAATGAACTTTCTTTGCAATGCTTTCAATGCAACATCAGCCTTATCCGAATCACGGCTAATTTGGTCAATTCCTAACAACAATTGCCTATCAGTTACCCATGATGACATATTCATCCCGAAATGTGGATCATCATCAGCAAGAAATGTAGGTATAGAAACAGAATTATTTAGATGACTGTAAACATCATCCATTCTATATGATTGTGCGTTTCCATAATTGTTTGGTTTTGGTTCTGTGATTATGGATTGTAAAGAAATATCAAGCGTGTTTTTTATGGATGGAGCCGATGTTGTTTTCACATCATTGGGGGCTTCAATTAATTCCGTTTTGACTTCTTTTACTTCTGTATTGTTGTTTGGACTTATAGAAATTGAATTATATATTTCTGGTTTAAGAATTGTTTCCAAAACGGATGTTAATCTTTTTTCAGGTGCCAATTGTTTTTCAACCCAAGCATATAATTCCTCAATGGTTACGAATGAATTAGTGATTGCCTTTTGTGTAGCATCTTCTGTTTGAATTACAACATACATGGTATTTATGTAGTATTATATACATCCGGAAGGGTTTAAATGTAGTATTTGAACGCGTGAAACGCACAAATGTTACATTGAATGTATGATTTGTGCTAAGTATGGAAAAATATTTTGATTCAATGTTTATTGGTTTTTTAATGTTTTTTGGTTTTTTATGAATGTTTTTTACTGTTTATTGCTCATATTAAATATGAATTCCGTCTCAATGTATAATACACTTAGTGCCTGGGGTTGAGACCGTGATGATAAACAAACCAATTGGGAATCTTACAACTGTATAATTCATCAACTAAACATTCTTGAGTCTCATATTCATCATATTCATCTAATATAGGAATAAAGGAGGCAGGAAAAGGATATGTAAACTTGCCTATGACTTTTTTGAACAACCTGTGATAACTATTCATATCGCTGAGTTTACAATGTAAATCCACATGACTTTCGGGCAATTTGACAGTCAGATCCATATAATATTCTGACCAATCGCCGTCTTGATATTCGGCTTTTGAAACAAGGTTGTTCAATTTGGTCAGTTCATCCTCATTGCCCGTCCATTGGAGATAGAAGATAAAGAGTTCATTTTCCTTATGATTCTTCTCGGAAAACAACACAAATTCCAGCGGTGCAGTCGTAGACATGTTGGAAGCACAGGAAATATATGGAATCAGAAAAGCGGTTATACTTGAATCATATACAAAGGACATTATTCAATTTTTTATCAATTGTAGGGAGTAAAGTGTTCCATAATACGATGTACACTTCCTATTTGTAAATGGCAATCAAACTAATTTTTCCATGCTATTATCTTAACCATAATAAGCATTGAAAAATGTTTTGATTTTTTCCATTTGTTTATACATTGTTAATTACTAGTACGTAGAATCTTCATTCTCATACAGTCGTTCATTCTTCAAATATTCGTCTACAGATTCGGCTGTTTTATCACAATCATCCTCATTGATTTCCTCAGATTCAAACATGTCAACAACATCCATAAAATCCACGTCTCCAGCATAGACCATCATGGCGTTTGACCCATGTGTGAATAAATATAATAAATTAGTAAACTAAGTTCAAACTATTTCTAAATCATAATTGTTTATTCCTCCTCTTTTTCATCGCTTGCATCAGTTGCCCCATCGCGGACCGCCGCAGCGGCTGCTTTTTCCTCGGCTGGGGCAGCCTGAAATTCCGCCTGTAGCGTCAGCCAGCGGCTTTGTATATCCCAACTCGCGCGCGTCGGAATATATCCACGCATTCGGAGCCAGACGGCAAATGTTAAAAGTTCAGGATAGCGGTGCAATTCCCAGTCGGTAAAATAGGCGCGTAGTTCCACGGATAGATCAGCCAACCGCGTTGTGACTCGGTGGCGAATATGTTTTTGCGATTGTCCACTAATTACAGCCTCACGTACAACACGCTCCATCACATAGGGATAGGACTTCTCTTTCCACATTGCTACTACACGCCCTGTCGCATCCGATCCGTAGACAACTACGCCCTCGCTATTCTCACGGCGTGCGACAGTATTAAGGGCGCCTGTGTATTCGTCAGATGGATAGTTGTATGTAGATGAGAACGTCGCGGAGGGTAGCCCAAATCGCTGAAATACCACCTGTGCATCCAAAGGTCCGCACGCAGTTAGCCCTTCAGCGGACGGACGTAGCGCTGTAAGCGCATAGAATTTGATGATATCTTTATGGTCGTATGCGACAATATGTTCGGAATCAGCAAGGATAGCCTCGCCGCACGCCGTATAGCGATTCTCAGCGAGGTAATTATGAAAGCCGCGGGAATCAAATGTATCGATCATACGCGCCCAAACACGCGCGATCTTAATCGCGTATTTGTAACGTTCCAAGCCTGCGTATGTGGACTCTGCCGTCCCGAAATCGCCATGCGGAAACAGGCAGTGAACATTTTTGGATCCTACAATCCAGTACGGAGTCCCACAACTAGCCACGAAGGCTGCTACATGCGCACACTCGCCATTCTCTTTATCAACAAGGACAACGGTTTTCACATCAGCAACACTGCCATACGGCGAGCCTAAGTAACCAAACTTACGTAGTCCTACAATGTTTGCCACAGGCTCGCCATTAAGGGCGTATACACCCAGTCCGCGTGGAACAGCCTCCCATACGGACGGCTGTTTTTCGTATACAGGGTCGTCTAGTCCGGCAATACTACGCTCGGTAGCATCAACAACGACGCCATTGCCTAGCGTTACCGATGTCTTAGCCGTGCGAATTTTCGGAAAGGAGATAGGAGGGAGGTCGAAACTCATTGTGGGAAATATAGGGAAGAAGAGATATCTATTGGAACTAGAAAAGAAAGATATGTCTTTGAACTTGGAAAGAAAGATATGTCTTGAAATCCACGGAAAGTTTAGAAACTCACACGACGTCTGTTGAAGAGGGCAAGAGGTTTGCTACACGCTATTTGTCATTGCCACACACATTGAACTAAATAGGATACACGTTGTCATTTTTTCCATTTTTAATAATGGAAATCTAAGGATCCTACAAAAAAAATGGAAACTGTGAAGGGTGTGAAGGCGAAACCCCCAAAACTCTCTTATATATTCTCTTTTATATATTTTTTGGAAATCTGCCTTCACTCGTTACTGGATAATAATATATTGTCTTAAATGAATTTACGTGCGGGATGTTAAGATTACTTGAATTTCGTGAATATTTTTGAACTCAAGCGTCCACAGAATCCTGCCCGCGTTGTCCTCATCATGCCCGTGAATCCTGCCGGTTATTTTATTATTGTGTATAACTAAATATTTTATGTTATAGATAAAAACTGTTATTAACGGGCAAGATGGGCATGATGTTTTGTATATCACATGACAAAACGTAAAATATATTAAGTAATTCAATTAATCAATAAATTTCTTAAAATTAGCCCCTGGGTAAAAATGCAAAATCATCCTGCTCAAATTTCTAGTCATAAGACTCTTTTATAATTTTGTTATATATAATTTTACCATGAATGCTATTATTTTTAAAAACATAATGATTTCCTGATGCTCAGTGTTCCGGTTCACCAAGCAACCTCTTCACCTCAATTCCAAATTGACGCAACTTCAATGATGATTGACTGTCAACCGCTAACCGGGGGTATAAGGGCAGTGTCGTGACGGAATGTGACGGAATGTGACGGAAGAGTGACGGAAAGAAAATAAAGGGGTTTGTATGTTTATTATAGCATTAGTAATATAAAAAATATTAATATAGTTTGGTGACAGAAGAATTACAAATTTAGCGTGCTAGGATTTTTGTGAATGACTATAAATTTTCGACTCATTATTACCTTTTTGTTTATATAGTAAATTTTAATATTTTATGTCACATTAAATTTTACAATAGATTTGATATAATAAACCAAAAATGAGACAGAATTCTTTCCGTCACCTTTCAGTCACAGATATAGTGTTTTCCGTCCACATCCGTCACATACTATATTTGTTATAGTAATTTGTAAATCCATCCAATTCTTGTATGTTGTGGTTCACCCAGAATCTTCTTCATTTCCATGCAAAAGTCCAACGCACGCAAAAAGTCAACAGAATCCAATGCGGGGCGCGAAAATCATCAAATTATTGATTTTTTACGTCTCCCTATCACTGTTTTATATTTCCAACGCTATTTTAGAATTGCAATTAATTTTCAGGATATCAAATGTATGCTGAAAATTACCTAAAAATTTCCACGATACCAATAAAAACAATTGAACTGTAAAATATTTAGCATAAAAATACGACACAAAATGCGCCCAAATAATTCTTTCCAATTTCATCAAATTTTTGTAGATATTTTTGCGTGCTAATTATTTTCTGTGAATTTCAGCGTAATTTTACAGTATTTTCGTAATATAAAACGCGCCCTAAAATTCCGTCTAAAGAAATAGCGTACAATTTAATCCAAAATTTTTGTACGCTAATTCTGGAAACAAAAATTTCCGCAATTTTCCGCAAAAAAATCCAAAAAACCGCAAAAATAGCAAATATTTCCAGAATTTCTTTAGATTCTTTAATCCATGGATTAAAGAATCTAAAGAAATTCTGGAAATATTTGCTATTTTTGCGGTTTTTTGGATTTTTTTGCGGAAAATTGCGGAAATTTTTGTTTCCAGAATTAGCGCAGTTTTTTTGGAAACATTTTTGCACCCTATTTCTGATTTTTGAAAATTAGGGTGCATTTTATAGCGAATTAATACTGTAAAAATGCACGAAATTCACAGAAATTATTAGCACGCAAAATATATATTGAAAATTTAATTGTTTCCAGAAATATATGTGAATTTTGGTTGATTTTTTAAGGCGGTTTTGGGTCGTAAAAAAACGGAAAATAAATCGTGGTTCAATTGTTTTTGTTGGGTGTTGTGGATAAATTTTGCGCTTTTTCGGTATTATGATTGAAATACTGAAAAAATTATTTGATTGTGAAATATGGTTTAAAATGCGGAATACGTCAAGGGTGTGTGAAAAATGCATTTTTTGCGCACGCTCGGGTATTTTATGGGCATTTCATTCTTCTTTTTCAAACTCATAAATTGACGTTATATAAGATAACATTTGTTTAATATCTTTCTTTATTTCCGAAATTTCTTCCTTCAAATGTTTAATTTCATGTATTATGTCTGTCTTGGTCATTTCTCCTTTAACTTTTAGTTTTTTCTCATTTTTTAATTTCTTTTCTTCGTCGCCCTTTTTATATTCCTTACAAATCTCAATGTATAAGGTACTTGTTTTATATTCTGTATATCCTCTAGAAAGCGCGTTATGAACAATTAGTCCAAGATTTTTCAATTTATATGCGATACAACCAGGGGTTCGCGTATGTTTATTTCCTATTTCAATAATGTTTAACAAATCTGTTTCGTATTCTTTCCTAACCTCTTCAGATTCTTCTACTGTCCAGGGAACTTTTGATCTTTCGTAAAAACTTAACGGATTCATTTATGTGTTTATCTTAAATTATGGAAGTGGTGTTTAGCCCGATTCAACTTTTTCACTCATTTCTATACGTTGTCATGCGAAAATACTTATGTGTTAACTGGTTTAAAATCTTTTTATACATTCTATACCACCGCCTAGAAATGTCATTGTTAGCGCTATTAAATAGTGAATAATGAAACTAAAAAAGAAAATAATACAAACTAATAGAGCAATGAAAAAACGATTTACCCGCAAGGCAACCAAATATCATAGAATAAATCCATATGACGAATATTCAACCTCATTGCATATTATGCTAAACCGTATTGATGTTGAAAAAGATGCTATCAGGTCTGATGTTCCAATTCATAAAGATAAATTAAAAACATTTGATTTATATGCAGACGAACTATTTGGAAGTTTGCCTGAGGATTCATATGATAAATCATTGTATTATATTACATCATTAATCAAAAATTTTCAATCACATGAATCAAACTGTGTAAAAATAAATAATTACAAACAAAATAAAGATAAGTTCGTATATACATTACCTTCAAATATAGCATATGGTATACAAGATGCAGGTAAATCTCCAACAAAGTTTAATCCATATATTACCGTAATAACAACGCCCGGTAGTTATATTGACCCTTGCTCTAGGTCAAAGGAATCATTGAAGTTTGGATTTGATTTCAGTTTAATAAGAAATGATTTCAATAACATAGGATTTCCGTTAATTTATAAACTGGTCCCATCATTGGATAAACTAAATAATTGTAATATACAAATCCAGGAAAGCAATAACATCCCATTTATAAGTACAACTTTTAATGCTGGATTTGAAGCAGTATGTGGAGACACAATATACTTTAAAGGAAATTCATACAAAAATAATACATTCAATACTACGATAGTAAATAGAATCGATGGTTATAAACTTATTTTATGTAAAGAATTAGGTGATACGTTACAAGCATATTATGGTACAAAATTCATTTCAATTGCAAAAATAGATAAAAATTCAATTTGTTTATTTACAAATGATGCACTATTAACACTTAGATGCCAAATACTTCTCTTACCTGTATTATACAATGTTATGCGCGATAGAATAGATAAATATTTTTATTATAACCCAGTAATGACAACCATTCAAACTGGATTTATTAATTTGTGGAAGGAAAATGTAATTAGAAACAACAACGATGTTATAACCTCAATAAAACATGTTCTAAGTCGGGGATTGTTTTCAATGATAAATGGAAAACTTGTTCACTTTTCGACATCATCAAATTTACATGCACTACTTAACAATATAATAAATGAAATAAACCATTATACAACTTTATTTATAATAAACAACGTTTCGTTTACTGATCTAGAACATTTTCGTAAGTATACATGTTTATTTCAAACTATTAGTATATTTAACGGAATCGTGTTAAACTCATGTGCAAAACATTTATTTATAAACTATTCTGACAAAAAACCTGCTTTCCCTACATCATTTGAGTCATTTTTAAATGAGGTTTATAAACATCAAAGTGGAGGTGGTAATGGTGAAAATGATATTGTAGAGTATGATATTTCGAAATGTGATTATATAGATGTTGACCCTGATGAAGAGTATGAACCCAGAATTAATACACAGCATGAAATTCACAAACAATTGCGTCTTTTACATCCAGATAAATCTCAAAATGAACTATGTGTAATAAACGACAATATAAATAGTTTATTATGTCATTATTTTGATTTTATAGGCGAATCAACATATCACAGTGAGTTTGTAACGTATATTTTAGAATTATACGATTCTAACAATTTACATGTATCATTTCTTGAATTTGAAAAACAATATAAAGCATGGACTGATAAACAGGCTGATAAATCCGATGAAGCGTATATTTGGGAAAAAACATTCTATCCGTCTGACATTGATATTTCATATATGGTTGGCGCGTTTTCTAAATATATACATAAAAATAATGTTAACATTGGTATGAACGTTAGATATTTTCATAAAACTGTTAAAGTTGGCGGTGGAACTCACCGTTTTACTCGCAAAACAAGAAAAAAACACCGTTGAATCACTTGGTTTAAATCTTTTTTATACTTCCTACAATAGGGATACTATGTCGGACTCTCCGGCTGTCACATCAACACCACCGCCGCCTGGAAATGTCATTGTTAGTGCTGAACGACTCGCTGAGTTGGAACGATTAGCGCAACTTGCATTGAAGAAAAAGCAAAAAGATCTTAGTAAATTGGCTATATTAAAATCAAAAGATACACCTGAAAAATCTAAACAACGTGTTATAAAGCACTATGAATTACATAAAGATGAAATTAATGCCAAGCGACGTGAAAAGCGCCGACTGGCTCGTGAAGCCAAAGAAGCGGCTGAAAAATCGGAAACTCCCGGAGTTGGTGAAACAACCAGTCGTTAAACCGCCAAAAATAAATCCCGGCCATGGTTAGAAAACAAAACCCATGTCCGCCACTGCACTTCGAACATTCTTAAATGCACGACGTGCCGCAAAAGGTAAACCATTCAATGTAACAGGTATGAACAAAGATGATGATATAGGTATATACAATATAACAGATGAAGATTATCCTGAATTTTTACGCCTTCATCACGATCATGTTTTCGTACATTCACAACCATCATCCCTACTTGAACGTCATACAGTATATAGCCCTATATTAATAGACCTTGATTTCAGATACACTGGGTCATCAAATACAAATCGTGAATTTGAAAAGAAACATATACGTCAATTTGTTCATTCGTATGCACAGGCGTTCTGTAAATTTATTGATTACAATCAATCACTGCGATTCTTTGTTGAACTCAAATTATCACCGACCATTGAAAAGAACGTTAAAAAAGACGGTATTCATATAATTTGTCCAGATATAACGGTTGATTACAATATCCTTTTAACTCTCCGTAAATATTTACTTGACGAGGCTGTTTTGAAGTGCTTTCCTGCATTTACAAACACAGAAGATGATTGTTTTGACGAAGCAGTTATTCAACGAAACAATTGGTTTCTTCATGGTGCTACTAAACCAGAAAAAGAACAATATAATGTTGTGTACTGTTTTATTGCTGACCCAGATGGAACATTTGATGAAACAGAATGGGATGAAAGTAATCGTGATATGACGTCATTATTCAGTATACGGCTCAATCGCGAATCTATATCTTCCTACAAAATCAAAGAGGATATGATTGAGGAATGGAATATGTGGGAGGCCACAACCGATTCCAAGACTAAACCTAAATCAAAGATCGCTTCGAATAATGAAATTGTGTTACGCTTGGACGATGATGGTGGAAGTGTATTTTCTAACAAATCAGAAAGTATTTCTAAACTACTAAAAATGAACGGATGTGTATGGGAAATAACTGAAATGACTGAAGGTTATAAATTAACGCATAATGCAAAAACATGTCTTGTTGAAACAGGTGTTACACATAGCACACTTGGTCATTCCTGTTTATTTGTGAAAAAAGAATGTGCCACATTTTCTTGTTTTAGTCATAATACAAAGAGGCTTCCAAAAACGAAGGGTTCAAAATTATGGAAAATACTCGCAGATGAAGAAGATGAATTGGATTTACTCGAAAAAGAATATAATCGCATCAAATTAAGTTTTGAATCAAATGCCTTTCGTATTTTAGATCCACCTGGATATATGGTGTTTGTTGGCGAGAAATGGATTCATTACAATCGTCAACAACTAACAGATATGAATAGTGGAATTTTCTTGGACGATGATAAACGCGAGCGATTTATTGATTGGTGGTTACGAGATGAAACAATTCGCACGTATGATAGAATGGGTTATTTTGTTAATAATGTAGATTGTCCATTAAAAACATTCAATATGTTTACTGGTTTCGCAGCATTAAAGCATAAAGATATGATAGAATCAGATATATCTGCTATATTGAATCATGTAAACATATTATGCAATCATAATGAAAACGACATGAACTTTATTCTAGATTGGTTTGCTCAGATTGTTCAACAACCCAATAAATTACCAGGCATATGTATTGTAATTAACGGACAACATGGATGTGGTAAAGACATATTTTTATCATGGTTTGGTACTCAAATTATTGGGGTTGATAATTATTTCAAAACTGCTCGTCCAAATATAGATTTGTTCGGTGCATTTAACTCTTCACGAAAAAATATTGTATTCTATCACATTGAAGAAGGCAATTCAGTTATGTTAAATGAAACAAATATTGAACAATTTAAGAATTATATTACAGATGAATATGCATCGATTCAATTAAAACAGAAAGATAACAATGCGCTAATACGCAACTATAACCACTTTGCAATCAGCACAAATAGTTCCTCTCCTTTTAAAATAGAACCAACTGAACGGCGTTTCTTTGGCATTCAAGCCAGTAATGAAAAGTGTCGTGATTCCCTATATTTCTCACAATTATCATCGGCTATGTCCGATATGGGTGTTGTTGTTGGTTTTTATAACTATCTTTTGGAGCGTGATATATCAGGTCGTGATTGGAAAAATCCACCACAAACTGAATACATGAAAAGCATGATATCTGCTAGTCTGCCTGACGTATTTCACTTCGTTAATGAATTTATTGAAGAGCATGAATCTGATGATATTTGTGTAAAAGCATCTGAGTTTTATGAAACATATAAGGAATGGTGTAGATTTAGCGAATTAAAACCTAAAACATTGTCAGCGTTCGGTAATTCTATATGTACAATAAAAGGTATTTGCAAAACTCGTAAAAGTCATGGTATGGATTATATAATAAACAAACTTACTGTTGTTACGGAACTTTCTAAGTACTTTTGAACCGTAAAATCTCGAGTGTATACAATGTATACCCATGTATACCCTGATTTTTGAGGTATACACACTATGAGTTTTTTTCGATAAACATATTTACTATATATTTTTAACTTTAAAATAAGAATAATTAATTTATATTTTTTGAATGTATACCTTTATTTGATTTTTCTTCCTTAGAAACCTAAAATAATTTTTGATTTTTATCCATGATTAAGGTGAAATTGCCTACAAAGTATACATTGTATACATCATTATTTTTAGTATATAAAAGTATCTAGAATGCCAAGTGAATTCTTTTCTGATTCATTCGTATGTCGCAAACATTCAACCAATTTACTAATCTACATGTAATGGAAAAAGTGATACAGTTTCCATTTTTTGTACGATTTTTAGATTTCCATTATAAACATGGAAAAATTGACAACGTGTATTCAGATTAATTGAATGAGTGTGGCAATGACAATTAGCGTGTAGCGAAACCTCTTGCCCTCATAACCGACACTTTTCGTGAATTTTCAAGACTTTTCCAAATGAGTGAAACAAGTGAAGATATTTCTTTCAAAACGAGTGGACAAATCGCTATTGGATTTGAAACCAGAAATGGTCAAGTATATTACCAACTCTATGCTGGAGACGTGGATTTTATGGATGTTGTTGACATGTTCGAATCTGAGGAAATCAATGAGGATGATTGTGATAAAACAGCCGAATCTGTAGACGAATATTTGGAGAGTGAACGACTGTATGAGAATGAAGATTCGATGTGGCGTATTGTACTACTTCGAGATGGGGTAATTGTTGGAAAACAGCAAGGCAAGAAGGGTATTTTCAAATATGAAGGGTATTAATCATGAAGAATCTGATTTCACATTCTATTTCAGTAATTAACAGTAAAACAGTGATAAACAAACAAGGAAAAATCAATCAAAACATTTTTCAATGATTAGCAATATGTTTGTTTATGTTTGAATTTAAGTACATAGACTAGGTGTGCTTAAATTCAAACGTTGACGGCAGTGTTTTCATAATCCAATACAAGTACGTCCGTTCGGACTTAATTAAAATAGGATTCTGACGGTATTTGTGTTAAAAGTACTTTGAATAGGTTTGTAGAGCAAACCGTTTATTTTCTAATTATGTTGCATAAACACATCGTAGACAGGACCCATACTTTGTTTAATCCTCATCCAAACGTGATGCAAACGTTATATATGTTTTTACACCACCTTCAATTGTTGTGATGGTGAGTGGTTTGTTAAATATCCAGGTCGAATTATAACTGCCATCTCCAATCTGAGTGTATGTATCGCCGGAGGGTGGATTAGTAGAAACAGCATAGGATGCATCACCCATGTTATCTTCATTTACCCATTGAACACGTTGTACTGTACCGTTTACAAAAATTTCAATAGGTGAATCTGCATCGATGGAAGCATTACGCCATGCACGAATATAGGCTTTAAAATTATCGCCTAGATGTTGTACAAGCCGATTACCACCCATTAAACGAACAGATGCGTCGGAATCAGTGTTGGGTGAATTACCAGTACTATCAATCATTTCTGAATTAAAGTTGTATTTGTTGGCAATGTCCAAGGTGCCGTTTGAATACGTGAAAGGAAATGGAACATTAATGCTACCATTGTAAAAGGAAGGTGTTTCAATTCGGTGGAATTCAGTTGCTGTACGAACCGGGACGGCAATGGAACGCAGAGTCGAGGACATGTTTATATTGAATAAAAAGATTTTTTTATACGAAACAATAATTTCAGAAGCGTTAAACATTATAGTCTAAGTACAACAGATAGGTTTACATATAATACAAATTTGTCAGTACCGTGCCTTCATAATCTTTGACTTGCAGTGTCTGTATTTTTTTAATACTATATACTAGAATGTCAGCCTCCGACACTACATTGCGTCGAAAACAACGAACACTCTTCGCAGATCGTGTTGTTCAGAAAACGACCTTTGATAATGCATTAAAAAATCACATTTTATTGGAAGGTGGTCGATTCCAGGCCCCGATGACATACGAACCCCATTATTACAATATGATAGTGGGTGCAATTCAAACGACTCCCGAGGAACAACAATCCTATATCAACAGCGTCCCAAGTTCAAAGACTGTTCCCGACGCACCAACTAGTGTAGTTGCATCCGCAGGAAATGCACAAGCAACCATCACATTCACTGCACCTGGAAACAATGGTGGGGATACTATAACTTCATACACCGTAACTTCAAGTCCAGGTGGATTCACTTCGACTGGGGTGACATCACCCATCACGGTATCAGGACTTACAAACGGCACATCATATACATTTACAGTAGTTGCAACCAATAGTGTAGGAAATTCAGAACCGTCGTCGCCATCCAATTCAATTACGCCAACAGCATCACTAATCCGTGCAGTATTTACATCAGGAAGCGGGATATTTACAATTCCATCGGGCGTCACATCGATTAATTATTTAGTAGTCGGTGGTGGAGGTGGTGGGGGTGCCGGCTCAGGAACAGGTGCAGGTGGCGGCGGTGGTGGCGGTTCAGTCAAAACTGGAACTCTTTCTGTCACTCCAGGTGACGTTATTAGTTATGTAGTTGGCAGTGGTGGCGCAGGTGGAACAACCCCTGGTGGAGGCGAAAACAATGGCGACGCAGGAGTCGATTCCGTGTTGGCAACAATTACGGCCAAAGGTGGTGGTTTAGGACGTAAGAGTCGTGAGAAAAATGAAACAAACTTATTTGGTAGTGGTGGTGCTGCTCAATCAGGAGATACACCGACAACCGGTGGCAGTGGAGGTAATGTGCGTGATGGTGGTGCAAATCCTGATGAAGGCGCAGGCGGCGGCGGTGGTGGCGCAGGTGGAGTTGGTGTAACAAGTACATCGGATGGAACGGATAACAATCGCGGTGGTGCAGGCGGACCTGGTGTAAGTTCTGATCTGAAAGATGGTACTACATTGGTTTATGGTCGCGGAGGTAAAGGTGGCGATGAAGGATTTTATACCTTTATTGGCTCATCAGGAATATTTACTGGGCTACCTGGCGCAAATGGTGCCGTAAATACAGGAAATGGTGGTGGCGGCGGCGCATCCACAAACGCGGGAGGAAATGCCGCAGCAGGCGGTTCAGGAGGTTCTGGAATAGTTGTCCTTGCCTATTTGTCTTAATAATTGGAACTAATGGAATTAATATCGATGTAGACCCATGGGCATTACATTCCCATGGGTCTAAGAATCCATACACAAAGAGTCTAGTAGATTATGTCTGGCGATACATCCACCTCAACTTTGCAAATAGCAAATGAAAGCAAACGCTTGTTTTCGTTTCCTAAACCTCCAACATGGAGTTTCATGCCGCTATTTGAAAAGATTTCATATTACAAAACACAACTTGACCATCGTTACGCACCCTACGTCGATAAACTTGAAGCCAAACGCCTTGTTGAAATGATGTGTCCAAAAGTACGTCATGCACATGTCATTCGAATACTAAAGGATAGCAATGATATTTGTGAAACCGATATATGCCCCGATCATATTCTAAAAGCCACACATGGATGTGGATGGAATGTACTGTTGTCGAAAGCACCTCCTATTCCTGAATTAAAAACGCTCTTGGCGGATTGGTCGGCACCATACGTCGGTTCTGGTGAAAAGCAATACGCCCACATTCCACCGCGATTCTTTATTGAAGAAATCATCGATGATGCCTACACTGGGAAATCAGGACTAGCCCGTGTGTTTATGGTACGCTGTATTCACGGTAAACCCGTGAGTGTTGGAGTACGTCAAGGAAATGGGAATACAATTCAAAACACATACACTCCCGCATTTGTCCAGGTAGGACGTCTTCATTTTGCACTTGAAAAACCGACACAATGGGAGGCAATGATGGAATATGCGTCGATATTGTCCAAGCCTTTCGAGTTTGTGCGTGTTGACTTTTATATTGGGCGGGACGGAGAGATATACTTTAGTGAGTTTACATTCACACCAGCGGGAGGCAATCGTGTATTTCCAATGACTATGGAACACGCCTTGGGGCGTCTGTGGAAGTAACAGTTGCGATAAAATACATTAATTGCCAGGGTATACTACAATCTCGCGCACCCAGGTATTGGACAAGACCATGCATAATTTGTGTATCCGTTGCAAGATCCAGTCCAAACAAATTCCTACAAAAATCAATCATGGACACATCGGATTCGAAATCCCAAGTGTACATAGGATTCTTTATTGTGACATTGAATCCAGATTCTTCAAACAATCGGGTATCGGCAGTTGACCAAAATTGTCCATTATGGCCCGCTGAATTATAGACATTAACAAACGTATTCAACCATCCATCTTGTGTCGACCCTCGCATAACGTCGCCAACAACAAGTCGCCCTCCAGGACGAAGTACGCGCCGACACTCGTTATAAAAGGCTTTTCGTTCAGAATCGGATGCATGATGAAGTGACGCAAGCGAAACAATCACATCAGTTGACTTGTCTGGCAATTGTATAGCATCAAGGGGTGAATATGGGATTCCTGTTAATTCTGCAAACCCTTTATTGGATTCCAGTGGAACATATCCAATTTCGACACCGGCTGGAAAATAATTGTGAAGAGGAACACATGCTGCAGGAATATTTACCAAAATCATACCGGGTTTTAATCCGCACATATCAATTGCTGTTTGAAATTCAGAATCCAAAACATGCGGATACGTTTCTACTGCATACTTGTATTTGTGACCACGAGTCTCAAACGTCTTATTGTAGTCCATCTTAGTATCTTACTCTACGAAAATAATATAGCATTTTAAACGGCACCCTATAGAGAAACAAAGAATAAAGCAAGTGGTTTACTGGATTATACAGTCAGAACCTACATTTCCTACATTTATTCATGAATCCTGTTTGTCTGACTAAAAATTGATTCTATCCATCAGCGTCATATGTCAAGCAGACCCGTCATGGATTATTCGTCCAAAACAATCAAAGAATTGATTGCATTGTGTAAAACACATGGAATCAAAGGATATAGTGGAAAAAAGAAAGAAACGCTTGTGGAACTTCTTCTAGCGTCGTCGCCGCCGTTGAATGAAATCATCCCATCGTCGTCCGTTACGCCAGCCGTTGCCGACTCCAAGTTCACATTTATTGATTTGTTTTGCGGAATCGGTGGATTCCATCAAGCCATGGCGTCACTAGGTGGGAAATGTGTTCTTGCATGCGACATTGACGCCAAGTGTCGCGAGGTCTACCATACAAATTACGGAATTATGCCGCACAATGACGTCACACAACTCGACACGGCGACTATGCCCGATTTTGATGTATTGTGCGGCGGGTTCCCATGTCAGGCGTTCAGTCACGCAGGAAAACAAGACGGATTTGAGGACACCCGCGGTACACTGTTTCGCGATATTGTCCGTATCCTGCGCGACAAACAACCGTCGTATTTCCTGTTGGAAAATGTCAAGAATTTGAAAGGTCATGATGAAGGGCGTACATGGAACGTCATTTACAATAGCCTTTGCTCCGCCGGCTATCTAACGTATGAACAATTACTTGTCATGAGTCCTCATCATTTCGGCATTCCACAACATCGCGAACGTGTGATTATTATGGGTGTGCGCAAAGACTTGGTGGACGACGGAACGTTGCCGCCACTTCCAGAAATGACGCCCAAATCGACCGATATAACGTCCATTCTTGTCCCAGATGCAGACGTACCGGCGGAGACATATTTGTCAAGCACGGATCTGGGCGTGCTTGAACGGTGGGAAGAATTCATCCAGTACTTCAAACAGCGCGGTGTCAAACTGCCGACATTTCCATTGTGGTCCGATGATTGGGATAAAACCTATGGGCTTGCCGGTATGGTCGAATGGAAAGCCAAATTCGTCCAGCAAAACCGCGACTTTTACACGGCGCATCGCGGGTTTCTTGAGGACTGGTTGGTTCGCGCACGGGCCACAGAGGGATTTATGGGCGCACGGGCCAAATTGGAATGGCAGTGCGGGACATTTCAATCCGCAGACAGTCTTTGGACGCTGATTTTCCAGTATCGCCCATCGGGCATTCGTGTCAAACGTCCTACCTATTCACCTGCTCTTGTGGCCTTGGCGCAAATTGTTGTGATTGGTTCCAAAAAACGCAAACTGTGTCCGCGAGAAGTCGCACGTCTTCAGAGTTTCCCTGATTCATTCATACTTCCGCGGCGTGCGGGCGATGCCTATCGGCAATTTGGAAATGCTGTCAATGTCGAAGTTATTCGTCAGGGTGCAAAACACATGTTTTCTATGGCAACGCGGTCACGGACATCTGCGTAAAAATTGAGGCGGTTTTGGCTGTTTTTTGACAGTGTCAAGCCACAAGCACAATATATTAGTAATCACAATATGAACACAGTCCCCGCCAATATCCTTACACTTCCTACAACGACTCTTCGATGTGTATTCAACCACATGTATTCCCATCTGACCCCGGAAATCCTCCAAGAATTAGTATCCAAACTGCATGCAATCCGCGCCGAATTTACCGGTGATGGGGCGGGACTTTCAGGCGGAACATTGAGTGACAAGTTTCTTGTCGAATTTCTGCCCAGGACAATTCCTGGATTTGTCAAACATCAAGTCGGCGAAAGCGACATGAAAGTTCTTGATTATCCGTTATCACTGAAAAAAATCAGCGGCAAGTCCACAATCGCCCTGGATTGGAGCAAAAACGGCGACACTGCGAAACCGCGCGAGCGATTTGAAACCGACATGATGATTATCAATTTGAAAACGGAACAATGGTGGAAATCAGCGCCCAAGACGGCATCGGAAGATGAAAAGACACTGGATTCCAAGTTCTTTTCAACACCGATTCATGCAGGAATCTACTTTGTTTCCCATACATACTGCAGGGAAAATGTGTGTTTGAAATCCAACAATAAAACAAATACATTGATTGATACAGTCGCACTTTATAAAATGCTGAAACAGAGTCTTGCTGACAATATGGTCATTGAATTTCCAACAGAATTTCCGGCCACTCGGTTTGATATTCTGAAGGCCTTTGAATCGGTGTGATATGTGAAAACAAATCGCGGACCCGAATAGAAATGAGTTCGTCGCCTACACCACCCTTGTCTATTTTTTGCATTAATTTGGACCACCGTACCGACCGATGGGCGTATTTTCAATCCATGATAAAGAATACACCCATAGAACACTCCGTGACGCGATTTCCAGCCATTCGTCATATACTTGGAATTGATGGATGCAGAGAATCACATTTTGCCATAATTCGAAAAGCCAAAACACTGGGGTTACCGTGGGTAGGTATCATGGAAGACGATTGTGCAATGTATCCCCATTTTTCGGAAATGTTTCCAACGGTATTGGACAAATTATGGTCACACCGAAGTGATTGGGACATATTTAATAGCGGACCTATTCTTATCAGTTCTGTACGCCAATTTGACAGCCCGTTATTGCAGATAGAGTCATGTGCGTGTACGCAATTTATTATTGTCAATGCGTCAGCATACGACAATATTCTGGATTCATACAATGATGACGTATACGATAAACGTGTCGACGAGTACTACGGTAAACTATGTAAAGGTCGTATCTTTACGTGTACACCACCGCTCACATATCAAATTGACTCACCGTCGGATGTGCAGGAAGGATATACTGTTGGAGCGACAGACCTATTTATTAGAGCGTATCAATTAGTGTCAATCTTTCGTCGCTGATGTTTGTTGGTTTAATTTCGTTGATTCTTGTAGAAATGGCTTCGTCGTCACCACCGCCGCTGTCTATCTACTGTATCAATCTTGACCATCGCACTGACCGATGGGCGCATATACAGTCTGCAATACGAAATACACCTATTGAACACTTTGTGACACGATTTCCTGCTATTTCCCATTTGGGTGGAGTTAATGGATGCAGAGAATCGCATTTTGCCGTGATTCGAAAGGCCAAACTACTCGGGTTGCCATGGGTGGGAATTATGGAAGACGATTGTGCGTTCTATCCCCATTTTTCGGACATGTTGCCAACTGTGTTGGACAAACTATGGTTGCATCGAACCAAATGGGATATATTTAACAGTGGGCCAATTAACATCAAATCCTTGTTCCGGATTGATGCCCCGTTAGTGCGCGTGGATACATGTGCATGTACGCAATTTATTATTATCAATGGGTCGGCCTACGACCAAATTCTGGATTCATACAAGGATGGCGTATCCGAAGCCGGTGTTGATTTATACTACCGAGACCTTTGTGCTGGCCGGATCGTGACATGTAGTCCACCGCTTACCTACCAAATCAACTCACCGTCGGATGTACAACATGGATATACCATTGGAGACACTGACGAATTCCAAAAAGCGTATCAATTCTTGTCCATTTTTGCTCGTCGCTAGGGTGTTTTACCATAAACTTCCAAAATACAATTCAAGTTCCATGGGGAATTCTTGTTTGCCTTCCCGACAATGAAATGTATATTCGCCAAAATAGACTCCGTCTTTACAATTGTACAAATCAATGCGCACAAACGGGAATTCAGCACTTAACTCTTCAGCAACACGAATCATAGGCGCCAAATGTATGCGTTCCAATTCAGTTGTTGATTCCAATTTCAACGGTTTGTATTCCAAATCATAAAAGTTTCTGTTTTTACCATCACGACACAGGAAATACGCGGGCTTACCGTGGAAACAGAAAAACTTGTAATCAACCGCGGCTCCTGTTATTCCATACACTGCATCATTGAGTTTTGGTTCAATCAGAAATTCCACGGGCAGGTGTTTTTGCATGAGTTGGAGTTTCCACTCGCTGAGTTGTTTGTGTGCGGCTGACAAGGACACGCCTGATATGTCCAAACACATGCCGGAGCCGCGGGATGCTTTCAGTAGATGTTGCGGATTCAAATCATCGGCGTTCAAATCGGTTGGATTGGTGAATGTCTTGACAAGTTTCGCCACTTTTACGGACGAGGTCGCTTGTACAATGGTTTTGGCTTGTATTTTATTCAAATAGTGTGCATACTTTTTGGATAGCAGCGGGCCTTCGGTTCGGATTTTCTGATATAAAGGAATCATTTCTGAATATTAACATTATTTCCTACACCGTTCGCAACCGTAAGCATAGCAAATCTAAAAATTGAATTACAGTGTATAATGTACTTCTAAATTCCAAACAAAATGTCAGCGCCATCGGAAATGTCGCTCGCAAAAGCCTGTGCATATGTCCTTGAAAAAATGTCCAATACATGGGTATATGCGAGTGTGAGGGCAACCGACACGTGTAGGCGTTTTCCGTCAAATACCATCATAATCCTATAAAAAGTACGTCCCTAGGGACGTGCCTTCATAATCCTAATCTAGAACACCCGTAAGGTTGTTCTTAAATTAGGATTTTGACGGTACTTAAAATAGGATTATGACGGTATGCATGACTGTACGAGGAAAATTGAAACGTGGAATACGGACGTGTCTGTCCGACAGTCATGGCTACAACAAACATTCTTGTGAATCGCGGAACGGGCGCGGGTGGCGCGGCCACCAATATCAGTGGGAAATCCTTTGAAGACAAGACAAACAATGAAGAACGCCTCATTGCTGCCGGCTGGACACGACATCGCATGGGGGGTGGTAAATATTCGTTTTATCTCCAGAGTCCAGATGGACAGATGAAATTTGTTTCCCAAAGCGGACTCAAAGCCTACGCGGCGACTGTATGGGGTAAAGAATTGTTTCGCTGTCCTGATGAGGCCTATATTTCAAACACATCTGCAGGAATTGTGTTGAAAATTCTGGAAAAAAAGAACCAAAATGGACCTGGTAGCGTTGACCAAAAACTCGGACTCGGTAACTGGTTCAAGCGCGAATACACGAAGGCTCTCGGAGACAGCATTGTTGGGGTCGAGTACGCGTTTTGCATTTCCTCGTATTTGAAAAACGAATATACCTCAACCACCACAAAATGGGCAGTCATGCGCGACCTTCTTGCCGAGGACCGTGTCACTGTATTGTTTGGGGATGACGCCGATTACTTTCATAATCTCGATACCTGGATTTCCAACATTAGTTCGTAATCAGTACTTCATTCGTCATAGCATCCGGTGTTTTTGAATGAATCGCGCGGCGACATGGGATGATTTTTGTGTCGTATTTCGGCGCAGGAAACGCGTCTTTTACAAGAGATACGTTTGCATTGCTCATTAGGAATTGTACACCCTTGTCTTTCAATTCTGAACACATCTTGAAGAGTTGATTGTGTGCATCTAGACCAAACCCATCGGCAGTGTACGACACAAACGACGTCGTAGTCTCGGGTGCATATGGCGGGTCCATGTACACGAAATCGCCGGATTCTGTGCGTGCAAGGGACTCTGTGAAGGCGGCTACTGTAAACTCGACGTCGCGAAAGAGTATGGACACGTTGCGTATATGTACCTCATCCAGAACGGACGGATTTTTGTAATTGCCGTACGGAACATTGAATCCGCTGGGACCTTCGCGATACACACCGCGGAAACACGTCTTGTTTAGAAAGAGCATCATGGCGGATGCGGCGGCTGATGTACGCTCGGTCCCAGTGAGTGCATTGAATTGTTTGCGAATCCAGTAATAATAGGATTCATGGGAAGTCATTGCTTCGTCCAGAGATGATGCTGCACGATTGACGATTGTCCCTGTACATTTGGAAAACGTGTCAATCAAGGACTTTGTTTCGGCTATGACCGCCTCGGGGTTTGTCTGGATATTTTTGTACAATGCAATCAGATTGGCATTCAGGTCAGACGCATACACTTTGCCGGTATGTTTGATAGTTCCGCGTTTGACATGACTCAGGAATCCAAGCAGAACACTGCCACCACCAAGGAACGGTTCATGATAATTGCCGGCGATTGTTGTTGGAAACAATGCGAGTACATCATCCAATATCTGTGTTTTTCCACCGACCCATTTCAGAAAGGGTTTAACGACCGACGCGGGCGATGGCGTCGGCGATTCGTAATGAATTGTATTAGCCGGCTGCGTTGATTGTGGAGGTTTACATGGACGCTTTCTGGCCTGATGGACGGTATATGTATGTGTGGTTTTGAACGTTTTACCGCAAGTTGCACATGTATGTTCAGGCATTTGGTTGCTAAGAGATGAAACTGTATGAAATCATATATGTCAAATTTTCTACAAGTCGGGTTCGTGGCTGGACCGATTTGCCCCGGCCCGGCAGGGTCCAACAATTGTGAAAAGTGTGGAAGCGAACATTTTCACAATTGTTTTTGCGTTTTTTTACACGCAATGAATAGAATATGGCCGTACCAACACCTGTAGGGGGGGCAGGAGCAGCCGCACCAACACCAGCAGCCGCACCAACATCCGCTGTAGAAGAGCGTACGTTGAAAGATAATATAAAATATACAATATATGTTAATCCTACTGCTGATGCATTAGCAAGATTACGAGACCAATATAATTTTACCATGTTGGGAAATATATTGATATTTGCATATGAAGATAATATAGAAAATCCTTTATTTGTATTTACACTCGAATTGAACTTGGAGTTAAACATATGCGAATTGTGGAATTTTAAACGACATGACCGTGCAGCAAAAATAAAAAGAAATACAACAGGACTATTGGTTGAAATTTTTAGTCAAATGAATTTATTTCGATTTAATATTTGGTTGGGAGTTATTGAACCTAAATTAGTAGCAAATTATGAAGCAAATGGTTTTGTAAGGATTGACGGTTATGATAATACTATGTACAGCCCTCTAGGAAATACAATAGGTATACATATGGTGTCAATGACACATCATACACTAGGATTCCAAGAAAAAAGATTCAATATTGCACATTATCCCGAATATAAACAATTGCCAATACTATTGAATTTTGACCAATCAATTATAAATCATATTGTTAATCGTTATGTTTATAACCCACATGTAGAAGAAGTCACTTGTATCTTTTATATAAAATCTGCACATGGTAAAAGTGGGATACCATTGAAGATCGAATGGACACCATACAATTCTTTCAAGCCATCCGAAAGTTTTGAATTTTCATCAAAAGGTGGATTTTTAATAGATAGAAAGAGTTCATCGTCAACAATTGATATTAAAATGTATACTCCTGAAATAATGGTGAATCCAAAATATATCTCTGCACATACACATCCAATGTCAACATATATTGCTAATTCGGAAAGTGAATCTATTCTATTATTAATACAACCTCCATCTACATCCGATATTTATCATTGTATAATGAATCGTTTAGATGTACACTTTGTATTTACTATGGAGGGTGTTTACAGTATTAACATAAATCTTCAAAACATTTTATCGCTAACTCAAAAAGACATTGATTCAATTAAGAGTCAATATCAGACCTATTGTGAATATTTATTTCCTTACGGAAAAGAATTTTTGAATAAACATATTGAATGTTTACGTTTAAAATATCGCGGCGATCAAAATCAAATATTAAACGTATTGAATGTAATAAGGGCTAAGGATATACAAACATTTTGCAGTTTAGTTAATAAAATAAGACCTGATATATTCCAAATTCAGTTTTTTGTATACACGATAACATCTGCTGCTAACGGAACAAAAATATATGGTCTAGATACAAGTATCCATAAAATTCATAATTTTGGCAGCAGAACTCTTTTAACAGAAGAAGAAATAGCCCAATTTAAAACTGTCACAGGTGCTTTACCAGTCACAACAATTGATAAACATATGTATGACGAATGGGTAAAAGCATATTCGATTTTAGAGCCAATTAGTAATTCTCATTTTTCACATATTCAACAATTCCTAAATATGGGTGTTTTATCGGATTGTGATGCTATTCTTGCAACGTATGGTCGCGGTGTTGGAACAGGAGTGGCTGGTGCAGTAGTTCCTTCAGGAGCAGGTGGTCGTATGAATTTGGAAAACAACGGTTTTAGCGGCGGCGCAGTTCGTCCAAAAAGACGACGAACCGTAAAAAGAAAAACGAAGGGAAAACGTACATATAAAAATAGAAAATAACGTACCTTGAACATTTTAATTTAAACACACCGAACAGTTGTGCTTAAATTAAAATTTATGACGGCAATGCCTTCATCCTATAAAAGTACGTCCATTCGGACGTACTTTTATAGGAACATGACGGTATTGAACTGAAAGAGTAGGAGTCAATGTCTACGCAAACAACCCAAAATCTCCAACATCCTCAATGATGAGTGCAGATTCACTGTAGGAAGTGTAAGCAAACCGGTCGCCACGTAGTGCAAGTCCATGCGGAAAACCGGCACATGGAAAGGTCTTGACCTCTGTGAATTGGTACGACGAATCAATTGTGGAACGCCAAATATATCCATTTCCGTCTGCGTCGTTGCATGTGACAAAACAAAACGGCGCTACATATATGCATCCATCGATTTGCGTGTTTGGAAATGTGTACCGTGCCATTAATTGGGCGGTATGGCGATTGTAAATGAGCGCATGACTATCATAGGGCGTACAATAGGGAGAGACAGTTCCATCAGGATTCAATGTTCCATTTGTCGGTCCACTGTCCGAACTGATTGCAACCATATGGTCCGCGTCCAGAATAGCCACGTCTTTCATTCGGGTTCCTCCACTACAAACAATCGTTCTGGTGATTCCTGATTTGACGTTGTATATGGTAATGGAAGGATGGGTCATATTTGTCAAATATACGTTGTCAGCCCCGAACGCAAGAACGCCGTGATATTTTTCATCGGGGCGGATGATTGTTGTTTGGAAGTTACAGAATTTGTTGTTGACAATATTGCATGAAAACAGGGTGTTTCGGTAGGAAATTGAATACAGGGTAATTGTGCCGGTTACGTGGTCAGTACGAATAGATATTAGTTCGAAATGTTGAGGCACGCGGTTGCAAATCACCGTTTGTGAATCCAGAATGCGGTAGTTTGTCAGGTCGTCGTCAATGCTGAGCAAATACAATTGCGCCATTTGACGATCCACACAGACAATTCGATTTGTGTCAAGAAATTCACAGTCAGAGATTGTATCGTATCGGCCCGCATTGCCAATAATGCGAAATGGAAACCCAAAACGACCAGGGTCGGACGCAAAGACGATTTTCATCCCTCTTAATTTCGGTGGCTATTCTGGCGACGTCGGGTCTTGCGTGAACGTTTTGCGGCCGTTGCTGCTATGGGTAGCCGACGGGCCTCTTCATATCTGCGTCGCAACGTTTGCAATTGATTCGCGCGTCTTCGTCGCGCACTTTCATTGTTTGGTGCATTGGGTTGAAACGCATTTTGAACGCGCCGTTGAGGTTTTAGATTTGCTTTCGCGGGTTCCAACACCGGAAGACGATTATGATATAAGGGGAAAGTTGATGATACATTGTTTGCATACCGAAATCCCTCGGGTAATAAAAACACTGGGGTTCCTGAGTTATTTGCCACAGACATTGTCTCTATGTTGTCTTTTTATTCTGAGTTTTGAAACTCATTGTTTGAAGTTTGGGAATTGGGAATCATGCGGCGGCATTCTAAACCCATCCCACAAATGGAAATACAACCTGACAGAGACGGTCGGAATGACGTCAATCCTTGGACCCAATCGCATTGTGGGTGAAATTTATTCATCAGGATGGAGTCATTCTCATGAAACATTTGACAATGAGATTACCCTCGATGCAATTGAAAGTCCAGATGTATTGTCCGGTACATTGGAATTTCGGAACAACATATATCCAATTGTCTACAATGAGTTGTTGTTGACAAATTCACACACATTGCATTACCGACTTGTCTATATTCCCAACGATGGAAAAACGACCACTATTATTTTATATATGCCATATTCCAAACTAAAATGGAACGGCAACACAATACATATTCAAGATTCAGTGCGCATGGAACATTCGGAACGAATGACAAAAATCAAAATTGCGCTAACATTGTCTGAGGACGCGATGTTTCGTTTGCATCATGCGGCGAAATGATGTGCGATGTGAGATTCTGGATTTCTAACAATTGTCCAAATCCAATTTCGTTGTTTGAATTTGGATTTGGAAATGCCCGCGCCAAATTCTAGGTTGGAAAACTAATGAACCACTACTTTCACAAATGCCCGTCCATCCTCCATAACTTTCAATACTCGTCCAACACATCTTGTATACAATTCAAAATTAATTTCGGATGAATCTATTGCCTGTCCAACTATAGAATCATTTGACCCTTCTGCCGCCACGATGTAATCACCGCCTTTGGCTCCGTATACATTGACCGGTACTTGGCCTGCGAATGCAATCCGATCGTAGGGTTTTCGTATTTCTTCCACTTGAATATTCCGGGCTTCCACTGCCGCTTCATATTCGGCCATTAATTTCACATATTCTTCCATTTGTACTTCAAAGTCTGCTTTTTGTTCATTGGTTGGGTTATCTGGTAATAATGGTTTTGATGGCTGTGTTGGATGTAATGGAAAATTAAGTATATCATTTCCAATAATACCTGGATTTGTTGATTTAATATGAAACGATTTGGATAGGCTGAATTTATTGGTTAATAAACCAGATTCATCCACTCCAACAACACCTCCTTTTGCAAGTTCAAAATCATATGCTTTTTTCATATATTCAGCGAAATCAGCATTACTTGCGTTAATCGAACCTGTTGCGTTTATTGACCTACCTGACCCTGTATTTTTACCTACATATACCACAGAATTTGTCCCAACGAAGTTTGCCGACTCGCAAGTTCCAGGAGTGTAAACTGCGAATACCTCTTGATTGTTTTTGTCAAATGCAGTTAATAGTTGTTCATTATTTGTACTATTTGGACGTAATGTACATGAATAATTATTGTGTCTAGTTGCTGTACCTGTGGTACCATCTCCTAAAACAGCATGTCTGGCTCTAAAATCATTGGAATTCACGACATCGACCGGCCCATTGAAACTTGCCTTTCCACTAGAATCAATAGTCATACGTATATTTTCGGCCGTTCTATCTGTGCTAAAATCACTATACGTGTCAAATGCGATGCCTCCAGCACGTAATCGAATTCTATCTGGACCAGATAAACCTGATGGGTCATTTCCCTTGAAGAGCAACATTTCTGTATTCTCAGTACCACTATAATTGCGTGTTTCAATTACGGAATGGTTGTATCCTGAGTCTCCAGATGCACCTCCTCCCATAAATATAGTTGCACCTGCATTGGATGCACCAACATATAAATTAGAATTTATATATATATCTTGAGCAAATGTGACATTTCCTGAAGGGCTTACAGTATACACTGGTGAAATTTGTCCTGGATTGTAATTGCTAGTTAGTGTCTGCTGCCGCGCAAAGATATAATCGAGGCCATTACTATCGAGACGATTCTTTGTATAATGCACGTATTCATATACACATCCCCAATTACCTGTTGCAAGATTATAAGAACCAATCGTCAACTTAGGCGATTCGGTTGTATTAGCATATCCAATACTACTTTTCAAACTTAGACTCCCAAAAAATGTAATATCTCCAACGTTTCCATATGCATTTGTACTTAATGAAATATTATATACTGGTTTAGTTCCACCTCCATTTGCACTATTTGGATAGGCATAAAATCTATAATTGTATGGATCGTCTTGGTTTGAAAGAAATGATAGTTCATATCCCGTAAATTTTTGATCAATCAAAAACGATGCAACTCCTTGACCTTGTGAATTTGAGTTTGTTGTGTTCATATTAAAAACTGCAGCATTACCATCAGGTATTGTTCGGAATAAACGTATATCCGCTCCAACAACATCTAATGTTCCTGCTGGATTTGAGGTACCTATACCCACTCTTCCATCAGAACGTATAAAGAGTCCAGTGTTTGAAACGGCGCCAGAAGGATTCATTCGTCCAATACAAAAACTAGAAACATTGGGAACAAAACTATTGGCATTTCCAAGAAGCCATCCATTGTTTGAACTTTGTCCAGGGTCACGAATAAACATTCCGTTTTCAGATGCATTTGTTGTTGTTAATTGCAACGTTCCAAAGGAACCTGCATTTGTATTGATTTGCACAGGTCCTGTGGTCGACGGTATGGTCATGATACCAGCATTTGTATTTCCAACAATTTCGAGTGCATTGCTTGGTGTGGTTGTACCAATACCCAAGGAACTTGTGAGAAGCAATGCATCTGTCACACGAATGGGTGAAAATCCGCCTAATGATGACACATTGAGGATTCCAAACATACCAGTTCCTGATGAAATCCCATAAGTGGAAACAAAAGATGTTGTCAAGGTACTGCTTCCAATAAACGTTATATTGGGTGATGCTGTTGCTGCATTTGACGAACCATCGGATATCAAAATACGATTCGAACCAGAGTTTGCTATTGTTGTAAAACCTGAACCTGTTGCACCCTGAGTGCCTGTTGCACCTGTTGCACCCTGAGCGCCTGTTGCACCCTGAGCGCCTGTTGCACCTGTTGCACCTGTTGCACCCTGAGCGCCTGTAGGACCCTGAGCGCCTGTAGGACCCTGAGCGCCTGTTGCACCCTGAGCGCCTGTAGGACCCTGTGCGCCTGTAGGACCCTGAGCGCCTGTTGCACCCTGAGCGCCTGTAGGACCCTGTGCGCCTGTTGCACCCT